CAAAAATGTAAGATGTGCCAACATGCCATCGACGTATCGTAAGACAATGATTTTTGTAGGAGAAATGCGACCCGATTATAAATACGCGAAGATATACAACGGTGTTGAAATCCTTGATGTAGGGGTTTATTCAGGCAGTGATATGGAATTTGTTTTAGATCTTCCTTACGACATCCCTGTAATTGAAAAAGTTAACACCCGCAAGTATACCAAGCGAGGTGATCGACCAGAGACATTTGAAATCACTTTCGATATTGAAGACGAAGCTCGTCTGGGCGATGTATTTGGCCTGGAGGACGAATGAGTAAAGAAAAAACGAAATGGAAAGACCGTGGCTTCGATGATAAGCATCATTATGCCGGGTGGCTCTACTTCAACGATTTAACCGATGACAGTAAAATGTACGACGATGTTTACTATGATGAGTTTTCTGGTAAAATAGTTAACATCGTTGCGCCAGATCAAAACGAGAAAGACGATCAGGATGTTGACGAGGCAGATAAGTTTTTGTCTCAATTTGAAGAAGAATAAGGGGAAAGTTTGATCAATACAGTTGTGAAGAGTGATGGCAGTGTGGTTCCATTTGAACCAGAACGTCTAAACAAGGCCGCTATCTTTGGTGATGACGGTAATGGTAACTGGTCGTATATCTCAATGGATGCATATAAGCGACTGTATGACGGCTGCACCACTCGTGAAGTTAACCAGGCATTGATCGACGCCTGTGTGAGTCGTAAAGACGAAGCCCATTCACGGATGGCTGGGCGCGTCCTGATTGGACAAATCTACAAGGAAGCTTTTGGCGGATTTAAGAAAATCCCAAGCCTTACCGAGTTTTACCAGAACATGGTGATGCGTGGGTACTGGGAAGAAATGGGCTATACCGGACCTGAGCTGTTAAACTTTGATCAAGTCATTGACCACAGTAAGGACCTGAGTTATGGGTATGCGGTTCTGAAACAGTTCCGGGATAAGTATGGTATCAAAGATAACATCAATGATATCCTGTTCGAATCCCCACAGATGATGTTCATGGGTATTGCTATGGCTGTTATGAAGAATATGCCATTATCCCGTAGGAAGAATGACGTCATCAGACTGTATACGTATCTCTCTGACCTTAAGATCAATGCGCCAACGCCGTACCTGAATGGGTTGCGTACTGGTAAAACTGGATATGCATCCTGTTGCATTATCAAAGCAGACGATACAGCTAAAAGTATTGGTGTTGCCCGTGAAGTGGCGTATACTATGACAGTAGCACAAGCAGGGATTGGATATTATCTGTCTTCTCGTTCTATCGGCGATGGTGTTCGTGACAATACGATCAAGCATATGGGTAAACTCCCTTATTACCGTGGGATTGATGTCGGTGTTAAGGAAAATCGCCAACAATCCCGTGGTGGTTCTGCAACGGTATCTTTCCTTGCGCTAGACCCGCAAGTTGAAGAACTGATGCGCCTGCGTAACCCGATGACGGTTACCTCAAAGCGTATAAATACGATGGACTATTCGATCGGTGTCAACCACTCGTTCATGAATCGAGTGGCTAAGAATCTGGACTGGATGTTGGTGTCATATAAGGATGCCCCTCAGTTGCATGAGGGTATGTTCCGAATGACAATGCAGGAGTTTGATGCTGAGGTTGCCCGTGTAGCAGCAGATACGAAGATTCCAAAAACTTGGGTGAAGGCGCGTGATCTGGCAATGGAGCTGATCACTCAACGTGCAGAAACTGGTCGTCTTTATGTTTACTGGCCTGACGAAATGAACCGTCATACGCCATTTCTTGAGACAATCTATTCATCTAACTTGTGTCAAGAAATCTGTCTGCCAACAAAAGGGTATACAGATATGCGGAACATTTTCAACCCGACTGTTGATGATGGTGAAGTTGCATTGTGCTTTATCGCCTCTCTTGTTGCTGGTCGTATTTCCGAAGAAGAATACGAGGATGTTGCTTACTACACCGTCCTGATGATCGACAACGTTATGGATATCATGGACTATCCGTATGAGAATATGAAGTACACAGCCGAATCTCGTCGTTCGATTGGTGTTGGCCTAACCAACCTTGCACACTACATCGCGAAACACAAAGTCGCGTATGGTTCTCCTGAGAGCAAACAGTTGGTTCACGATCTGGCAGAACTGCATAGCTTCAGTCTGCATAAGGCAAGTCTGCGACTGGCTAAAGAGCGTGGTGTTGCTCCGTGGATGAATAAGACTAAGTACCCGCAGGGTTGGTTGCCTATCGATACCTATAATAAGGCAGTTGATAGTGTCGTGAAGAATCCGAGCCTGAAGCAGGACTGGGAAACTTTGCGCCAGGAAATCATCGAAAATGGTGGTATCCGTAACAGTGTTCTGGAAGCTTATATGCCGAACGAAAGTTCATCATTGGCTACCAACACAACAAATGGCCTGTATCCGGTACGTGACCATGTGATCTTCAAGAAATCCCCTCAAGGCTCTGTGCTGTTTATCGTGCCTGAGTATGAAGAGCTGAAGGAATATTACACATCGGCTTGGGATATCGATACGAATGACTTGATTGATATCTATGCAATCATTCAGAAGTTCGCAGGGCAAGCAATTAGTGCGGATCTTTACATCGACTATACCCAGTTGCCGGATGGTAAGATTTCCATGAAACAACAACTTGGGTATCTGATCCGCGCCACGAAGATGGGGATGAAGACATGGTATTACCTGAACTCCAAGGTTGGGGCGGGAGACTCCCTCACTGAGGAACTTCATGCTAAAGCAAAAGCTGAGGAAGAGACAAGGGCTGTTGCACCACTTATCGCCGGGGATACTGAAGATCCTTATTGCGAAAGTTGTTCTTTATAAGTTGTAGGGGCTTCGGCCCCGTTTTTGAGGAGAGAAAATGGCAGTTTTTAACGTAGAAAACACCGCACATAAGACCGGGAACTACCCACTGTTCCTTGGTCAACAGATGGGGATGTATGACTCCATCAATAAAAAGTATCCGCAACTGTTTGACCTTTATAAAAAGCAGAAAGAACAGGACTGGTCAGAAGATGAAGTTGAACTGAGCCAGTCTATCACTGACTTTGCTACTTGCAGCAAATCGACTTACGACGTCATGGTGCAGACCCTGATGTGGCAATGGGAAGCTGATAGTGTTGCAGCACAGTCTATCATCTGTCTATTTGCACCGTTCATCACGAATAGTGAACTGTTCGCCATGATGATGAAGCAATCAGAGATTGAAGTCCTACATGCTCTGACGTATTCTGATATTGTTCGTCAATGTCTGCCTAATTCTCGCCAGATCATTGAAGATATTCAGAACAACCAGGCAGTCCTTGAACGCTCCGGCGTAATTGTCAAATTCATGCGCGAATTAGAGATCCTCGGTGCTCGATACCGTATTGACCCGGACTCTGTTGACAAAGAGGAAATCCGTCGAGGAATCCTGAGAGCTATGTTCTCCCTGTTGGGGCTGGAAGGTATTGAATTCATCTCTAGCTTTGCCTGTACGTTCGCTCTTGCAGAACAGGGTGTGTTTGTCCAGGTGGGGCAGCTAGTGCAGAAAATTATGTTGGATGAGATGCTGCATACCAAGATGGATTTCGGAGTTATCGATATCCTTCTGAAAGACCCGGTATGGAAGGCCAGTTTTATCGCAATCAAACACGAGCTGAAAGCAATTCTGGATGAAGTTCGTACCAATGAATATGGTTGGGGCGATTATCTCTTCAGTGAAGGTCGTGCGATCATCGGGTTGAACGCTCCATTGCTGAAAGATTGGACTGACTGGAATTGTGCTCCGATCTACGATTACTACGGCATTGAAAAAGATTTCGTAGCACCAAAACGTGATCCTCTCCCGTTCATGGATGTTTGGATGAACCCTTCCAAGCAACAGAATGCGAATCAGGAACAAACAAACACTGATTATCGTCTTAATGCGACAGTCAATGACGCTGAAGATGAAGTCTGGGATTTTTAAGGAGTAATAATGGATAGCGCCAATTTTGAATCTGTAGTATATGATCCGTCCAAGCTGGTAGTTACTTTTGGAGGCGAGCGTGTGGTAGGCTTCTCAAGTGATATGAAAATTTCCATTTCCCGTCGATTGCACGGAGTAGCTAAGGCTAAAATCTATTTACAGGCTACCAGCCCTTGGGTATTAAAGCTTAAACAGGCGCTAGGCCATCCTGCAAGGGTTGAGGCAGAGTATCCCGTTCTTGGCAGTCTCTCAGAATCAATGCGTTTCGTTGGGGACTTGGTAGTTAAAGGGTATGATGTTGACTACACATCAGAAATCCCAGTATTCACATTCCTTCTTGAATCGGAGAAACAATGAATCTGAAGAATTCCACCTTCACCATTTATGGTAAGGATAACTGCTCACACTGCGTCCGTGCGAAGGAGTTTGCCATTGCAAATGGGATCGAGTATATCTACCTGACACTCGGGAAGAATTACACCAAGGAAGAGCTGGTGGAGCAATGCGCCCCGGTTATCCCTCGCACCGTCCCGCAAATTTTCCGTGAGACGGACTCCTCAACGGAGTACATTGGAGGCGCGGATGACTTCATTGCTTTTGTGCAAAAACATATGAAATCCTGTTGACATAGCAACCTTCTGTCTGTATGATTTATGTAATCCTGCCGAGAAATCTGTCCGGCAGGAAATTTAGAGGAGAATTCGAATGAGTAAGAAAGCACTGCGTAAGGCATATACCAAGGAACTGGCTCTGGAACTGCGTGGCAAAAAGCCGAAGAATAAACGCTCTTCTGATGAAGAACTTCAGCAACTTGCAGCAGACGCTGCCGCTCGCGGGGGTTACTAATGTCAAAAAAGGCCGCAGTTGTAACCACTGACTTACGACCTTCTCTGGCAAAGGAGTTTGTTTCTCTGGTGTGGGACCGACTGATCGGAGATTTTGCTACTGGATTGCAGGTGCAGGTTGAAAGTCTCCAGAACATGGTGAAGGGAGAGAAAGACGTCTATTTTGCCAAGGAAATAAAGGAGAAAAAAGAACGCCTTCGTAAAACTCTCTCTACAGAGGTTCAACAGAAAGTGTTTGATAAATTGGTCTGCCAGTTGGCAGAGGCTTTGACAGAAGAAGAGCTGAGATACGCGATCTTCCAAGAGAAGATTACGATCAAGATTCATGGGGTAGCCTCCCAGCTCGAAGCGGCTTTTGAAGAGGCGGTGGGAGAGGCCTAACCTGAAAAAGGAGGTCTTTTGAAACTTACGCTGGAACAACTCAACAAAATCTTTCCGAATGGCGCGAAGGCTGGCAGAAATGCCAAGTTTATTGGTCCTTTGAACGATTTGTTTGAGAAGGGTGGTATTAATACTGTCAACCGCATTGCCGGATTCCTTTCCCAAATCGGTGTGGAGTCCGCAGAGTTCCTGTATACCAGAGAGCTTGGAAACAATGCCTACTTTAATAAGTATGATACCGGACCAATTGCAAAGCGACTTGGCAATACACCAGAAAAGGATGGTGACGGAGCTAAGTACAAGGGACGTGGTCTGATCCAAGTCACCGGGCTTGCAAACTACAAAGCTTGTGGTAAAGCCTTAGGGTTGGATCTCGTCAATCACCCTGAATTACTTGAACAGCCGAAATATGCAGTTGACAGCGCTGGTTGGTACTGGAACATGAGAAACATCAACGCCGCTTGCGATGCTGATGATATCACCAAAATCACCAAGCTGGTAAATGGCGGGACTAACCACCTCGCAGAAAGAACCGCATACTACAAAAAGGCAAAATCTGTTCTAACCTCTTAAGGAGAACCACATGGGAAGAAGCAAAGAGGCTCGTGCAACCAAACTCAGCGTTCGCCAGCAACAACGTGCTGAGAGACAAGCCAAGCACCACCCTAAATTCGATGAGGAAAGGAATAGCGCTCCACCGCTGACTCCTCTGAATGACAAGCAGCAAGATTACCTTCACAAGTTGCAAACTTGCAATATTGTTATCGCAAAAGGTATCTTCGGTACAGGTAAAACTTACCTGGCATCGGCCTACGCTGCTGATCTGCTCCGTAAGAATGAACTCGACAAGATCATTGTCGCTCGCCCTTATGTGCAGACGGGTAAAACCTCCGGCTTCAAACCGGGAACATCGTTGGAAAAACTCTTCCCGTATGTTCGTAACATGTTAGACACCATCCGTAAACGTATGGGCGACGGTGCCTATTACAATGCGCTTAAAGATGGTCTGAATGGGCGTATTGAAGTTCAGGAATTGGAAAGCATCCGTGGTCGTTCATTCGATGAAAGAAGCTATCTCCTGATCGACGAAGCCCAGCAGAGTACCCCAGAGGAAATGTTGAGTATCATCACACGTATCTCTGACAACTGTACACTCGTGGTCATGGGGGATGCCTCTCAGAAAGATATCCACGGAATCTCCGGTCTGGAGTGGGTGGAAGATTTCCTGAGCCGGAACGGGATCGCGGGTGTGGGTATTGTAAACTTCGACAACCCAGATGATGACATCGTCCGTGGTGGTATGGTTCGTGACATTGCCAAGGCGTTAATCGCCGACCGTGCAGAAGGACGCTATACTCCACTGGCTTCGTAACGGAGGATTATGGCTTATTATACAGGCGTGGGGTCAAGGGAGACCCCTCCTGAGGTTATCAGCATCATGGAAGATGCTGGTTTCCGCCTTGCAAGGTGCGGATTCACCTTGAGAAGTGGAAAAGCAGGTGGCGCGGATGAAGCATTCCAGTTCGGAATGCAAAAATATTACGAGTCTCTTGACAATGGGAAGCAAGAAGAGTATCGTACACATTTGGCGGAGATCTATATCCCCTGGGATGGATTTGCATCTGACAATGACAATCTCTGGGATCTCTGGGATTATCCTTTAGATTATCTTGATTATCTGATTCCAGACCAAAAGGTTGTACGTGAGGCACTGGTTGAGGAGATTCATCCTAATTTTGAAGCTCTTAAAAGAAAAAGAGGAGCTTTTGCGCTCCATTCTCGTAATGTGCATCAAGTCTTGGGGGCCAATATCCTCGATCCACGTCCCTCTGCATTTTGTTTGTACTATGCCAAAGAAGATAGGAACGGAAATCCTAAGGGAGGTACTGCAACCGCAGTTAATTTAGCCAGAAAGTACGGAGTTCGGGTTCTTAACCTGAACACACCTGATAAACTAGCCTTGTTGGAGAGGTTCTTAAGATCCTTGGAGGAAAAACGTGGCATCCAGATTTCGCGATAAGCTTAATAATTCTTATTGTCTCGTTAAAGTTGATGGGCAGGGCTGGTCAGTTGGTAAAATCGGTAACAAAGTGATTTTCATTACTTACAAGGATGGCGGGATGAAAAACATCTGTAACACAGACGATACTGATTTATTCAGATACTTCCTGGAATCCATTGAGTACCAAAGTAAGAGAGAGTTATTCGTTGGTGACAAGGTGAACGTTGACAAGTTTGGACCATACTATGTGGTAGATATCGGTCACCGTGAGAAAGACGGAAGTATTAAGTACCTTATAGCTCGATAGGAGGAGTATGACAGTTAGTATTCATGGGATTCTTTCCCATCGGAGACTGATGGAACTGAAGAATTGTGGAGTCGTCGAGCCTGAATTTTTCGAGTCCGAGGTGACAAAGTATTACAATCTCTATCTAAAGGTTGTGGCTGAATCACTTTATAGAATGAATGACGGGTTCTTTACCCGGATGATTTATAGTCGTTCCGCTGCCGAGCGGGATGCCTCTTGGATGTTCCCGGATCGTCGTGACCTGTTGGAACATTTGATTTACCTAGATGGAAAATCTCAGTACGTGAGTTTGACCAAAGAAGAGCTTAACCACTTTACGCTGTTGCATCAAGCGGCAGTAGCCTCAGAACGCGCCAAGAGGGTACTCCTGTGCTTTAAGTACAGCGACCAAGTCCTTGTGGATGATGATTCAGGGTTCAATATAGACTGGTTGTTACGGAATGCATATACATTACGACAACTGATTGTAGACGCGAATGGGGAGACACAAGATGCAGAATAACGACAAAAAGAATTACTTTGGTTTTGGCGGTGGTTTTGGTGGGGAAGGTTCTTTCTGCTATCCAATGCCCTCTCATGAGCATGTGATCTATATTCATGATTTGGATTATATGGAAGATCATTTCAATAAATTGCAACAAATACGCCAAGCCAACCCAGACGATATGGTGCGTGTTATCATCAACACTTACGGTGGACGTGTCGATATCGCAATGGCTTATGTTAGCGCGATGCGTGAGAGTCAAGCAACTGTAGTTACCCATGCAGAGGGGCAGGTGTGTTCTGCTGGAACAATCTTATGGCTGGCTTCTAAAGAGCGAACTGTCGCCCCAATGACGGAATTTATGTTCCATAACTATCAGGGCGGGGCATTTGGTGATGGGGCTAATATTTATACCCAGGTGCTGTTCTATAAACAACACTTCGATCGCTTAATCGATTATTTCTACAAAGGTGTATTGACCGACGGGGAGATCAACACAATCAAAGGTGGCGGGCAGGTGTGGCTGGATGAAGTTGAGATCACGAAACGAACTCGCGCAGTGATTTTGGATGATAAAAATATCGAAAGGATGAAATCCGGTAAAAATCCGATCGTAACCCCTGTTGGTGTGAAAGATACCCAGAAAGAGGGCACTGTTACTGGAGATCCTGACCGCAGTGTTGTCCTGAAGGTACATGTCGATGGTGAGACTTTCTCGTTGGATGTGAGAAACCTGAAGGCCTCTGATTTCGATATCTTCAACATCGATGAGCTGCAAAGCATTCTGTCACAGGTTGGGGCTATTGCACAAGGAGAAGAAAAGGCACTGGAGATCACCTCTCGTGATCGCCAAGCACTAATCGAAGCTCTCCTGACCGCAGGTGAAGTTATCATCGATACCTTTGGGAATGCCGAGTAATGAGTGCTCCCCTGAAGAAAAAGGGGGAACGTAGGGATTATGACGTCTATGAGACTCCTGAATGGGCCGTACAGGCCCTTTTGGATGTTATCCCTATTAACCCCTCATGGACATACCTAGAACCTTGTAGAGCGTCTGGGAGGTTCTATAATCACATGCCTCTCGGTTCAGCTTGGGGGGAAATTCGTGAAGGTGTGGATTATCTCAACACCTATTATCCAAATCATGTGGATTGCATCATCACCAACCCGCCATATTCATTGGCCCAAGAGTTTGTGACAAAAGCACTTGACGATGCCGATGTCGTGATTATGCTTTTGCGGTTAGGGTTCCTTGAGAGTATGAAGCGATGGGAATGGTGGCAAGAGAATCCTATCACCAGTCTGATGGTGTTGTCTCAAAGACCATCATTTACTGAAGATGGTAAAACAGACGGAAGTGGGTATGCTTACTTTGTCTGGGATCGAAAGAACAGGCTGAATCTTAAGCCATTTTATTTTTTGGAGGGACAAGACGATGAGTGCCGCAAGCAAGATGCGAGGGATCGCAGAAATCGCAAACGCAGCAATCCCGCCCGAGATGAACCAGTTGTACGACAACATGGTGGAGGGGATTCACCAATGTGCCAAGAAGGGACTTTTGGGGATGGGGATGGTGATAGACCTGCCGGATCACCTGCTTGATTATTTGCCTCATATTATTGCTGATCTTCGTGGTGGAGGTTTCGAGGTTGATGTCGTAGAAGTTGAACCCTCTATGCAAGGCATTAGAGCACGATTGTATATTACATGGTAAACCCGCTTCGGCGGGTTTTTTAGTTTTTGTGCTTGACTCCCTGCACAGCTTCAATTATGCTTCTCGTATCAGAGGAGATTGCTATGAAATTCTACATTTATCACCGTCCTATGCACACCATCAAATTCAAAGAGTACATGGGCGATCTGATCCATGTTTCTTGTGAAGAGAAAGATTTTAGCCCGGATGGGGAGCAATGGAAAATTAAACGTTGCAATCGTCCTGAGGCCGTGTATAATCGATTGAACAAAATGCTAGCTTCTGGTGGCGTCCCTTCAGATGGTATTTATCCACTATCCGACAAACGCTCACTTAAGGATCTGGTTTCTTATATGAATACTTGGGGGAGACACAATGATTAATAAAATCTATACCGTTGTTAGAGATCTGTGCAGTGAAGTTGTGGGAACATCTTCTACTGTTGGACAAATTGTAACAGCAGTCGTAGCAATACCTGCCGGGACAGAGATGGCTATTTATTCCGAGGATAAGTTGTGCGGGACTGCACGCACTAGTCGGGATGTCTACTTAACCACGGGCGGAGGATCAAGAACTTTACACTTTGGTAAGGTTGTTGATCGTACATTCGTCGTGCGTATTGGTGGTACAGTGTACGAAGGTAACGATGTGTATACCGCAGAAGAGCTGGAGATTACTGAATGAATCTTTACGCAAAGCTTACTAACCCGAATGCGGGTTGGCCTTATGATGAGAAACGAGCAAAAGAGTTTTTGAAAACTCATGATGAGGAAGAAATTCTCTCTGTGCTTGAAGTTGCTATTGGTCGTAGCAGCACAGCCATAACTCTCAATGAGCACGGAAACGGCTGGAACAGTGTTCAGTTTACATTTTTCGTTGAAGGTGAAAATGGTCTTGAAGAGTACGATATCTTCATGAATAAAAACAATCTTCCCCAAATTTATAAAACTTACGTGATATGGTGATACTATGAAAGTAACTGCATTTGTGAAATATGATCTGTATCCGTATTACACTGTTGTTTTGGGTGACCTGCAAGAGAATTTTGATGTGAAAACGGCATCTGGCACATACAATCGCGAAAAGGTCCTCCATGTGAGGCCGTCACATGAGATAGATGGTCATAGGAATACCCTTATTTCCATTAAAAAAGACCACGATCTTCTTTTACGGAAATTAAAGGTTGACTTGTTGAAGAAGAACGGTATACACTTCATCAACACAGACAATTTCTAAGGAGAAAAGATGAAAGTATATCTGGTAGGTGGCGCTGTTCGTGATGGTCTGCTGGGTCGTCCAGTTCATGACCGTGATTACGTGGTTGTGGGTGCAACACACGAAGAGATGATTGAAAAAGGTTTCACCCAGGTTGGCGCTGCTTTCCCGGTGTACTTGCATCCTGAAACCAAAGAAGAATACGCACTGGCCCGTACTGAGCGCAAAACGGGTGAGGGCCATACTGGCTTTGAGACCTTCTTCAGCCCGGATGTAACTCTGGAAGAGGATTTATCGCGTCGTGACCTGACGATCAATGCGATGGCTAAAGACATGGAGACAGGATTTATCATTGACCCGTTCAATGGTATGCATGACCTGTCGAATATGATTCTTCGTCATACTACGTCGGCGTTCATGGATGACCCGCTGCGTATTCTGCGTCTTTTCCGTCTTAAGTCGCAGTTGGGTGAGAGTTGGTCTGTTGATCATGAAACATACACACTTATGTTTAATAATCGTCACCGTCTTGCGGAGATTAGCCCTGAGCGGAAATGGAAAGAAATGGAAAAGGCCTTAAATTCCAAAAACTTCAATAATTACGCCTACCACATGTCGATTATGGGTGAACTTCCAGAACTGGATGCCCTACGTGGAGTAGAGCAGCCACCAGAACATCACCCTGAGGGAGACGCTTTCATTCATACGTTGATGTGTCTGCAACAGGCCGATAAAACCTTTTGCTCTCCTCAGGTGAAATTTGCGGTGCTGTGTCATGACTTTGGAAAGGCGATCACTTTCCGTAAGTACGGTAATCTCCTCGGTCATGAAGAGGCTGGTCTTGATCCTGTGCGGACGCTGTGCAGTCGAATTCGAGTTCCTAACGAATTCAGGGATATTGCGCTGTACGTGACAGAGCACCATACTCGTGTGCATTGCATTTTTGGCCGTGGGAATAATAAAGGAATCAAGCCACGTTCCATGATGAAGCTTTTCGAAGCCGCAGGTAACGTGGCTAGTCAGAAGACACAGGATAAGGTGTTTGCCTTAGCAGACGCTTGTTTCTGCGATGCCCGTGGTCGTGGTGCCACCCACGCAGATAAGGAATACCCGCAAGGAAAAATTCTCCTTGATGCTTTCGAGGCGGTTGTAAATACGGACAGCAAGGCGGTATCTTCCGCAATGCTGGAGAAAGGCAAAAGCGGTAAGGAGATCGGTGAGGCGATCCGTGTTGCACGTATCGATGCAATCCGTAATGTTCTTAAGGAGAGACCATGAAACTTGTAAGTCACGAAGATTTTAACTTGTGGCGGATTCTAAAGAATACTGTAGGTGCGAAGGAAGAGTATGCTCGACTTGTGGCGAGATGTGACTACCCCGCTTGGGAATTCCTTAAGTTCTTGGAAAAAGAGGCGAGCAACTTTAGGACCACAAATGAAGGGAAAAGGAAATTTCTTGTGTGGAAAAATGGAGAGCTTCCTTTCCGCATAGAGAAGGTGGAAATCTTCGATATAACTGAGTATGGGACTCATCACTCAATCAGTTTCAAAGGAATTTCTTGGGCGACTGAGTTTGAGAAAACGCTGCTCAACCATGCGTTAGCAAGACTTTTCAACCTGGCAGATAGGCTCACGGAAAAAGATGAAAAACTGCTTGAACTTGAATCTTTCAAACAGACCAGAGATGAACTTGGGAATTGGCTGGAGGCGCAGAACAATGCCTAAGGACAAAGAAGAGTACACCTACGAGAAACATCATTTCTTTCTGGACAAACATGCAGGGAAGCAAGTTTGTGCATGGTGCGGTTTAGTAGCCCTGCGTAACAAGGCCACAGACTGGTGTATCGAAAAAGGTTGTAATTATCGCTTGCATCCAAGCTACAAGGGTGCTATGTTTAAATACACAGAGTTCTTCAAAAAAGGATAGAAAAATGAATTATCTTGATGACGTTGTACTCCCTGTATGGAGATTTATCTTTAATAACGCAGCCTTGCTGGTTGTCGTTCTAAGTGTCTTGGCTGGATTGTGTGTTGGTCTCGTTTATCGTGCAGATGACGACACAGTATGGGATAAATATGGAATTCCAGCGTTAATAGCTGCTATGTGCGGTTTATTCCTTCCGGTAATCATAGGGCTGGGGGTTATGCTTCTTCCCGCATTTATATTCCTTGCCGTAACTGCGGCCATAGGATTGGGGATGTTTCTTCTGGTTAAGTTTGTGAAGGAAAGGAAAGGGAAATGATTTTTGCCATTATTTATATTGTTTTCGGTATCATCACAGCAGGGGCTATAATTTACCACACCCTTCGTGAACAAGATTTACTGAGGGTCGAAGATATTTTAATTTCCCTGATCTGTGGTGTTTTTTGGTGGTTAGCTATTTTATGTGCCATTTGTGGTTGGGTAGGGAAGCATCTGAATAGTAGGACAGTTGTGTACAGGAGAAAGAAATAATGAAGACACGTATGTATTGCGTAGTAAATCAATATATTGCAGGTATCCATGCCGGAATTCAGTCCGCTCATGCGATCGCTGAGGTATTCCGTGACTACACCCCTGCCAAGACAAAGGCAGGTAAGTTAGTATTGGAATGGGCTGATGAAGATAAGACTATCATTGTTCTTAATGGCGGTTATCAGTCAAGCCTTCAATCCCTGTGTGAAAAGCTGATCCCTGTTTCAGCTACGTACCCGTGGGCCTCGTTCTGCGAGGAAAAGGATGCTCTTAACGGGGCAATGACGGCAGTTGCTGTTGTGCTACCAGAGTATATGTACAATCCACAATACATGGAAGTTGCGGATCTCGTATACCGACCAGGTCAACTGTCAGGACCACAAATTGCGAATCAGTATCGTGATGAGATGGGGAATGTTATCCACAACTATACCCAAGTGGAGAAAGACCTGATTACCATGATCAAATCTTTCCGACTGAAAGGAGAATAGCATGAATGATGTTCGTGGCGATACTCTTAAGGTTGGCGACTCTGTTTATATTTATTTCGGGTACAATGAACTAAAACCCGGCATTATAAAGCAGATCCGGGGTAAGCTAGCCAAGGTGTTGGTTGATGCATACCCTAACCGGAAAGAAGACGAGAGTCGTTACTCTTTGTCTAAGTGGAAACCTGGTATCTGCATGATCAAGGCGGAAGAGCCTACTGGTTATTATCCAGATGAGGTGATCCTTCTGCTTGAAGAGATCCGCCGTCTGCGTGACGAAGCCCCGATGAATAAAGATGGTCTGCCAACAAAGCAACTGTGTCAGGGCCTCCTGAACTTTTGGGATATGAAACGCCCGATGAAACTGGTAACCTCCTAAGGAGAGATGATGGAAAATTTCGAAGTGATGCGATGCCACTCAGGAAGTTTGGCTTATGGCACAAATCTGCCAACTAGTGATGTGGATATCCGGGGTCTGTTCTGCGCCCCTCCTAAATTCATTCGCACACCGTTCTTTAACATTAAAGAGCAAACACTGGAAGACGAAGAGGATGGAAAGATTTATGAGCTGACAAACTTCATGAAGTTGTTTGCTGAGATGAATCCTAACATTATCGAGCTGATGTTTGTCGATGATGTGGATATCTTGCAAACCTCCGAAGTTTATGAATATCTACGCACAATGGCTCCGGCGCTGCTGACAAGTAAGGTCGCATTTTCCTTCTCTGGCTATGCGATGGCACAGCTTAAGCGTATTCGCGGTCATGATAAGTGGATCAGCAATCCTCAGCCAGAGGCAAAGCCTACGCAAAAGGAGTTCTTCCGCTTAGTTCACAACTATAGTGAGAACGAGTTCCTTGCTGGGGCAATTAAACATGATCGCTTCATGGAAGCAATGAACAATCTCAACGATATGTGTATCCTTGTACCTTATGGGAACGATATCTATGGGGTGATGGAAAACTTCAGTAGCTCAGGGATGTTCAATGCTGACGGTTCAATTCGCCATGTTGACTATCAGCAACTTTCTGATTCTGACAAGCGGAGAAAACCTGTCTTTATTGTCAAATATTTGGCAGAGGAACACAAACAGGCCAAAGAGAAGCATCGTAACTATTGGACATGGAAACAGAACCGAAATGAAGTTCGTCACCAGCTCGAAGTTGATTTTGGTTATGACACGAAACATGCGATGCACCTTGTACGGCTGATGCGTATGGCAGAAGAGATTCTTTCTGATGGGAAGGTCATCGTGAAGCGTCCTGATGCTCAGGAACTCCTCGATATCCGGGCTGGTAAGTGGACTCTTGACGAACTGCTCTCATGGGCTGACGAGAAGGACCATTATATCCGGGAAGATTTGTACAAAAAGACACAGCTTCCTAAAATGGCGGATCTTGACCTGTTTGCCAGGGTTCTCATGACGGCTCAAGATATGTGTTGGAGTAAACTGGTATGATTGAAGCGCTGGTAGGGATATTTGGTGTTGCATATTCAATCATGGCCGTGGTATACTCAATCAGGATGGAAAAGGACACAGTCCTGAAGCAAATCTATAAGGCCAAGACGGATCGGGATTGGTCTGAAATTTGTTTTGCCATCGGTTTTGCATGGCCCTTCGGGGCCTTAATCCACTATGTTATGAGGAGAAGAAATGCGACAGCTTGAGTTTATGGGTAGAATGGTAGAACTGATTTCAGAATGGCAATCAGAATATAAAATGCACAGGAATCTCTCCGAAGAGCATGAGAACTGGCCCGACACCAGAGATCAGGAAGATTGGATGGAGGATTTCTTTGTTTGGCTACAATGTAAGGGGTATACAGTATGAGTTATGGTCTTCTCACTCCAGAACAGGCAAAGATTATGAGAGAAAGATACTATGCCCAGCAATGCATCGAGAAAGTTGTATGGCCTTCTTCAGGTGATACCGGAACTGTGAAGTGCTTGCATGACTCTTGTCCGAATTGTGGTGGCACTGGTGTTAGAAAAGATGGCACGGGTTTATGCTTCCACGGTATCTCTTGTCCTTGTCCCAAGTGCAGTTTTAAGTGCTGAATCGTCCCTATCTTATATGATAACCCTGTTTTTCATGATAAAATGGATCTATCATTAAGATAGGAGGTTAGTATGTTTCAAAAGATTGTACGTGAACACCCTATCCTTCGAGAGCACTGGCATACTCTGCTGGAAAAGGGTTTTATAGAAAACTCAAAAGGTTGCATCGCTCTCGTAAGGGAGCCTGTGACAGAAGAACGAGTTCTCGTCATAAGGGATGCCAAAAACGGCATCCTTTTTTCTATCAAAGTTGGTCGTCTGGATGTCACTAGGGGTTCAAATACCATAAGACCAACAACTTACACTTTTCGTGTTGGAGACATGGGGAAGCTCGATCCAGAACATCTGGAAGAGGCCTTTGATAGTTATGAAGGGTTCGAAGCCTCTATTCGTGATCTCTATAGATCGTTGGATAGGATTATCAGTGAACACAAGAAAACGCTAGGTGTAAAATACCGAGTAAAAGACTGGTTCAGAAATTCCAATAACCGCTGGTTTCTCCTGGCGGCAGTTCTCTACGGCCTGTTGACGGTATTTCTGACCTTGCACTAAGAGGAGATTCTTATGAGAGATCGTCAGGAGTATTATCGTCAGTATGCCGCCCGTCGTCGTGAGATTGATCGTCAGCGGCGTTCCACACCGGAAGGTAAAGCAGAACAACTTCGTATTCGTCTTGCTCGTATTGAAGCAGAGAAACGTGCTACCCTCCATAGTGAGTGGGATGAGTTTGTCAGAGATGAGGCTGACCACTTGTGTTCTGTTCGCTGTGAAGATACTGGAATAAAGTGGGAACCAGACCACATGCTTCCGCTCAGGGCAACTAAAGTGTCCGGCCTTAACTGTGGTGATAATATCCAAGTGATACCTGCTACCCTCAACAGAAAGAAGAAAAACCGTATGATTTATACCGAAAGGAATGAATGGTTGAAAGATGTATAGAAGAAACCCGGCGATTGCCGGGTTTTTTATTGACCTTTGGATAGCTTTTCTATCACGAGATGATCTGAATCATCCAGGTGCATCAAGTGATCAGCTCGGATATCATGCAGATATGGGAGTCCATCAACGTGACAAAGAAACCATGATTCGTTACGAGGGTAATATCCATTTACACCGAGGATAGTCTTCTCCAGCACAAGACAGCGTTTTCCATTAAGGATATTATCCTCCGAGAATCCATACAGCAGGCAGATGGAATCAACACAAACCTTATGGTCTGGCTCGTTACGATCAGGCATACCACTATCTTCTAATTCTAGCATTTTTTATCTCCAAAGTTAAGTTCGCCATTTAGCTTTTGTACACGGTGTGGGAGAATCTCCTCATACCACCAATCTTTCTCGTGAAGACGATAAGACACATAAACCTCAACGGTATCCTCGTCCTTACGGACAGTCCTGGTAAAGATATCCCGAATGGTTGCCTCGTATTGACCATCAATGAGTACGATTTCATTGAACTTATACTTGAATTGCTCTTCAATTTTGTGGGGCATGGTTTATTTTCTCTGTTAACTGTTTAGAATGAGTATACGCCGTGTCTCAATGAAAATCAAGCGTTGACAATGAATTCTTTCTATTATAGTCTTGTGGCTGATAATTTGAAAAGGGGAAACTATGAGTAGATATGAGAAAGACCTGATTGAGATGGGTAGGCTACAAGAAAGAGGAGAAATTCTTGAGTATATTGTCAAAGCTGTCACCAACAACCAGAAAAAGAGAGACCAGTTTGAGAGAGGCTCATTAAATCGGGCAGCGATGACAGTGGCTATCGATGAGCTTTTGTATGTTGGCGATTTCATAATGAAGAGGGGCGCATGAAAAAATTCTGCATCTATGGACGGGTGAGCGTTGACAACGGCTGGTATTTGTGCAAATCTGGTATCAGTGAAGAAGAACTTGCCAAGTGGCTGGACTATTACCGTAAAACTTGGCGTTATGTTAAGGGTATCTCTTATGATTGAGTTTTTTAGAAGTCTTTATTTCAAGCTGTTTAGAAACAGGCAGTTGTCTTTGTATGCGACATCAAAATGGTCAGTGACTTGGGCAGACATCGGGGTTAAGGAAACAGGTCAATGGATGTATTTTGTATCTCCGAGAGGAAAAAGATACGTAGAGCCAACCAACGTGCCGTGCCTTTTATCGAGGTCTGATCTACCTGGGTATGCTGCCTGTACGATCTGGAGAAACGGCGGTCCATTGCCGGACAGTGCTCGGAGGGTGAAAGATGAATAAATTTAGGCTAAAATGTCAAGGTGGCCGTTGGTGGGTGCAGGAAAAATTCTTTGGGTTCCTGTGGCTAACCATTTGGAATTCCTCTTTGACGAAAGAAAGTGCAATGGCAAAGATTGCAGAGCACGTCCAGGAAAAAGAGGATGAGTGCATTTACTATCCAACACGGGAAGAGATTATCTCCGCAGTCTCTGCTAAAATGGTGCGACCAACCCCTCCTTCCAAGCCTTAATGAGGATAAAATATGATTTACGATGATTTGGTTTTGATAAAGTCTGCTCTGAAGAAATCTCGGAGCAATGGAATTTACTTCAGGGACCCTAAGTGGTTACAGGGCATTTACATCTACATGTCCAAGGAAGGTAGTTTATATCTTGTTTACAATTTAGACAAAATGTGCCTGCTGGAAGGATTTCGTTATTGTCTAATTCATGAGCATGACCTCCTCCGTCTTGGTGGTGAATCTTTTGAGATCTGGGATGGTGCTTTATGATTGAAATCTGGAAAACCCTAGGATGTGTTTTCATGTCCTTTGTGATGGGAACCGGGCTGGCGCAAACTGCCGAGTCCCATGATTTTGTCGGGATGTTGCTGTTTGGAATGGCCTTTGCCTTCTGGACTAACCTCTCCCTTCTACGTATTTTTGGCGATCATTAGGAGACTAAATGGGAAGCACTTTTACTGTCCAATACTGGACAAACGCCCACGAGGGTGAGTATAAATATTACGTATTCTGGCAGGGAGAAAGCTTTGACGAGGCCCTTCGGCAGATGGTAAAATGCAAGGGTGAAGGCTACGGTTGCGTGAAGCTGGAGTGGCGGTGAATGAAGATAGAAAGCAAAAATTTGGCTATGGGAACGCAGTCTTTACAGCAGATGGCGAGAGATTACCAATGGTGGGACCCGAGTGGGATCCCCAATGGGAGATCGCTCTCAAACGAGGAGGTTATCTTTCTGAAAGCCATCAAGAAGTACACCAAATGGCCTTTAACGAAAGTAGCCGAAATGATGGGAATCTCATACCACAAGGTTATAAAGGCCGTCCGATTAAGAGATCCTGTGCTGGTTCCTTCAAGAATCCCGGAACACTTTTATGAGGTTACAGGAATGGTGAGGGGTAAAAATGGTCCCGAAGGTACTGCTAAGAACATCAAAGCTGGAAATCAAGCACTCAGTGACGAGGATGTCGCGGTCATAAGGGAACTGCACAAGAAAGGGCATACTGTGGAAGACATCGCCGCAGCCTTTAATAAAAGTATCGGCTACACCGGAACACTTATCAGGGGCGATAGTCGCCACTTCTTGTCCGCAGACCCTGAACGGGTGAAAGAAAGAATGGTCACCTTTGAAAAACTGCTGGGTGACCGCGTATAGGCGCGAAGCGCCGCGCCGTCCAAATCCAGTACCCCGCTACGCCGGGGCCTGGATTTTGCCGTCGATCTTTTTGAGAGGGAGTTTTCGTGGAAAATGTTAAGAAGGCATTAGAGCATCTTGATACAACGCGCCCCGGTATCCGGTGGGCGGAGGGTGTTTCTCGTGGGTATCAGGGCGCACTCGAATATGTAGCGAATATTCGTGCAGCGGCAGAGGCTTGTTGGTACATTCAGGACATGGCTGACTGGACAAAGCGGTTCGCTCTGAAGGAAAAGACGAAGGCTATTGTTGGTCATGATCGTATTCTTTTTGGAAAAGAGCCTTGACACCTCATGGATAGTAATATATCCTCAGGGTATCTAATCAAGAGGAGGAGCTATGAATTTCTGGATAATGCGAGCGATCGTCCGCGATCACTTCAATGCGGAAAGAAGCGGTGTTTATGAGAACCTCGGATGTCTGCCTTTTATCCTGAAAGTCGTAGCCATTGTTCTCATCATCGCGGTACTTAATCACTTTGGTCTTTGGGAGTAAGGATATGTTTGCCTTAGTATTTACGTTTTTCCTGTTCATTTTGAACACGGTTTGCTGTGGGTTGCAGGGATTAACACTCCTGCTTCGTAAAAAAGAAGATCCGTTTGTTTTCCCTGGTCTCATGATGATTGCTCATGCATTTCTTTCAGCATGGATGTTCAATGTTTGGTGGGAGATGACACCATGAATATCTTTACGGATGCAAGGATGGGGACCCCAATAACACCTGAAGAGCGTGAGTGGATAAAGCAAGAAATTGCTACCACAGAGGCGCTGTTAACAGATGAAGTTTGGATCGAAAACTATGTAAAGAGTTGCCATGAAGACGGCATGACATCTTTCGATCGTGAGCTGGTCATCATGTGCATTCAGGCCGACCTTTATGGTATGAAGAGATGCTTGAAGTACAATTACGTTCTTCTTTGGTGAGGAAAACCAATGAAAGATATTGATAAGATGGGGATAGAAACATGCCCGCACTGTGGTGGCTACTCTGCCAGTACCGTTATCACAGAACGTTACATCCTTACTGTAGACTTTACTGGCCTACCATATGGTCAAGCTGATAATAAGATTGTGTCTGGAGGGAAGAGGTTTATTTGTGATACCTGTGGGAAGGATGTGTCTAAGTTTATACCCAAACTGGAGATATTAAAATGAAAGTTAATGTTACAGAAAAAGAAAAAACAAGTGTGGCCCTCCACTCTCTCTCGGTCGGGGATGGTTTTCTGTTTGATGGTTATCCGCACATGGTGTGTGAATCAACCATAGGATATTATAAAGGGTTCATGCAGGCCGTTAATCTTCGTAACGCGAGCATTGTAGCGTTGCCGCTAATGCAGCAGGTCCAGCCAACCAACATCTCTGTGGAGTACACAGTGTGAATACCCTCAACACCTACACAAAAGTCTTCCATTTCTGGTGGCAAAATCTGGGAAGACCCGATATCGGCTCAAAGGATGAGGCACTTCGAGGTTGGAAAGACTGTATGCTTAAGCAGCACGAAATCAATGACAAGGGGAGTATCCTCCGGGGAACAGATGCTTATTGCCTAGGGTGGAACGCCGCTGTCGAGTTTATTCTTGGGGAGAATTACGATGACAAACTATCATGTTTTGAATGAATGGGTTCTTGCAAACAGAAAAGGGCCTTTGTTGGTTATTTACAAAAAGGGTTCAAAGAGTATTGAAGAATGCCTTGAGCTTACCCCGCTGAAAAGTCTACATTTCCACCACGACGGAGAGGACCTGAGAAACAGGGTCTGCGGCTACCGGGTGGGTGGCATCATTGTTGAACCGGGTGCAAATTTTGGCAAACACAACCTTCGTTATGCCATCTCCCGTCTTCGGTCTGAAGATAATGTCTACCTTTTCCTGATGGATGAGGAACATGAGGACATATTGGAAGATATTTTTGAAGAATACTACGAGAGTGCCACAAACAAAGAGATGGTTGAGAGCCTCCGTAGCCAGATCGTAATCTATGACCCGGAGTGCTTCTATGGCCTACAGAACATTTGAGGAATGGAACGCCCGTGGGAGGATCGTCAAAAAGGGCGAGAAAGCTATGGGTCACCTCCTTGACGGAACTGCGCTTTTCGGGAAAGAGCAGACCAAAGGCAAAAAGAGCCGTGACTGGGGAGAGGCTGATCTGGGTGATGCACCAGACTCCTGGTACATGGGTGGGCCTGAGGATTATTATTAATGAAACATATCCCGTTGAAGAAGTGCAAACCTATAACCTACTGCAAATTCTGCAAAGCCATCGGCATCCGCAGACGCTGCACATTTATGACGAAATACCAACCGCCGTGGGGACTGCGTGACTGGTACAAGCATTACGCCTGTGATGAACACAAACACCTGATTGAAGACCCCGACCCACGGGGAATCATGGAAGCTGCTGCAAAGAACCCTGCTCCACCACAAAAGGTTGCACGGGATGAGCACTACACAGAAGCCGACTACCAGACCTGGATGAGACTGTAGGAGACAGAATGTATAAAACACCAAAATTGAAAAAACTTAAAAACTTTCCTTGGATCGAGGATGTTGACGGACTCAAGGCCTACTGTAAGAAAATAGCAGAAGGGTCTGAGAACGCGCAGAAAGAGGGTTGCGAGGTCTTTATTCTGCCAGGTAATTTGCACGATATCTGTATCAAATACACCGGAGGAGATGTATTTCATTTAGCAGAGATTATGGCTACATGGTTCAAAGAACATAAGCATGAAGCAGTAATTATTTTGAAACAATACAGGGACACAACATCCCCCAGCTTTTGGACAACAATCTTAAATGTATACAGATCTCCTGGTAGTGTAGCTATGGACCTTTGGGAAGGCTATGTCCGTGAAGAAGAAGGAGAGGCCGTCAGGATTTTGGATATGTATGACACCAGTAAGGAAGAATGGATCACAAAAGAGGCGTACAGCAGAACTGGGGTTATGAAAATCCGAGGTGGTTTCACCACGCAACAAGCACACAACAAGGAAGCCTGAAGAGGCTCCTTTTCTTTTATCTGAAGTGGCACATCAATTTCCCTTGACCTGAAGTGTCCCGTCGATTATACTCCCTCTATCAATTACACGAGGAGAATTTTATGGACGACACGGGTTTCTTATTACTGGGGATGCTGGTTACAGCGTTCCTGATCCTTATCCCTTATGGGATGATGTTGTACGTATCTATTGGGTCAGTGGCTAAGAAGGACGATTGTTGATACTGCTATGCGGCTGACCACACAAAAGGGTTGACGTAAACTGTCAGCCCTGTTATGCTTTATGTAAGCCACATCTCCTGAAGCTGGAGGATACAATCACCAGACCTGCCTATCATACTGTACATACTGTACATTCTGTTAACAAATTGTCATGTCGATAAAACGCCATTTCTTAAACATATCGCCCTAATATGTCGATGCTGTAAACATAAGGCCCTTTCAGGGCCTCTATGATCAATTACTGATCCTACCATTCATAAGGTCATCTTCCAGTCCAGACAGGATTACTAACAAGCTATCAAGGACTACAGGGTTGAAATATTGTGAATCTTTATAAATCCCAATCTCATACTTCAACACATCAATTTTTCCTTTCTGCCAGGCAGTATGTGCTTGTTCTGGTGTGTCGTAGGTCCCCAAATGCACCTTTTTCCCCTCCTTACGAACTGCGGCCACGTATCTTCGAGACTTATTACCCCTCTTAACCCCACAAGGGAGGTCCCCTCTGAAGGATTCTCCGGTGTGTAGGAGATTATTTATTCTGTTCGGTATCAGGACACATGTTTGAGGAGAGTAAAGTGTTCCATCCCCCAAAAGGTCCTTGTCAAGTTGCAAAACCTCCCACCCAAGGTGCGAGAGCAACCACTCCCTAAAAGAAGAATATCTTTTCCACTCCTCACAAACAGTCACGCCTCTGTAAGAGGGTTTTGCCTGATGCCATTTTTCCGAGTAGCATCTTTCCAGCATTTTGGTCCAACGCCTGTAACACTTGTCCATCACCTTTTTTCCTGTCACAGAGTCTATCCACTCCGTTGGAGAGTCCACATCGTTTATACCTACACCATACACCAGTTTCTTCATAAAATATCTCCTTTCCGTTTTGTCGTTGGTGATAGTACACTAAAGATGTTGGAATATCAACCCCCCTCCCCCGCGCTGACAACACGTAAACAGGCCCATCTTCCTGGTTGTTCTGGCACGAAAATATCCCTGAAGAGGCAGGGCCTCGAAGGACAGGTGTTTTGGAGCATTCGTACTGTCTGAGGTGCTAGACGGACAGCTCCGGGCGTCAACTATTTTTACGGATCTTTACAAAATATCATGGGCAAGGTCGATCCGGTCCCCGGTCCCTCGGGGCCTCTTCAGGCATGATAGTTACTTGCCGAAACTAATAATTATCAAATGTTACAGATAGCAAGCATATGGTTTGCCAGCTTAGAGCACGATTTGCTATTGACTTGTTTATATTTGTGTGAATTACGCCATTTAACATAAAACACGTTATACGCACCGACCAACAACACATAACAGACTAATAATGCCCCAATGTTACCAGTGTGACACATGGGCCAGTCGCTTCAGGTCATTACATGGTGTGACTGTTACTGTGGTGATAGTTTCATGTGTGATTATTCATGTTATAGGGTTGTTTTGTGGATGAGACGACGAATGAGAATCATTATTATTTCGATTTCGAATTCAATTTCGAAATGAGAATCATTCCGCAAATATAAATATTTTGTAAATTTATAAATAAAAGCTTGACAAGAGAAGAGAATCGTGTTTAACACACAGCTCTACTTTGAGCATTTCCCCAATGATAATCATTCCCATCAACCCCGTTACGGACCGGATACCCGGCAATGCTAAAGCATTGAAATAGTTACAATAAGTAACTATTTTCTTTATTGCTACGCAAGGGATTGATAGCTATTCCCTATGATAAATTTATATTGACACTTCAGGCAAACTATGCTCAAAAACAACATGTTTTCATTATCAATAATTCTGGTTTGTCAACCATTATTCACGATTTAATGCGATTTGATCGCATATAGTAACCATGTGTTATCATCACATACCGACACAATAACACGGGAGCGATCAACGATAGTTGATCGGTGTTATCGTGGCGATGTGATAAAATTAGGCTGTTAATGATTACGTATGTAATCATCTTAATGATAACAATTTTCATTCGCTCTTAGGCGTCTACGAGCCACGATAACGCGAACGAAAATGATAAGGATTATCATTTGAGTTACTCCCGTGTTATTGTGTCGCTCGCTACGCTCGCGCCACTCCCCACGATTACGCGAACGATTTTTATTTGACAAGATTTTATTTTTATGCTCAATAAAACCAGTTCACACAATAGGTTAGATGATAAAAGTTATCATTTGAGAGTGATTCTCACAGTATGCATACATAATGCTTAAAAATGCATGTTTTATTCAGTTAATAACATGCGTTATTAATTGTTGGGGTTGTTAGGTAGGGCCATACCCTTTTAAGCGCAATATGCGCCATTCTGAGAGGCTTTATCTCTTACCCTGGCTAGTGGGTTACCGCCTGGAGATCTCGATTATGCAGGTTTTAGTCACCTATCACTTTTTGATTATTGATTGATAAAACCTAACATATAAAAACACAAAAGCCGGGAGTTGCCCGGCATTATTTTTGGGGAGTAGTGGAGCCTTACAGCGCGATAGCCAGCAGGCCAGCGATCAAGAAAGGGAGATCATAACGGTCTAAACGATTAAAGCGATTAAGTTTAATCAGAGTGTAAAACGTCAATTGTAAAACGTCGATCATGGTGTTAAAACCTTGCGCCATTGTCTCAGTCGTTACCAGGCAAGCCAGCCAGTTAAAACACGTATTAGACACTAAAGCAATAAGGCAAGCCAGCAGGGTAGCGCGTAAAATGCTTGTTTTGCTTATCGTGTAAATCATGTTTGTCATGTGGTGTTACTCGTTTAATGAAGGAGGTAAAATAATAACACACGAAAAAGGGCGCTGCAATAGCGCCCCGGTGTTTAAGCTAATTCAATCTCAAATAAAACGCCCATATAGCGATCATCACCTGAAAGCTTAGTAACAATTTTCACACATTCTTCAAAGGTCCAAGCAGTTGTAGACCCCTGGCGAACATAAGACACATAACCGGTTTTTGAAGTGCTTTTGATATTGTAGCGGATATTTGACATTTTATTTACCTTCGGTTTTGCGGGTTGATTATCTTCCCGCCCTGAAATAAATAATAGTCGAAAACATCTGGCTAGGCAAGCGTTTTGCCTTTTCTTTACAGCCTCATTCACTGATTAGTTTAAATTCTGCTTCCGGGTGATAAAGATCAGCCATATAGCGAGTTTTGTAATAGAAAGATACTTCCACAATGTGAGGCGCTTCGATTTCTATTTGTGTGATGAGGACGCCACCCGGTTTAAAGCCTGGTGCAATGTCCGGTAATTCGATGATCATTCCGCCTTTTAAATCTTTTGCTTTTACAGTTTTCATAATCATCAACCTTTTTTGCGTTTCATTACTTTTATTACTTTAAGGCCCTTTTGTTCTAAAAACTCCGGGCGGCGCAATTGTGCGGCGCTGCTACGGCTTTTCACCTTGTTAGACAACACGCCATAATAGCGCCCGTCCTCATACTGCCCGATGAAATAACAGTCATTTACGCCGTATTTTTCATCGCCTGCTTTCTGGATGATTTCGGCCAACTTGTCAACACTAATATTAATCATAATTGCTTTATCTCAAAGGATAGCGGGGCGCTAGTCGCCCCGATTAGATTATTTGGTTTTGTATTCAGCGATCCAACGTGCGAAAATTTGCGCTTGCTTTTCTGCTGCTTCGGCGGTTCGGTGCTGCATTACTTCAACATGCCAACAATCAGCCAAGGTAAAACCTGATGCGTGAGCGGTCCAGGGATATGACGGATCTTTTTCTTGATATGCTTTCAGTTTTGCCGGATCTTCGTGGAAAACGTAGGGTTTAAGCTGGCTAGCGTTGTATGAATCGCCACCGTTTCCAAGTTTGGCCCACTCGTTATGGCTTGATAGATATTTATCCAGCATTTCAAAGAATTTAGATTTAGTCATTTCCGTTTACCTCGTTTTGTTTATTGAGTCTGTATTATGGGGCCTTTCGGCCCCGTTGTCAATTAGTTTAAATCAAGATTTAGGGCCAGATCAACAAGGGCGGCGATCTGCTGTTCGTTAGCGATGCGGCCTACAACGTGGCGGATATAAACACGGATTAATAATTCTTTATTGATTGAAAAACCTGGGTGATTCAAAAGATCTTTTTTGCGAAGTTTGTCCTCAGTGGCAAGCGTCATCACGCCGCCTTTGTACTCAATAGAGATCTGTAAACCATCGGTAAAAGTAGCCATGAAATAATTTTCAAAAGCAACGGTTTCAACGTGTAAACGTGCGCCTTCTTTGTGCTGCTGCATACACATAGAACGATCATACCCGAAAGCGCTGGCTTGTTCGTCGCGGATGTAGTAACGGTCAAAGTTAGTTAAGCGCATGATGTTTACCTCGTTAAGTTGTTTTCGTTTGTTTGCCCTACGAGATAAATAATAATATAAGCGGGGGTCGCTGTCAATAGACTTTTACGTATCTTTACATTATTCACTTTTTGCATCTTTATGCATCGCTATGCAATTGATTTCATGGTGAAATTACTTTTTAGCCGTTTTCCCGTGTCAAGCTGTTTTTATATGGCCTTTAAACGTCCTATAACGAGTTTTAAGCGGTTTTTAGTCCAGGCTGTACCCTAGTCCATTTTATTGGAGATCTCCCCATATTCACTATTTTGCATAAGATTTTAGGCGTTGTTGAGAGTAATTCTCATTGTCGAAATAGCGGGCACCTCCGGTGACTTTCCTCCGGTGTCCATCGTTGCCGCTTCAAAAACAGAATAACAAAAAATCAGGGCCGAAAGCAAGCCCTGGAATTGTAAAGATTTTGCCTATCATACCAGGCCGGATCTCGTCGCCTTTGCAATGTCGGAATATAATTTCCTGAAGTATGCCGGGCCTCGCTCGTTTACTCTTACATATTCATCACGCGCCGCCACCTGGAGATCGTCGGGTAATAATCCATGATAACCACTGTTAACAATAGCGATCCGTTTTTTGTTGCAATCATAGTAAACATATGATCCATCGGCCAGATAAATTGTGCAGTTTTGCCGGATGTAGGGTATCAAATAAGCCTCGCCCTGGTGCCGGATTTTGTAAAGCGCCATTTGTCCATTGTAGATCCGGCGGACGTGATAAGGGTCATTAATTGCCCGGTGAATGTTTTCCTTCCAGGCCTGGCGAGCGTTGCCAACATTACGGATCAGTGCTTCCACCTCGGGGATCACAACGTTAGCGCGGGCGGCGGCTTTTGCCTGGTCTGATAATTCATCGTAATAAAACATTCGTACACTAATCATTTTTTAATCCCCATGAAAGGAAAGCAAGCCAGATCGGCGGGGCGCAAGTGATCTACACGTCGCCAGCCTTTTGGCGTTTCAACTAAAACGCGGTTTTCAATCCAGCGATAGGTTTTACCAGATCGCATATTGAGAAAACGTATCATTTGCATTTACCAGTAAAAGTTGCCCCGGCGATCCGGGGCCTGGTGTACACTATGCCAGAATGGCGGGACGGTTTACAACGGTCGTTTTGACGTCCTGATAGGTATCATGTTTTTTGACGGTAGCTTTAAACTTAATAGCCGCGCCAACCGGGCCTAACTCTTTTGATCCGATGTAGGTAACCAGGTCGTCACCCTGGCGAATTTTTATAATATAGTAAGATGATAAACTCCACTCATCAATTTTTAGATAAGAGAAAACGATCTCACCCTCAAAAACCAGGCGATCGCCAATGTTGCCGATCCAGTTGCTTTTTAAATCCTCGGCCTTACGCTCGGCGCGTTTTTGGTCACGGGCTGCAATGTACCCATGATCAAGAGCATAGCCCAAACAAGCCGCGCTTAATGCTTCCATTACCGGGCCGTTGTCTGGCTTGTTTGCCATATCAGCAAAAAATAAAACATATGATTCTTTAACATCGGCAAACGTTTTACCGCAATGCTTGCCAAACGGAAAGCGCCCCGCTTCGATTTCTTCGATCCGGGCCGTATCGACGATCGACAATTTACCGCGACGTTGCCCCAGCTCAAAATCCGCGTATCCTGCAAAAACTTGCTCAAAGTTTTCTGTATTGGCGATCCGCGCGGTTACTCGATCAAAATATTCCTTTGCTTTATTTTCTGCTTTTTGGGGATCGGTTGAAAGATTGCAAATGTAAGAATCTACAAAAACGCCACCGCCAAAATTACGGCGGCGCAATGTATACATTGCATTCAGCTTGCCGGAGTCGATGTAATAAGTAACGGTGATTTTAGTGGTCATTCTGTTTTACCTCGATTTTTGGGCCGTTGCACCATTGCCGCCCTGTGCATTAAATATAATAAAAGTCGCTCACGTTTGCAAGCGACTTTTCAGATTAATTTTCTCAATTAGTCAGCACGGAAAACATCGTTAACAATAGCAGTTGTAAACATCCAGACCAGATCCGGGGTAGTTATAGGCAGGCTGTCAGCCTGTTTTATTGTTACTCCGCTTCTTTCAAGCGTGTAGGCGATAAAGTGGCGGTTTTCAAGTTTTCCGCTATGGGATTGAATAGATTTTTCAGTACGGATCAGGACGGTTAAACGGTCCGTTTGTTCGCTGTCATTCTCATGGCAAAATACTAGCATGGTTTTTTCACCCTGGCGATTAAAGTCACAATTAACATTGTCGTTAACATTTTCCAGAAAGAAAAATTTGTTTGCTTTTTCCATACTATTTTACCTTTTTGTTAGTGGGCCAATCTTGCCCGGTCCAAGTAATATAACCTAACCGGGCCGGGGGATCAATGATTATTTTAGCTTTCCGGCATCGGTTCGACTTCCGGCGATGGTATGCAGGCCGGATTAATCCAGCGCCCCTGGCGCTGATAGTCAACGGCGACGATCTCGCAAGTCAATTGATCATCATAGCTTTCTACTACATAATCATCACACTGTTTTAAAGCCAGCGCACCATAAAAGCACATACCCGCGAATACTTCAAACATGATCGTTACCTTACTTTTTGAGGGTGAGAATAGGGCGCTTATCGCCTTCTTTAACGCCGGGGTCTAACTCATCGCAGATCCCGATCTGCTCGCCTTTGCCTAACGTGTATTCGTTTTCGTACACGTTGCAAGCCTGTTCCGTGGGGAATGTTTTTTTAATATTCCAATCACATTGTAATGCCATCGAACTAACAGAAATATGACAAGCCAATATAATAAATCCAAACATGGTAGCCGCCTTAATGGGGCGCAAGGCCCCGCTATTGATTATTTGTTGATCTGGTTTGTCTGATTATAGATCCCATATTGAACACGGGACACGGTAACAGATTGAGGGAGTAAGCAACGAACACGATCCGCGCGGTTGTCATATTTTTTGATATGCGCCGGAGTATTGTTGCGGGTAAACTTCACGCGTAAACGTAATTTATTGGGATCGCGATCATCGATTCCGGTTACCACGCCAAAAGCGATTTGACCATAGTTATGATACACCATTTTACCTAGGAATTTTGATTCAAGATCGGCGATGTTAGATTTTACGTTTTGCATGTTGTTTACCTTTTGGTTAATTGTTTCACTTGTCAATGTGTAGGAAGTATAATCCCACACATTAACCAGTGTCAACTGTTATTTTACGCGTTTAACCAATTCCCAGACACTGGCCGCCTCTTTACTGTTAAAGTATTGATCCCACCAAGAAAAATCATTAACAGCAAGAGCATATTTTTCGGCGCTTTCTGCCGTGTTAAAAACTTCGGGTGAGTACCTGCAATTACCTTTTTCATCCGTGATCAACACGTCATAAGTTCCGTCCCCAAAATCCGAGGAGATATCACGAATAACGATACCAGGTTTTTTGATTTCATTTACAATTGTCATATCTTTACCTTCCAGCTAGTGGCGGGACCTATTCCCGCCTTATTGAGAATAATAGGCCTTTTGACTTGGCTTGTCAACAATTAAAGACAAAATTTTTCTAGTTCTGACTCACGAAAAAGGAAATTATCCAGGCCCTTTGTCACATTTGAGCACTCAAAAATCCATTTACCATTTGAATCTTTCCAAGCGCGATTAATCCCAACATAACAACAAAATTCAGAACTATAGGCCGTTTTATACATGTTTTGCTTTTCCATAGTGTTTACCTTTTTCAGTGTGGCGGTGAATTCCGCCACTGATTAAAGGATAGCATAACGCCGCCAGGATGCAACAAATATTTTTAAGAATTGTTGAGAACTGTTCTCATATGCAGTGATGTGCATAGAAAATCTCTGTTATGCAATTAGTTTCAACCGGTAACTAAATTTTCGGCGTTTTGAGCGGGGCGCGGTTATCGGATACCATCTAAAACGCCCTCAAATCGATTCTAAGCGCTTCAATGTATAACCCTGGTAAGTGCATTGCTACGCTGAGATCTCCCCATATTCACTATTTTGCATAAAAAAGCCGGGGAATTATCCCCGGCCTGGTTATTCACCTGCTACGGCGTATCGCTGCAAATTACGCTTACGATCGGCGATGCGTTTATTTAGCTTCGGGTCGTACTGGTCCGGTGACCATTGAACCGCGATCCGTTCCGGCTTATGCCGTTTGTTGTTACGCTCGCGCCGCTCGTTAATCTCACCAAAAGCAAGGCGATCGCGCTGGCTTGTCATCTTCTCAAAGTTGCGGCTTTTTGCTGTCATATCTTGATCCCCTGTGGTTGTATGTTTCCGCTCGCCATTCTGCGATCTGTTTTTTGCGATATTCGATCAGCTCTTCGATGTAGTCGAAGGATCCCTCTTTATGTACCAGGACCACGCCGCCCCGGTGTTTAATCTCACATATCAGGCCGCTACCCTCCAGATCATTCAACGGCCCGGATCGCCTGGTGTGGTAATCCTCCCCCTGGAAGCGATATTCTATATAGTGGAACATTTTTTTAACCCTGTACCAGTAGTAAAACCATTTTATAACACGCCAGATCCTGACGTGAATTTTTGCATAATAACAAAATATGAGTAGAATCAACAATTCTTTCATATTACGCGGCGCTGTTTTTAAATGGCTTATCATGGCCTCCAAAATGTAGGCCGATATAGTGACCGACATCAAAATAATCTGTCATTATATCACTATTGTTATAATTATCTGTATTTAATGCCTCGATGATTTCGCCAACTGCCTTTTTGAATTCAGGAGTTTTGCAATATCTTTCATAGTGGTATGTGTTTAAATCCTTGTGCCCGTTTTCCCGTTCCCAATCTGTTAAATCTAAAACATCATTCAAATTGAACGGCGCGGATCGAACGGTACAACGGATCGTAGAATAGTGAATTACTTTAAACGTAACTTTCCAACCTTTGGGCAATACAGCTTTTACCGCTTCGACAATTTTCGCTTTCTTCTCTTTATTCATGTAGGCCATTTTGTTTACCTTTTAGGTTATGCCGGGGACAATTCCCCGGCTTTAATCAGTATAGCGGTTTAAAGAATCTTTGCAACGTCTTTATAAGACCATGCAAAAAGAGAATTTTGTTTACCTGGTGCAACTTCCGCCAGACGTCCAGCAAATCGGGCGCGGTTATGCGGGAACTCAAAGACTACCACGCGCCCGGATATCATTTCCACGCGATCACCATTTTTCAGGATCTTGATCCGATCAATCAATGCTTTCTGCTCTTTTTTGTATTTAGCATGTTGACGGCAAGCGGCGCGCCAAGTAACGGAAAATTCATCTTTTTGCGTGGATCGCTTAAGGAATTTTTCAGGACAGTTGTAATAACACGGGCCGCAGGTTTCATCCATATCTTTATAAAAAACCATACCATCTTTACGAGAAAGAATTGTTACACGAATGTAAAGACTTTCATCCCTCGCCCTTGCAAGTTGATAAACTTCATTGCCTACAATAGAAGTTTCGATCACGCGGTTATCAGTCAGATAATTTTCAACAAATTTTTTGTTATTAAGATTAGAATAAATGCCAGTCCAGCCCATGATATTTTACCTCGTTTAGTGTTTAGTTTGTTGGTGCCTGGTAATTATAGGCCCTTTCCGGGCCTGGTGTCAAATGATACGTTCGAATTTATCAAATCTTTTTGCGGATCTGCCGTGAACGTCGATCACGACGTTGGCGCGTTTACCATCGCACAGCCCGCAATCTAAACAGCTAATATTGTGAGTTGTATTAACGCAAGTGATCTCACCTTCCAGGCGTCGCATATTGGGGGTTTTCACGCGGAAAGTTTTATAACCCTTGCGCCATGCTGTGATCGCTTGCTTTTCCGTATCAGCGGAGATCTGGCAAATAGTAGCGATACGATGATCAAAATTCTTATGGTGGATCTGGTGAGTGTACCCCGTATTACCTTGCGTATGGTTGATCATGTTTTGCCATACCTCAAAAGGAACCGCCGCCGGATCACCGTAGGAACCTAAACGAATATGACGACCCGCAAAATGTACCAGATCGCGAGAATCAAGATCTTTATAGTTGCCTTTTTTGTAAGACTTCCAGACTGACAGCGGGGCCTGGTGTAACGTCACGTAACAAGCGCCGTTTAAGCTGGTACGATGAGGACACATACCGCAAACGGATGAATCAAGCTTGTTTGCGCTCGCTTCCAGTGGGCTAACATCTTCTCGCATGATCCAGGTCTGGATCATATCGCCGGTTTTATCGTTAGCGGTAGACATTGTAGCAATGACCACGATCGGGGCCTTATCCAGAACTGACGGGCCTTTATATAATACATAACCCTTTTTTGCTGTGGATTTTTTACCCGGTACACTATGCACGATCTCGGATTCTGAGTTGACAACCAGACCATTATTAAGTTTAAACGTAGACATTGCTTTTTACCTCGATTTATCGCGGCCCTTGCCGCCTGAGAAAACACTTTATCAAAGGCGCTAACTGAAAGCAAGCGCCCAGGATAAAATATTTTATTTAGCCAGGGATAAGGTTTTGCCGTGGTTGATCCCAGGGATAACCCATTGCCCGGCGTCATCTTTAACAGGTTGACGTAAACGCGCCGCCGTGGTTACCTTGCTGTTAACATTACGGGCAAAAGCGCGGGCCTGGTCACGGGTAGTAAAAGAAATGTTTTTCATGTTGTAGCCTCTTCAGTAGTGTAATTTTGTTTTGCCCTGGATTTTGGAGATCCTCACCTTTCCGGGCCAGATTGAATCCTCATCACTTGCGCTTTACTCCACGCCCCACTATTTCAACCGGGGGCCTTGGATTCACCCCGCCCCGGTGAGATGAATATTAAGTGATAGCGATCCCCGCGTCAATCCCCTGGATGAAAATAAATTAAAAATATTTTGTTCGTGTGGGCTTGCGCCCCGGCCTGGTTAGTGTACTATATAAGAACGCCCACAAATAAAGGTAAACGAAATGGAAAACGGAAAAGTGATAACGAGTGAAACAATGGTTACCCTTTCCACCTGGGAAACGGAAAGCGCAGCGCCCCAGGTTAGGATCGTGCCTTTACCCTTCGCGTTGAAAATGTATAATGCAGGATTTACCAGGGGGAGAATTGTTGCGGAAAATGGAGAAGTGATCGCGGACTCCTGGGAGTAAAAAATATTTTATCGCGGGGCTTGCAAACGGCCCCGGCCTGGGTTATATTTATCAGACAGAAGAGGAAACGCCACCCCACGGCGAAAAGGCGGGGCTAACATACCAGGCGCGGAGACCTGGTTGGAAGGTGGATCGCCGGTAGCTCGCCTTGAATAGTTTTGTAAAGAATTGTAAAGACGCTTGCAACCTTGGGCCGTGTATCCTATATTATACACATAGCGGGAACATTGAAACCGGAGTACAAAACACCGGGGGTGCCTGTCATTCAGCAAATGAGAATGATTATCATTCAAATAACTAAATAAGAATGCTTCTCATTCAACAAAAAATTTAAATATTGACTTCTGATTTTTCATGTGAGATACTGAGCGATACCCCTAAAAAATTTTTTCGCGTAAGAAAACAAATACGATCTGGAAATTGAGATCTCGATCGAGAACCGGGCCGAAAAATTTTTTCTAGAGAAAAAACAATTACGATCTCGATTTTGAAAAACCGATCGAGAACCCGGTTGATAGCGAGAAAAATTTTTTGATAGTGAGATCAAATACGTTTTTGAAAACGAAAAGTCGATCGAGAATCCAGAGTTTTCTACCTGAAAATTTGAGATATCTTTTTCGCCTATTTGAGATAAATGTCCAATCTTGATGCCAAGATACCTATAGCAATCATACACTTGTGTATAATTTTTCGACATAGCTCCCACAAAGGTTTGAGATAATCTACTCCCAAAACTCTTGATTTAAAAATTTGCAGGGAAGATGAAATCCGTTTCAAAAACGATTTTGAAAACCATTTCGAATTTTAAAATATCTTTGGGATATTAAATATCATACAAATATCACACAGTTTTGAATCTTATCTGGGATTGAAAATATCCTTCCATTTAATAATATCATAGGTTGTACCTGTAGATATTTCATACATTTGAATCTCATCTGGAGTCGGATTACAAATGTCAATGAAAAATGTGCTCAATACAGAAATCAGGAACCGTTCTGTCTTTCCTGGGACTGTGTAAACAATACGCATATCACCGGGAATAGGAGAAAGGACCAAGGAAGTAGGGCCATTCATAAGTGTAACGGTATTATCAGAAATCTTGATACGACCATCGACACCATACACCAAATCATGAGCAGAAGAATAATGTGCAAGCACCTCTACTACCGGGTTACCGACAAGGTTCACGAGGTAATCAAGATACAGGTCTCGCCATCCTCGATTCTGCATCATGTACCGTATATGGGATCCTCCATCAAACATCTCACCCAGTTGCTCTGCGATCCAGGCAACACCATTTGCAATGTCTTCTCTGTTCCAGGTATTGTCGATATCTAAGATATCCTTGCTGAACTTGTTCATGCGCCGCATGGCATTGAGTACATACTCACCTCTTTCAACAAAGGCACGTTCAGTGTCCTTGGCATAATCGAGAAGCCCTTCAACCTCTGAACCTGTAGCGTATTGCTTAAGGTCATCAAGCACACTTTCTACGCTGGCCTTGGCCTGATTGAAAGTCCTCTCATCAGTCTCGTCAGTAGAGAATTCTACACCACCAAGGGCATATACTGCATCAAGGTAAAGCCTTTCAAGGTCGCTGCGCACGTTAGGAAAATCATAACTAACCTTGTTATGGGGGATAAGTTCGAGAGTGTTTAAAATAGTGGTCATTGTATATCGTCCTGTAATCAATCCTGAGGCGTTTTATGCAAAGGCAGTACGTTTGCCTACCTTATGTGCTAAAAACCCCGCCTCAGCGTTTCTACGCATCATACGGGGCATCATAGCATATGTTTTTCAGTCACGTTTCATTTGGTAGCGCATATACGCCATATTCATCTTATGTTTGACATCGTAAGTTACCGGGAGGTTTCCAAACACCAGGTAGCAGACATCATACATGATCTCCCAGAACTTAAAAACCAAATATTTAGATCGTTTTTCTAAGCTCATCATCTCACCTCCACAGGTTCAATAAAATAGTTCTGACCTTGTTTTGTTTGACAAAATGAACCAACGTACCAGACACCGGAACCACCATGATGGGTGCTACGGAGGATATCATATCCGCGAAGCTTTTCCGCTTTTTGGACATTTTCTGGTGCATCGACTATCTTCATCAGCAAATCAAAACCAGACATCGACATCAGGAACTTGTTCCCACCTTGATCGACCATTTCGATATTAGCAGCAGAACGACCACGACTGAATCCAGTGTACTGAAGTTTCAGCTCGCGAATTTCATGACGATCGGAAACATCCACCTTATCTTCCATCTTCCAGTCATGGGCATACCCGGTATACCAAGCATTACTGCCTTTGAGGTATAGTGCGGGGTATCCACGCTTTCCTAACTTAGCCATATCTCACCTCCTGCTGGGCGGCTGCGAGCATGGTGGCGCGGCAGGATTCATACTTCGCCATCACGACCAAAACGCCATGATTCCATGCGTGCTCATCAATTGAGTCGCACGTTTTACATTCTTCAATCGCCGCTTCGAATATCGACACATCATCCGGCACTACCGGAGAGTTGCCAGCCTCATAAGCTACGCGCATCCAGTGATAAAAAGCTTCTGCGGTAACACAGCCGCAATCTACTTCAATAACCCCATCTTGTTGCGATAACCATTCTTCGAATTTCATGGCTTACCCTCGTTCTTTTCAATACCAAGGATCATACCCTGGAGTTGTTGTTTCATTGGAATCAGGATTGGCATATCATCAATCCAGACATCTGGTGTCCAGCCGTTTTCTGCACACACTTGGGCCTTTTGTACACCACCACAGTAGATTACTTTGATATCCAGCTCATTAGCCCAGAACTCAATGTCCGAGTTATTATCAGTCGGATATCGGAAGGTAACGAAACGAACATCAAAGTCACCTTCGATAATCATTAAATCAACAATGTGATGCCACATGGTGGGATTTAACGTGAAAGTATCATCGAAGTCAAGTGCTATTTTCTTTTTCTCGAATGGTTTCACTTTTCCCCCGGATCTGCATTTTCACCGCGATCCCACTTATCGCACTTCTTGTCTACAAAGTATTCAAGGCGTCTTTGGGCTAATGCCGCGCGGTCCATACGATCTTCTTGGTCTGGGTCTACTGCATCTTCCATTTCCAGCATAAATGCAAGGTCAATAGCGCAGTTTATAACATCCGCAATTTCACAGATGGCTGGTTCATCACAACGCCAAGGGCGATTTAATGCTCGCGATAGTTCACCAACTTCCTCTACAAGATTCTTGAACACCGAATCAATAGTCCGGGCTTCAGCCCGAACCGAGGACTGGAGGACGCGTTCAGCGATTCCTGTCATTTAGACTCCTTTTTGTCTTCTTTTGTTTTGGCGGCTGCATCCAACTCTTCAGTATATTTCTTGATTTGAGCATCAAGATACTTAATGGTGCTATCAGCCAGTTGTTGTGTACGTGGTGACTCGACCACATTCTGACCTACATACGCCGCAAGCATTTTATATGCTGTTTCTTTCTGTGGCATAAAGTTAGCGTACAGGATACCTAGGAAACATACAACCATGCCAAAGACTGCGATCTTACGTGGACCTTTGGTAACATCCTTTACCACAACAGGTGTTGTTGATTGGCTCTCCTTCCGGGTTACTTTATAAATTGTGGACTGCTTAATATAGTTGCTGGAGAGCTTTCCATCAGGCAAGCGAACTCGAAGTGTATTATCACTGTTCCATACCGTAACGATCTCAATCGTATCCCCGGCCTTATATCCACTCCAGTCTTGGTTGAGAATCAGGTTTTCACCTTCGAAGAACTGATACCCTAAGGCTGTACCATTCTTCTCAAGGTCTTCATAAATCTTCTGACCGAAATAGCAGGCGGCGTATGCGAGAGCAGAGATAAGCATCAGAGCAACCCAACCACCATAATTACCGTCTGTAGTCAGAACATCAATCACATAAATCAGAAAAGGCCATGAACCCATTTTGTAATCTCCTCTTAAGATAACTTTAGTTAAGTGTTAAATTTCCAACAGTTTCGATGAAGCCGAAGGGCATGGAAAATACCTTCACCATATAAATCTTGTCCTTACCATCTTCATAGTAAGGCACAACTACAACATCATCAGCTCCCAGAGGAAGCATAGTCATAATCATACCAGAATCTACAACGTATTCAAGCACAGCTTCTTTGGTGGCAGGAATTTCTTTCTCTGTTTGTTTGCTTTCCAACAGGCCACCACGGTGTTGACGAATACGGATTGTTTTCATTTATTTTCTCTCCAGCGTTGCGGGTTTTTCTTCATTGAATGCTTGGCGGATGCCCATATCGTATCCAACACGGAGAATCTCTCTTTCGATCAGGAACTCTATATCGTGTTTTAACTTATCATATACCGCATCAGGAAGTCTTTCAACAACCCAGCTTGCACCTTGAGAGAGAGTAAGTTTTGCCATTTTCTTGTCGGCTCGCGCCGCCCCCAGTTAATCGTCGCATTTAGAAGCTCCTGTCGCCCGTGGCTCCGAACACATTGCACTTCCACACACATCTAACACCCGTAAACGGGTTAGCTTATGGCTAATCCACTTATGGATGACTGAAGTGATGAATCACTTCCTCTTGAAACTAACTATACACTAACTAAACCATAGATCAAGATCTTTTTATAAAGATCTATGTTTTAGGTTTTATTATCTTTATTGTTTTATTCTTTATTATGTCGTAGGTCATCCATGTCCGGGGTGTCCGGTCACCAGTGTCCGGGGTTGGTTACTTAATAGCCACCTCATCTTTGGTGATATACAGGCTGGTTTTTCCTGGTCGGTTGACTACCTCTAGGTATCCCAACTCTTCTAATTTCTCCATAGACCGACGAACAGTCCTTTCAGAAACACCAACCTCTTCAGAGATAGTGGTGGTTGATTCACAAAACTCTGAGCCTTTGCTGTGAAAGAACTGCCACCTGAATTTCAAGTACAGGTAAATGCGGATATCCGTTGAAGATAACTTCAGATTGGATATCATCCCATAAGAGCATAAAACACTGAAACTCTTAGAGATTCTCATGTTTCTACCTCCAGATAATTATTCAAGTGATTTTTAACAACCTCTTGGGCATACTCTTGAGATGCACCGTTGTAGTGAAGAACAGCCAGATCACATCCAAGTTTGTGCAAACTTCTCTCGAATGGAGACAAGTGTGTCATCATAACTTCGACCAGACTTAGCTCTTCTTCTGTGATATGGAGGGGATCATCCGTGAAATCCCTGGAAATGATAATCTCCCTCTCCCCACCTTCTCCGGCACCATAGACCTCGACAATCTTCCTGTTACAGAAAATTTCGTACTGATAGCTTTTACCTTCTTGGGCTTCAAAGTTCACAATTAGACAACAACCAAGCCCCAACAAGAGGACCTGGAAATCCAAATTGTGAACAACTTTTTTATTTAAAGTGCTCATCTAAATCCACCGTCTTTCCGAATGGAGGAATCCAACCCTTACGACCACCGCAGATAACCCAGAGAGTGTTGTACTTACGTCCCCAGCTTGAGCCACGATGTCTCAGGTCCTCGATGTAACCATCTGTGAAGATTATAACCTCTTTTGCCTTAGGAATAAACTCATCGATGTACTCAAAAGCACATGCCGCAGTCGTTCCACCAGTCGATGTAACTCTGTAATCCAGAATTTCCTTTATGTTGTCCTGTGTGTACACGTTGACGTTGCCAACTTGGGTTGACCAACAGAACAATGTGATACGGAAACATTGGTACAGGGTGCTCAAAGCGATGATCTCATTAAAGATACGTGTCATTGTTTGACGAGAGATAGAACCTGAAACGTCAAAACCGATTACGATATCTACAGTTTCTGTTCGTTTTCTACCCGGCATAACCATGAACTGTTTCTTAGTTAAAGCACCGTGATCACGAAGAACTTTTGTCATCCCGCCGGACCGACGACCTAAAACCCGATAAGTACGATCAGATTTAACACGAGAAATCATCCGTTGCTTAATTATTTGCAGGTAATTAATCTTCGGTTTACCTTTTTGTGCGATTAATTCTCTGGCTTCTTTCGGTCCTTCACCGCCAGCGGCTTTCATAGCGGCGTCAATCATGTCCTCAGACCAAGACATATCCTCATCTTCCTGATCAGGAGACTTCTGTGGGTGTGGGTCTGTATACCCCAGAATATCTAGGTCTTTATCATAATCCCCGATGTGCGCCCCCAGCGGCTTACCTTTACTATCCCCGGCTTCACCAGGCAAAAGAGCATAAATTTCTTCAGCCGTTTTCCCCTCGTACTGATAGTCACAATAGCAGTAAGCAAGGAATCCAAATTCTTTTGACTTATCAAACACTTGTCTATGAGTGAACCATTTCAAACTCTCAGCTTTCTGGCCCAACTCCTTGACCAGATCAGTGTTGATATAGTGATCGGCTGCGATATTGAAACGTCTACGGTCAAATGTTTTCCCACGAGACATGTGGTCGTTGGTGACATGGCGGACCTCATGCATTAGAATAAATACAATTTCCTTCATGGTTTTTTGACGATAGAAGACATCAACATATTCTTTATATTCATCTTTTTGCTGTTGTGTCATCATCGGATGCTTGTCAATACGAGCAAAAACCTTTTTCTTGCGATCAACAGGCATACCCATAATGAACTCTGGGTTAAAGTATAGGTTGCGATGATCAGTCGCTGCGGTTGGAAGCCATGCACAGTCAACTATCAGCGGCATACCGCTTAATAGCGTCCCGTAGAAGGGTCGATTAGTAAGTAAAGCGATGCGGGCAGACTGAACTTTCTTCAGTGCTTCATCAGCCAGTTCCATAATGCTTTCTTTTTCATCTGTATACATTCTTATCTCCAAGAAAAAAGGCCATCGTAACTGATGGCCTTATTATAGGTTAATTCATCACCCTTTGCAATGCAATTTGGGGTAAAAATTCATCTATCCCTTCAATCCTGAAACCCCACGCTAATTGTGGGCCAGGCGCTCCCGGAAGGTGAGGAACAGCAAACAAGACGATCCCATCAATAGCCCCTCGAATCGCGTTCTCTGTGAAAGTCTCTACCAGATCCCCGAAACTAAGACCCGGCCTGAAGCCAGCATTCAGCATTTTTTGCTCTGGCGGGGATGCTGGCCTGCCCAAGATATCTTCGTACATTAGGTGTTCTCCTTTATTTCAACAACCTCAATGCCGCCTGTATTATCGCCTTGGTAGGTTACTTCGACATACTTTTCACCTTTATTGTATCGTATTTTGAACTCTCTTTTCTTCTTAGATAGCTCTTTTGAGTATACAACTTCGGAGTAGTCGAAATGTCCAAGGCGGTCCAGTGCGAACCGCTCAAGGAGCTTGTCCATTTACACCACCTTGTTCAGCATTGCTGTAACTTTTGGCAGGCTAAGTCCCGTCTGGATCATCAGTTGAGTCATAGCCGTTTCCATTTTCTTGGAGACGATGATGAAATTATCTTTGGCAAAGCCAATGTTAAGATCCAGAATCAGAATGGATTTAGGCTCACCAGTAAGCTTCTCCCCTGTCATTGCACAGGTGCTGCGAATATATTTGGCCTTGAACTGAGCATATGTCACACTTACTTTCATACCGACATTTGCAAAAGTATTGCAGTAATTTGCATAGGCAAGCGCAACAGCTACATCTTCTGGCAGTGCAACACTGATAGCTTCTTTCGGTTCAGCCTCCACTTCCACAGGCGCAGTGGTTTCTTCTGCCGCAGGCGGTTGTTTGTGTTCGTGTTCAGCAAGCTCTTTGTAGTCGGTGTTATGATTCTTTTCTACTTCTGCCATGTGTTCTTTCATGTCCATTTTTGTCTCCTGTTGTGGGATATATTTAGTTTTCAGTTTTTCGAGATGGTCTTTAGACATATTCAGTATCATAGCCTGCACAATCTCACGGTCTAGCGGGTCAATTATAGTGATGGCTGTTTTCTTGTCAACCAAACGATCTTTCAATTCATTGGCTCTTTGCAAGACAACGCATACATTTCCACGAACATAACCTTTCTTATCGTCAATGCGCTCAACTGTCGGATACAATGGGTCTTTTTCGCCATGTACCGACCTCGTGCTAAAGTTCATATTGGTGTAGTCGCACGGGCCGATGCCCAAAAGCTTTTCTCCCATCATGAACCAGTCATCAAGGGTCAAGGAGAATTCTAAACCCCGTTTCTTTGTGCGTTCTACCTTTTTATGATACCGTTCTTCTAGACTTTTAATCTCGCTGTTGGTAAATTTCTTTTTAATATCAAACATTTCTAACTCCTTGGGTCTTACCCGTTCTTAGTAAGGTGATTATCACCATTCTGAAAAGAGTTGTCAACCCTTGATTTCTAAAAAGTGGCGGTGTATCTTTGTTCATTATTTGTATAAGAGGGAAAGTGAGATTATGAGCAAGGTAGATATTAATGTAAAACCAAACTATACTTGGAATGAGGAGCGGGATTTCATAGATAAGTTGTTACAAGGGAAGCAGGCTGCTCAAGAGAGATTTCTTTCAACTTTTGAGAGGGACAGACATGTTGACAATCCTATCACCCGCTTTAGAGATTATCTTCAAGGGGTACAGGATTCGAACCCCATATTGGACATATTTTTGTCATGTCTCCATAAACTCCCGGCGCATGGTGGCCCTTTTTATTGGCAATGGCATTCCGGTGATGTCCGGGAGTATGGTTCTGATATGAGTCAGAAGCTAAATGTTTCACGTATGGAAATAGCCCACCAATCACATATTACGGGTGGCGACCCTTGGACACATCGCTTTGTAGAAACAATCTCCATCGATATTTATGGTCACGGTTGCGGTGAAGCATTTCTTGGTGGGTTCTGCAATTTTAACTACCGTACTAAGTATTTTCTTGAGTGTATAAAGCAGCTTTTGGTGGGGATGTCAAGGGATACTCTTGCTCTTCGTTTGGTTGTCGAATACACCGGTTATCAAAAAAATGCCCCTATCCAATCTTGGATGGCCCATAATGGGGAGAGATTAACCCTTAAAAATGTAAGCCTCATCAGTGGTGATTTGGTTCTTTACTCTGACTATCTTGAGCCTTCCGCATTAGATCGTATTTGTAGCCAAATAAATCATTCTGTTATCAACATCATGAACAGAAAGATCGCTAATAAGGCACGTAAGGCAATGTTCGTTTGTTCCCCGAAAGAAACAATGTTCCACTTGGAATATGACCCCAAGTTACAGAGTATGATGGAGGGGGACTCCCCGACAGAGGAAGAACTGATGATGATGTCGATCGCAGGGTATGAAGATGAATTTTGGCTTGACAACGTAAAATCTTTCGATAGACTGAACATAAAACCCTTTAACCTAGAGGAAGCTGTCAAATGGTATCAACAGACAAGAGTTGTATTCAAGCTTTAAGTCCGGCCCAGGAACTGGCGCTGGCGATCAAAATTGCAGCAGAAGCCCACCTCAATCAGAAAGATAAGGGTGGTAACCCATACATCCTTCACCCGCTGAAGGTAATGCACTATCTGAAGACTGATGATTTTCAGCTTATGGCTATCGCCGCGCTTCATGATGTGGTTGAAGACACCGATGTTACCGCTGCGGATCTGGTTCTGCTAGGCTTCTCGAACCGTGTGAAGGATGCTGTGGTTCTTCTGACGAAAACCCCTAATCAGACACCGGAAGAGTATTTTAACCGCCTGGCCCAAAACTATGATGCGGTACGTGTGAAGCTTGCAGACCTGCGCCATAACTCTGATGTTCGTCGTCTGAAAGGTCTGACAGATAAGGATTTGTTACGTGTTCGTAAGTATCATGACATGTATCTTCGTCTGACAAAGATGAAAGAACACCACGAAGCGATCAACATGTTGGCTACATTATGATCATTACGAAAAAATCAAATGGCCTTCCTTGGTTAGAAATGGAAATTCCTGACAAGGTTGTAGTATGTGCGAGATGTTTTTCCACTTATAACCTGAAAGATGCTCCTGTAAAGGCTCCCGATCAGCTTCGGATTAAGGAACCTTGTTGCCCGAACTGTGGCTTTAAATGGTATTTGTCATGAATTTCTTTAAGGAGATTTGATATGAAAAGCAAAACAAGTCAACAACTTTATGAAGAACATCTTGAGAAAGGTACGCCTATTGAGACCCTTCTCAGGGCTATGGTCAACAGGGCGGATCGTTACCAGAACTATTACAACAGTATGAAAAATCGTGTGGAAGTTTACGAAAAGCAATATGACGAGCTACTTCGTAATACAGGCCGACTTATTACTACCAAAGTGGACCATATAGCACAAGACACCTGGGGGTCATACGTATGGTACAGGCATAACAAATACCGCTGGAATGGCAAATACTGGTATAAAACAGATGATGAAGGGCCGCATTACAACGCAAGGCACTATCATGGTAAATTTACTGTGGATATTATTCTTTCAGAAGAAGATATGCCGGAAGTTTTCATTGGTAAATGCACGGGCAGCGTGTTCGGAGAAAAGGTGATCACAGCTAAAGGGCATATGATCGGGTACGGTGATGAATTTGAATTGAGGAAAATAACCAATGTCTAACTGGAAAACAGCTCTGGACCTACGTGACATCTGGTCTAAAAGAAATGGTGAATGCGGTAGAGAAGACTGGACAGATAAGACGGTGCATGAGTTTGCTAAAGAGATAGCCCGCCGTCTTGAACGGAAATTCCCTCGCGAGTCAAACTACGACAACTGGGATAATGGCTGCGATTATGAGCTGTGTGATATAATTGGCTATTTCCGGGATGTTCCAACATACCCGGATTGGCTAGCCTCTATTGCAGAATGTGAAAATGGGGGGTATGATGCTGATCCTATTCGCCATTATACACCCTTGCGGGAATTCAACGACATCATGAAAGATTTTTATGATTGGTGTGATGAAAATCGCGTATGGGTGGATAAATAATCATTGCAATGGGGGAGGATCAAATGTATCCTACTCCCGAATTTCATTTACAGGAGACAAATAATGTCAAGTCGCAACATCTTTTCTGGAAACTGGATCACTTTGCGAGACCTCCCGCCGCTCGTACAATTTTGCCAGCGTCACAAACGTTCACTGATGATCTTCGGTGGGGCAGGTATTGGTAAGAGTCAGGCTGTGAAGCAAATTGCGGATTCTCTTTTCGGGCCTGGTGATAACCTAGTAGACTTCCGCCTGGCGGATAAGGATAACACGGACCTCACCGGGGTGCAGATTCCATACACCGATGACAATGGTGTTACTCGCACAGTGTACGCCTTGCCGGATTTCTGGCCTCGTGATCCTAACTGGAAAGGTATTGTGTTCCTTGACGAGCTTCTCCACGCAGAGCCTTACCTTCAGAAACTGGCATTCCAAATCATGCTGGACCGTCGAATCGGGACCTACCAGTTCCCTGAGGGGGCTGTACTGGTTGCTGCTGGTAACCGTGCTGGGGATGGTACTGCCGTGACTGCACTGGAAGCTCCTTTGGCTAACCGTATGATGCTGGTAGAGCTTACCTATAGCGCATCGGTGTTCATCGAAGACTATGCCATGCAGAACGGTATTCATTCGTCAATCATTGGTTTTCTGTCTCGTAAGAACAGTGCTATTGAAAACTATGAAGAAATGCTGGATATCGGGTGTCCTTCTTTCGCCACACCGCGTACTTTAACTTACGCCAGTGATGTATTGTACGATTACGATGCTAATTTGCTGCCTGCCAACCTAGCTAAAGTGGCCCTTCAGGGCTTCATTGGCACACCTTTAATGGCTGAACTGTGGGCATACCACACTAAGATTCGTAATATGGTTCCGATCGAAGACGTTATGAACGGTACTGCCCAAGATCCTGGAGACCTTCCATCAGACAGCCTGTGGATTTTGGGTTCAGAAGGCGCTATTTGGTTGCGTAAGGCTATTGCAGATACCAACTACACTGATGATCAGATTATTGAATTCTCTGGAAACTTCCTTCAGTATCTTTACGATCACTTTATGGACCAGAACCGAGACTTCGTAAGCTCTATCTTCCTGTCTTTCATTAAGGAAAATGCGTTTGGTAAGGCGTTGTTGACCACTGCGAGCAACCGTGACAAGCTTCCTGCACGTTTGTTGAAGGCAAAGCCTATCATAATGAAAATTATGGCAGACTTCCAGGTCAACTACGCTGAAGATATTAAGCTTATTGAAGGAAAATAATATTGACAGCCCCGAGAGGGGCTGTTATGCTTCATGTATCAAACAAAACGAGGATACACTCATGCAAATTACTGAAACCCTGAACGACCAACAACGTCTGATGTCTCTTGCTGACAAACAAATGCTCCGCAAGTGCTACCCTATCTTCAATGAGCTGGAGTCAGAAGGTTATGAAGTTGAGTTCTATTATGTGAATAGCTTCGGTGCTCTGACCATCGTTCCAAGTGTTGGACGTATCCGTGTTAAGGCAAACCAAGAAGCGTTAACGGATGCTGATTATTGTTCTAGCTTCGCGCACAAAGTACGTCAGTCTTTTGAATCGCGTCTGACTAATCCTAAATTCTTGGCAGGTCAGAAAATTTCTACCAGACTCAAACACAAGGGTCATTACAGTGTCTAATTCGGTGATCTACAAAAACCAGTTTCGTAACATCTGGCGCAAGTTTGTTAACGGTAAAGGCTATGTGTCTGGTGACCAAGGCCTCACCTGGACAGAAAACGGTGCCCCTGAGGACTTGATCAAGCGATTACCTTATTACGTGGAGGTTAAAGTATGAGACGTTCACCAGGTTTTGGTTATATCTACATTCCCGATTTTACTGGGGAAGAGCGCCTTGTTAGGATCAGTGACCTTGACATCAGTGATATTGAAAATCAGGCGCGATATGGACAGGCTGAAAAAGAGTGTTATCTTCGTACAGACAATGGCTTCTGTCAGTCAGGCTGGACATCTGGCATAACCGCAATGGAAGTTCTTGAGAAGATCGCTAAACACGATAAAGATAATCTTGGGGCCTTCCGTGATTATGCACATCGTAACCACATTGTCCTGATGAAGGGGGAGTTATGGTAAGAAACTTTTGGAATCCTGACGAGATCCCTTCTTCTGTACCGATCACTGAAGCGCATTTCAAAAATGTCGGAGGTGCCAATGATCTGGTGCAGGCATATCAGCCACACTGGTTCGATATCGAGGCGATGATCTGTTTCTTTACACACTGCATGGTGTATGGGGACCGTGAAACTTTCCGCCCTGCATATGAGCGTGTCCAACGTTTGGCTGATGAAGTGAGGGAATTCGGTTGGAATGAGGACCGTGTTCGCCGTTGCAAGGCTCTCGGAGGGCTTGAAAAAGAGGTCTATGAGGTCTACCCTCATCTTTTTGTACAACAGGGGTGATGAATGAATCTTCAGAACATTGGGCCAGAGTTAACAGAAGACCAGAAAGAAGAACTGGAAAAGGTCCGTGAAGCCCTCAAAGAAATGGTTAGCGATAGAAAGATTGTTGTTCTTGGCTGTGGTAACCCTGTAGGGTACTCAACACTAGCGTCTTTGTGGGATGCAGAAACCATTTCTTTGGACGCGATATCTGCCCGTCCTGCAAACAATACCATTATGATTGATAATGATGATGTTGACTATGCTAAGTTTAAGATTGTTAAGGGGCGCGGCCACAACAAACTAAAGAAGAAAAAGAAGAAGAGGAAATAATGGCAAAATTCAAATTTCCGGCCTCTGAACTAAACGAGTGTTGGTGGCTTGACACCGCCGACTGTGTTATGGCAGGATACACCTATCGACGGCATCGGGTGTTTGTTGTCTGTGCGAAAAATCGTGCGGATGCTATTGAATCCATGAAAGATTTTAAAGAGAGGAGTTGCAAATGAATTTAGACCAGATTGTTACAGGAAGTAAGGTTAAGTTTAATCCCAATCAAGACTGGATGGAGGAAGATTATTCTTTGGATGGTGTTTCCATCGGGGATATAGGTGTTGTTGTTGGGGTTGATTGCGGTGATGTCTTAGTTGACTTCACCCGCCAAGACGGGACTGTCTCAGAAGGTTTTTATGCTTTCCCTGAAGACTTGGAGATTGTACATGAAAGTTAAAATGACGAAACACTACAGCGCCCATCCTGAAGAGCCACGTTCTGGTGATATTCTTGAAGTGGTGAGTGAGAAATATAATGGCTCTTTCCTTGACCACTATATGTGTGAGTGGAAGGGGATGGATATCGTTGTCTATCCTGATGAATGTGAGGAAGTGCGATGAGCTTCAAATACAAAGTTGGTGACCTGATCGAGGCTGCAAAAAGCGGTGAGATTAATGTCTTTGGACATGGCTGTAACTGTTTTTGCACAATGGGGAGCGGAATCGCCCCGTTGATCAAAGAAGCATTCCCTAAGATGTACGCTGCCGATCTGAAAACTGAGAAGGGCGATAAGACCAAGCTGGGAACCTGTACAATGGCCTTTTTGAATGATGGATCTCTCGCAGGATTTAATCTGTATTCGCAATACGGCTATAATCGCCGTAAACAGGGCCTCAGGGACCTTGATTACAATGCCCTGTACGATTCGATGGTTGAGATGAAAAAGCTCTTACAGAGCTATACAGACGGCCCTATGGACACCTATCGAATCGGGTTCCCTAAAATCGGTGCTGGCCTTGCAGGCGGTGACTGGAACGTCATCGAGGCAATGATCAAATCAATCTTCTTTGATTGTGATGTGACAGTTTATGTCTTGAAAGAATGGGAAATCCCTGGTTACTACCCTCCAGACGACGGCCCTCTGACATCAGAACAGATCGCTGCCATTCGGGAAATGACAAAATGTGGATTATCCACAGGGGGGACTGGATTATCGTGGTTAAATTGAGAGACGGTATGGTAGCACATACCAAAAAGATCGACCTTTATGTGGGTAATACGGTGTTAACCTATAACGCCCCTCGTGGTCAGAGCTTTGCCATACTACTACTTGGGGTAGAGAAACCAAGTGGTGACGGCACGGGTATTCAGATTGACGAATGGCTGAATAGTCGTGGCTGGAAGCTGGAGGGTCCTGATGAGTAAATCGGTTTTTGTCATCTATGACACTGTTGACAGATGCCTCTGGAACCACAAAGCCAAGATTGGATGGATTAGCTCTGGCGCTGCCAAGAATGCGTGGAATCTTGTCCACGCAACATGGAGTGGGAAGCAGTATTTTGATGACCAACAAAGATATGTAGTTCTTGAACTTTCTGGCGGACACATTAGCAAATTATTTGAGGAGAATAAAATTGACAAAACCAATTAAATACCCAAGCACCGCACAGTTCCGTCAGGTTATCCGCACCATGCATGATAAACTGACGTTCGACGGTATTGATGAAGAGGGCAATATCAAGCGGAAGGTGTTGCCACCGGAAGCGTACCTGATCCCGTACATCGGTACGGTTAAGCTTCACGGCACTAATGGCAGTGTGGTATTCCACTCTGAGGATGAAGTTGTCTTCCAGTCCAAAGAGCGTGTCGTGACTGTAGGTGACGATAACAATGGCTTCGCGGCCTTCATGTCTCGAAAAGACACCGCAGAGTTGCTTTCTCAGGTTAAATATCTGTGTGAAGTCAATGACGTTGAGTTCCAGTTCCCGGTTGAAATTGCTGGTGAATGGGCTGGTCGTGGCATTCAGAAAGGTGTTGCCATCACTGAAGTAGAGCCGTTCTTTGCTATCTTCCGTGTGGCTGTGGGACGGGATGAGGCAACGGATACCCTCAACTGGCTACCACCAACGTTCCAGTTTGGAATTGGATTGCCGGATGCCCGTATCTACAGTATCCTTGACTTTGGTTACTGGATGGCTAATATTCCATTCAATGAGCCAGAGCTTGTCCAGAATGACCTGGCAGAACTGACTCGTGAAGTGGAAAACAAATGCCCGGCAGGTAAGTTCTTTGGCGTAGAAGGTATCGGTGAAGGCATTGTCTGGTCTCCAAAAGATCCTGAGCTTTCTAAAATCTCTGGCCTGTGGTTTAAAGTCAAGGGTGATAAACACTCTGTATCCAAAGTTAAGACCCTGGCGGCAATCGACCCAGAACGCCTCGCAAGTATGCGTGAGTTCGTTGAGTACGCTGTGACGGAAGCACGTCTTGAGCAGGGTGTCAGCGAAGTCGGTCTTGACCAGACTAAGATCGGTGAATTCATTGGGTGGATTAACCGAGACATCAACAAGGAAGAGGGTGATGTTCTGGAAGCCAGCTCCATGACCATGAAAGATGTTGGCAAGTTTATCAGCAACAAAGCTCGTGCATGGTACATGACTCGTCTGAGTGAGGAGGGCTAATGGCCCTCATTGTAGCCACAACGCGGTCTGTTGAAAAAAGACCTGGACATTCTTTCACCGAGTGTGATACCTTGATTTTCGAAGACGAAGAACAGGGCAAAAAGTTTGTTAAAGAGAACAAACAGTTTGTCTATCATGTCCAAAAAGCGAGGGTCATTAAGAATGGTGAGACCAGAACCGAAGTTTAAAGTCGGGCAGATAGTCAAAGATACTTGGAGCGGTAAGATAGGCCCTATTTCAACCATGTACTTTTCAGAAGGGGATGAGTACAACAAGGCCGAATGGGCATATTCTATAGACCATATCGGGTGGTTATTCCATCCAGAGTCGGACTTGGAGGCGGTTTAATGGGTCTGCGTGAATACTTAGCAGTGAAATTAAAACATGCAAAGGAGCAATCTATGGTTAAGGTGAATGGTAATACCATCACTATCAACGGGAATACCGTGGTTAATGGTAGCATTATTGGTGGGGACTTGAGTATTTCTGCAAATGGGGATAAAATCCTCATCAACGGAAAAGAGGTCTACGCCACTTCTGATAAAAACATCACTGTGGTCATCCACGGGAATACCGGTAGCATAAACACCACATCTGGTGGTGTGAATGTTTATGGGACAGCAGGCAATATTAAGACTGTGTCTGGTGATGTCCATGTTGAAAAAGGGGCACTTGCAGATGTGACCACCGTCTCGGGAGACGTTATAGCAGAAACCATTGAAGGTAATGTTAGAACAGTCTCAGGAGATGTCTCTCACCGTCGTTGATATACAGCCCCGCAATGGGGCTTTTTAATTTGGAGTGTAAATTTGAAATTGAAAAATCTGATTCTGGCAACCGCCTGTGTGTTTTCTCTAGCCACCACACCTGTACTGGCTAAAGACAACGCAAAGAAGCCCAAAGTTATCCATCTTTGTAAGAAGGATGACACAGCGGTAAACATCTTGGCATGTAATATGTATCGAGAGGCCCGTGGAGAAAGTGATTCCGGGTTAATGTCGATAGCATTTGTCACTTTGAATCGTAAGGATAACGATAAGTACCCTGGAACGGTAAAGAAGATCGTTTACCAGCCCGGACAATTCTCCTGGACATCTTCAGGAACAACGTTTAAAGTCTATGAAAAGGATCGCTGGGAGAAGGCACAAGAGTTTGCAAAAGTTCTGATCAAGATTCATAAACAAAACAGGATCGTCTACGATGCTCTAGACATAACACATGGAGCAACCCACTACCATTCACGAAAAGTAAAACCCTACTGGACAAAGGCCATGCTACGCACAGTCAGGATCGATAACCATATCTATTATAAAGAGAAAGAAGATTCTCAGGGGGCATGAACTCATGAAGAAATTCTTAGTAATATTTGTTTGCATTACCCCTCTGTGTGTGATATTGTCACTGTCACAGCCCATGTATTGGGAACAAATTTGTGGAGCATACGCAATAGGTATGGCTACAGCGGCCTTTAGACTAAATACAAACAACTGCAAAAAGTAGGAGAAGTAGATGATAATCGAGCGTAATGAGAAGAAGGTAGAAGTTAGTACCAACGTCAAACGCTATCAGGCTGGTATCGCGATTAATGCTGAAACTTTCAGTATCTTGATCGATGGTATTTATGAGGACAAGATCCTTGCTGCCTGTCGTGAACCCCTGTTCAATGCGGTAGATGCACACACAGAAGCCGGATGCCGGGACAAACCGATTATCATCCACTCCCCAACGGACCTGGAACCGTGGTATTCTGTCAAAGATGGTGGTATTGGGATGGACTTTGACATGGTTACCCAGACCTTCATGATGTTGGGGTCGTCCACTAAACGTGAATCCAACGACCTGATCGGTGCGAAAGGTATTGGCTCCAAGGCCCCGTTCACCGTTACGGACATGTTCAGTGTCATCTCTGTCAAAGATGGTACTAAAACCGTGTACTCTGTTCATAAAGACCAAGGGATACCTGAGGTTGTGCCTCTCCACGAGTCAAAAACCATAGAAGAAAATGGTGTTGAAATCAAATTCAACGTTGACCCGACAGAGACTGAGAAATACCGCCGTGCAATTATCAGTTGCCTGCGTTATGCTAAATTCCCTTACGAGATCAACGACCCGTTTGTGACTTCATCTATTCGAGACCGTACCTACCCGGTGCAGTATACGTTCAAAGATGAAGAATCTGGTTGGATGCTGGAAATGTATTCGTCGGTATCTAACAACGCCGATAGCGTTGTGGTTATGGGACAACAGCCATACAAGTCAAAGTTTCTGAGCAATAACCCTGAATGGCCTCTAATGATGGTGTCCATTCCGATCGGGGATTGTGACGTAAACCCAGGGCGTGAATGGACTATCGAGGGTAAGAATGACCGTGGATTCGAAGAGCGTCTTAAGGCATTTGTCCAGACTGCCCTTGATCGTCGTGGTGAAGAAATCTATCATGAACTCCGTAAGCTTCCAAAACTTGCGGATGTTCTGGAGTATATGAAGCGAGTTGGCGGGTGGTTTGCTACAAAATACGGCGCAAAATACATTGCAGAATTGTTCAGAGATTACGTTGACACTGTAAGCGTGAAGGGATGTGTAACTTACAACGGTCACGGGGAGAAGCGCAGAACTGACAAAGACTATTCATATGCGGATATGATGAATGGTTACCATCTTGTATACAACGACGACAATAAGCTGGTTAGAAGTAAATGTAATCAGTTGTTTGATGTAACAGGTAAGGCCGTCTATCTGACGGACAATCTTGGTGTGGCACAAATGTGTGATAATCCATTCTTTGCGGGAATGATCCATAAGCTGTCGGATTTGGAAAAGCGTCCAGCATCGAAGTCGGATAAAAAGTATGGCGGCTATAGCCTGTATGAACCAGGGCATCCAGTATGGATCATTGAGCAGAGTGGAGCTATTAGGAAAACACGTATCTCCCGTGCGGAATTTGATGATATCAAATATGCCATGATCTATTCTGGTGGTCAGGCACGAGGGACTTGTGACCTTGGGTCTACGGCGTACCTTTCTAACCGTCATCAACCGGAGACCTTCTTGTCAGATCTTGGTATTGATGATAAATTATACATCGTACCTTTAAACCGAGTGAGTTGGCTGGATGATGATGTTAGGATGATTACACAGGACGACCTTTATAAGGTTGCAAGTTCAAACCTGTTGGATTATCATCTTAATCAGTTAACCAGACAGCGTGAGTATCGCTCTCTCTTGGAAGACTTAAAGGGAATAGGTGTAGAGGTTGTCAAAGACCCTGAATACAAGGAAAAGGTTAATATGGCTAGTACCCTTTACCATGTTAAAGGTTATTATAGTGCAGAAAGAACTGCGAAGAGAATCGTCAATGGACGTATTCGTGTTGGGAAAAGCCTGATTAACAAGGTAAAAGAACGTTACCCGTTACTGAAGCACATCCCGATGGAGCATTTTAACTCACCAGAGGTGGCTGAGTATCGTAAATTTATTGATAGCAAAGGAGAGAAATAATGAGTGATCTTTTTAAATCCCGTGCAGATGCTCGTGTTTGTGCTGCAAGTCGTGGTATGAAGGTTGTGGACCGTGGTGTATCCCCAGCGGTGCTGGCAGAGGGGCGTTGGATGGTTGTCCCCAAAGACAGTATTGGTGCTTCCCCGGAAAAGACGATTTCCTTCGATATGGAAACTTACCCTGCGCCAACTGCCTCTATGTTCTTTGCGAGTCGGGGAGAGGCCCGAGCATTCTCTAAGACTGTACAGAATGCGAAGATTATCGATCATGCAAAGACAACAGCAGGACATGACAAAGAGGAGGGAGTTGTCAAGGACCTTGGCAAGCGTGGTAAGCGCTGGGAAGTGGTGTTCGTAGTTTCTGATGTAGAAGTGAGCGTTACTGTTCCTCAGCTTCCAGAACCTACACCTGTGCCTATTAAGATTTCGGTTGTTGATGACACGAAAGCTGATCCCATTGTCATCATGACACCAGGCAACGTTTCCATCACACTTCCAGATGGAACCATTCATACTCTGGGCAGTAACAGCGAAATCTTTAACGACGTCGGTATGTTGCTGTTAAACAACAAGATCGACGAAGCCGTAGCGCTTATTGAAGCGGGGATCGCTGCAAAAGCTGAAGTGGCAATCGACCTTGGACCGGATATGAAGCTGCTAGACGGAATTCTGTACTGGCACGGTATCAAACAAGAAAGCGGTATTGCTCGCCGTATTGTTTCCGATATCGAGACCGGGAAGTTCGATAACCGTTATGTCGAGTTCATGCGGAAGCTGATGCTCAATCCTTCTTACAAATCGGTTGAAATGCTGTACGACTTCCTGGAGCATAACAAGTTCGAGATTCTGGAGAATGGCAACATCTTGGCCTACAAGGGTCTTAAACGCACTGAGAATGGTCCTCGTGACTGGTTCACAGGCTTGGTCCCTAACTGGGCCAACACCACAGTCACTATGCCAAGAAACATGGTTGAAGATGACCCAACCAAAGCTTGTAGCCAGGGTTTACATATCGCCTCCAAGGAATATGCCCGTGATTATGGTAATGTGGTTGAGGTATCTGTTGACCCGGCAGACATTGTTAGCGTACCATATAACTACAATAACAAGAAATGCCGCTGCTGCCGCTATGAGGTATTGACAGGAAAAGAAAAGCCAGCAGGTGCTCCTGATGTTATTGTTGTGGGTGTAAGGGGTGCTATCCTGGACGAAATTTATCTCGATAAGGAGGATTAATGTCTGATTTTGGAGTGGGAACGGAAGAGGCCTTAGGTGCTATCATTGAAGGCAAAAACGTTTTCATTACGGGACCTGGTGGTAGTGGCAAGAGCCATCTGATCAAAACAATCCAATCCCTGTATCCAAGTTCAACATTAACAGTGGCCCCGACAGGGGTCGCTTCACTTAATGTTGATGGAATGACAACTCATCGAGCTTTCGGGTTATCAATGGGGATAGCCACAGAAGATGATGGTAAGACAGTAAAAACTAAACCTAAAAAACTTTTAAAAAGCAAATCTCTTGAGCGTATCATTATTGATGAAATATCTATGGTGCGAGCCGACAAATTGTGGGAAATGGATCAGAAACTACGTGTTGCGAGAAGGGAGCCTAAGAAAGCTTTCGGCGGTCTTCAGGTCATCATGTTTGGTGATTTCTTTCAGAACCCTCCAGTTCTGACAGATTCTGAAGAAAACGCTTACTTCGAACTCCACAGCACAGAATTATCGTGTTTCTCAGACACTTGGGGAGAGATAAATCCATACCCTGTACTTCTTGACAAGATTTATCGTCAAAACAGCGTGCATTTTTCATCGCTATTGAATCATATGAGGAAAGGCGAGCGTATTGATGAAATAGTTAAATTCCTCAACAATCAGTGCTATTCAAAAGGTGCAGCACTGAATGCGATTACCCTGACTTCAACTAATGCCGCGGCGGAACGTATCAACAAAAAGCATTACGATCAGATACCGGGTGAAGAGGTTATTTACAAAGCCTCCAAAACAGGAGATTTTGCCCAGCGTCCAGTTGCTGAGAGTCTACACCTCAAGGTAGGGACTCGTGTCATGATCACCGTTAATGATCAGAATCCAGATGAAGACGGTCCTAAATTTGTAAACGGAACACGGGGTATTATCAAGGCCCTAAGGAAGTTTTCGGTAGATGTAGAACTGGAAGACGGCAAGGTTGTAGAGATCGAAAAGAATGTCTGGGAAAATGTTGAATACTTCCCAAGAAAGGTTATCAAGAATGGTAAGACTGAAGAGGAATTGGAAAAGATTGTTGTTGGAACATATACAAACTTACCCATTCGCCTTGGTTATGCAGTGACCATTCACAAAGCTCAAGGCTTGACTTTGCCAGAGGTTAATATAGACTTTGGTTATGGAGCTTTTGCTCCTGGGATGGCCTATGTTGCCTTTAGCAGGGCCACTTCTACAAAAGGTTTAAGATTGTTGCGTCCGGTTAAAGAACGTGATATTATCGTAGACCAAAGAATTGTTAAATTCTACAAAGACACATTCCCAGGAAAATTTTAGGAGAAAATAATGGCATCATATTCTCGTCTGGAGCTGGTAGAAAAGTTCCGCAAAGAACTTGAAGTATGGAATCAATGGCAGGTTCCTCGCTCTGAAAAAGCTATGGACACTACCCACATCCAAATGGCCTCTCTTGACGAGATGATGTCTGCTTATGGGTATGTCCCTCGTCGTCTTTCTAACTTCCCAGAAGTTAAAGATGGTCGCTTTGGCTACCAGCTTGCATTCCCTCGATGTAAAAAGATTTGTCGCCCATTCTTTATCTCGTTACAGGATGCAGTTAGCATCCATAATGGCAATGGGTACAAGGGGAATCCATTCCGTAGGTTGGGGGATCGCATGAGTTTTGCTCTACAGAACCGTATTGTTGAGCAGGTGGCGGTTCAGAGGGACAAGTCTTTGGAAGGTGGTATCAAATCAACTAAGAAGTGGATTAAGTTCTATGAGGAGAGCAAAAATGCAGGTTGAAGACTTCACTGACCTGAGTAAGGTAACAACAGAAAAGCTAATGAAACTCCGTGATATCGCTCAAGATTATCACGATGAGATGCAGCAAGCTGAACTGGAAGCGTGGGAAAGACTCCAAGATATAATTCATGAAATTGTCAAGAGGGCGAAGAATGTTCAAACGTCTAATTAACTGGCTCTTTGCCAAAGAGGATGAAACCACAGAAAATGAAGTTCGGGTATTTGACTTCACAGAACAAGGTCCTGGACATGATATCGCTATACGAGTCATCAATGATGGTGAATACGCAGAGGCAGTGGTTGCCCTGAAACTTGCGGATCTGCCGCCTGCGGTTGGTGACTTCATCGTCGTAGTTTTAGATGGTGTCCACAATACTTTTGTGGTAGAAACTTCAGAAGGTGTGAGCCTGACTGTTACTAAATTGACCCTAACTCGTTATGAAGGCGCAGAAGATGAAACATCGTGAAAATATTTGTAAGCTTATTGATGATTTGAAACGCATCGCAAGTCAAGCAACACCAGGTAAGTGGTGGATAGATTCACATGGTCATGCTATGGTTGCATTTTCAACGGAAGATGCTGGCATGGAAACAGTGTTTGTGACAGACGGAAATATGGGTCCGGTTGTGCGCCATGAGAACACAGGTAATCTTTCGGCTTGGCGCAATGATATGGATGCAACATACATTGCGACTGCCTGCCCTCAGAATGTGCTGGCAGTTCTGGAATATCTAAGTTCTGGTGCTAACGCGTGGAATACCATAAGCACTTATATGGAAACTCGCCTGCATGGTGATGCAGCCGCTTTACGTAATGATGTAAGCCGGAAGTTGTTTGATGACGGTTGTCATAGTGCAGCAGTCCATGCAATTCAGTTTATCGAGGCACTGATTGACCAGAATATTGAATTAAAGGCCGAACTGGAGTCTAAATGATCAAAGATTGTTTTGGGAATGAGGCGAGAGTTGGCGACAAGATCGCCTTCTCTCAAGGCAATGCTGGAGCAAAAAAGTGGGAATTCGGGGAGATTACCCGGATAACCGATAAGTGCATATATTTTCATGGTCGCGCCGGGGGAATGTTCCGTGACTGGCGTGATGATACCGAGCTTCGCCGTGGAGAAGGCGCGTTCGTAATTAATTTAGAAGCGAGAGGACTTAATGAGTAAAGCCGCACTTCCTGTAGAGATCGAATTCAGTTATGACCACCCTACTGCGGGTGTCGTCACCGTCGAAGCACTTTATTCTGTGATGGAAGGCGACCGTAACAGTCGTGAAAGCGATGTAGATTACAACGGTTTCCAGGATTTGGAGTATTATGCTGTATTCTCTGGAGATAAACAGATCTACGTTGACATTCCAGATGATGTCCTATACCATCATTTACGCGAGTATATTCGCAATCTTGAAATTGTAGGTTGCTTCCAGGAAGAGGAGGAGTTTTAATGAAACACGAAGTTAAAGTCGTCGAATTCGAATTCAATAACCACAGTGGTCCAAATTACGTGGCTAAAGTGTTGGCAGAACATCTTGATGAAGGATATACTATCGCAGGGCAATCTGAAAGCGCTAGATATCTGACCTACACCCTAGTTAAAATTATTCCAATTTCCATGACGGGTACGGTAACAAATGCCGATCACCAAGGGGTCAGTTTCCACTAAGGGAGGCCGTTTGAAGAAGAAAGTGATCATTCTTTATGATTACACTTCGGTCATGGCCCGTCCTTGGTTAGAGGCTGGCTATGAAGTTTGGACTTTTGATGGTCAACATTCACCAGGAGTCACCCGCGAGGGTGACCTTGTTAAAGTCGGGATGTGGTTCTTCCACGACAAGACCGTTCAACAAGCTCAAGAGATCAAAGAAATGGTTGGTGACAATGTTCACATCGTCTTTGGTTTCCCGGAATGTACTCACCTGACCAATGCAGGTTCACGTCATTGGGCTAAGAAAAGAGCAGCAAACCCTAACTTCCAGAAAGAAGCAATGGAACTTTGCCTATTGGTAGAGAAGGTTGGAGATTTATATAATGTTCCGTGGGCCTTTGAAAACCCTGTCGGTGTTCTCTCTTCAATGTATCGAAAACCTGATTACATGTTTGATCCTAAGGATTACGGCGGGTATCTCCCAACCACTGATATACACCCACTATATCCGCACGTATACCCTCCTCAGGACGCGTATAACAAGAAGACGTGCATTTGGATGGGCAATGGCGCAAAACAGCCTGACAAGCTTCCTGTGAAGGAATTGTACAAGGACAATCCAGGCTGGAAGAAGTGTGGTGGCAAATCCACCAAGACTAAAAATATTCGTAGTTGTACACCTCGCGGTTTTGCGGAGGCGTTTTACCAGAAAAATAAATGAGAGGGATAATGGGAAATGGACCGGATTGGGCGGCGTATCGCAAAGGTGGCAATGAAAACCCAAGAGCAGGTTTTGGAAGTAATCGCGGAGGCAAGTTGAGTTATAGTAACAATCGAGCAGAAGAGACCCTGGAATCAGTGCTGTCTGGCACCCGCATCATGGCTGTTCCCGAAATGAGTCTCTCTCTTGAAGCAGCACAGTATTTTAAGATCCGTTCTGCGGTATCCCCGGCGGATGGTATCACCCCGGTAGCAACATACTTGCCCTATTATGATAAGTATGGGAAACTGACGGGATTCAAGAAACGTGACTGGACGTTACAGAAGGAAAAGACAGGACACTTTTCAACTGTTGGTGCTGTGAAGGCATCATCTCAGTTCTTCGGTCAGCATGAAGCCTCTATGGGTGTTGGTCGTAAGCAGATCAATATCGTGGAAGGTGAAGGTGACGTATGCGCCGCATGGCAGGCAGCGTATGAGATGGTTAAGGCTATGTCCACCAGTCCAAAGGCCAGTAAAGGCGTTAAAGACTGGGCGGATAGCATCTTAAAAGGTATCCGTCATATTCAGAACGACGAGGACATTGGAGGTCTTCCGACACTACCCTATGTTGGATTAAACTGTGGTACTGCAAACGCTGTTGATACTTTCGCAAACAACGAGAAGTTCATTCGCAGTTATGAGAAGGTAGTCTTGGGCTTTGATAACGACGAAGCCACAGCATTAGAAAAAGAAAAGAAAATAAAGAAAGGTAAAGAAGCAACCGACGATGTCGCTAGCTTCCTGCTGTCAGAAAACATTTACGTTGTGCGATATCCTAACGAGCGTAATGACCCGGATGGCTTTAAAGACATTCGTGACATGTATGATGCAGGTAAGGTACGCGAGCTTTATGCAATGTTTACCAAAGCAGACGATCGCTATGTTCCTGATAAGCTTATCGGTCTTAAGGATATTACCATTGAGAATCTTCGCAAGAAGAAAAAAGATGGTGTTCCATTACCAGGGCTACCCGGCCTATATAACCTGACCCGTGGCCCCCGTACTGGTGAGCTTTGGACATTGACAGGCCCGTCTGGTGGTGGTAAGTCTACAATCTCTCGTAAGATTGAATACGCGATCATTGATTATCTTCGTGATATGTCAATTCCCCGCCTAGATGGCTGGACCGAGAGTGAGAAAGTAGCCATCATCCGTCTGGAAGAGGATGAAGAAGAGTCTGTAAACAGCTTGTATGCTGAAGAGCTGAAGGTGGACCCTAAGGCATTTGTTGCTGACCCGGAGCAGTTCTTAACCGAAGAGCAACACCTTGAGATTCACCAACGCTGGATTCGGGAAGATAAGATTAAGATCTTTGATCACTTCGGTTCTATCCCGACAGACCAGCTTATTCAGAAACTTAAGCAGATGGTGTTCCTTGATGGTTGTAAATGGATCATCCTCGATCACCTGTCAATGGTAATCTCTGGTCTTAAGTCCGACAACGAACGTCGAGACCTTGATAACATCATGACCGAGCTGGCAGCTTTCTGTAAGAAGTACGATGTTTTCATCTTATCAATCAGCCACATGAAGCGTAAAGAACTTCAGCTTCCGAAAGATAAAGATGGGAATCTATTGCCGTTCTGGTATCCGGTCCGTAAAGAAGACCTGCGCGGTTCTGCGGCCCTTGAACAACTCTCATGGGTGGTTCTGGGTGTTGAACCAGAAGAGCTTCCTGACCGCTCCCGTGGACGTGTACGTATCGTGGTGCTGAAGAACCGCCCACACAAAAAACTGGGTATCGCTGATACAATGGTTATGGATGACAACGGGCAGTTCTCCGATGCTTCCGGCTGGGAATGGGAAGATGGGATGTTCAAGCTTAATGGTGAAGTTATGCTTCGTCCTCAGAGTCTGATCCATCAACTCTCTCTGGAAACTCCGGTTGGAAAGGTAAATGTTCCGGCACCTGAGTATAAGCCAACCATCGATCTTGATAGGACACCAGTCCCTACTCTTGGTCCTGACGATGATACGCCTTTTTAAGGAGAAATGATGATTCAGAAACGTGAGCGCGGAGGGGAGAGAAATCTCCTTCCCGTTACTGATTTAATTCAGCGACCAGAAGTAGAGTTCTATGAGATTTCCGGTGTCTTGCCAGAGAAGATCCTTGAATTTTCTGAGAAGCTATCTAAGGTAAAAATCACCACTACCGCCATAACTCTTGACGAATTTTATCCCTTAGATGTTTATCTCCCAGAGTGGGTAAACAAAGACGTTGGAGATTTTTTATCGGATAATTCCATTGGTCCCCATCTTGACCATTGTATCTCAAGGGTAGCATCGGCTTTGGCGGCGACTATTGATGATCAGATTGGTGATGCAAAGGAGATTGTCTTCTCTCATGCGGATACCATTTTGTATGCAAACACAGAAGGTAAAATCGGGTATCTGTGGTTAGTGATCAACAAAACCGAACGGTCACTTATGCTGCAATCAGAAATATCTTTCAAAGTAGTCTAAATACCAACTGAGAGGTGGGCGACGGTACAGTCTAGCCCACCTTGAATAGGAGGAATCATTAAAGGTCTGTTTATACTGGATAACGAGGCCGATGGCCTGTTAGACGAAGTAACGAAGTACCATTGTACTTTGCTGAAAGAATTTGGGGTCAACAACTGGAATCTGTTTTTAGACCCCGCACACCCAGAATATGAAAGCGCTGTAGCCTTTGCCAAGAGCAAGAAGGATGTTAACCTTACAATTCGTTCATACGATGAGCTGGAAAGCTTCCTGAAGACTTGTAGAGCCATTGCGTGTCACAACCTGTTTGGTTATGACCTGCGTCTGTGGAAGAAGTTATCGGGCATTGAATATGATATGTTCAAAGACCCGAAGTGCATGGGGACGATTGGGGATACACAGGTAAATCTCTACGACACTCTCTCTATGAGCCGTGTGCTTTATCCTGACCGTCCATTGCCCAACGGTTGCCCTGACTCTGTTCTTAACCCGGTAACCGGGAAGCGAGATCGTGTAGGTCCTCATGGCCTGTTGGCCTGGGGCTACCGTGTAGCAAACAAGAAAGTTCAGATCGATGACTGGCGTAACCAACCCTTGTGGGAATACGTTAATCGTGTCTGGGAAGACGTTTTAATCAACGAGTTAGTATGGCAATCCCTGATCGATGAATCTACAGGTGCTCGCTGGCCTGATGACAAGCAGTTCATGTACAAAGATAAACCGGAAGGGATGCGGCAGATCAACTGGAAGAACGCGCTACGCCGCCGTATGTTGACTGATTACCTGATGATTGAGCAAGAAATTCAGGGTGTTCCATTCAATAAGCATGAAGCTGAAAAGCTGAGAGACCGTATTGATGTAATGATGAAAGAGATTGAGGAAGAAGTAGAACCTCAACTCCCGCTCAAAGAGATGACGAAGTCTCAACAGCCAAAATTCCCTGCTAATCCTTTTGATGGTGCAGGAAGAATTTCCCATCACGGGTGGAATTGGTTAGAATACAAGCTGGGATATCCAGTTAATCGTGAAGCGCTGGAATTCAAAGGTCCACCGAAGACGGCGTTTAAAGGTAACGGTGATGTAAGTGCAGCAGGGGAAAGATACTGTATCCAGAATGGTGTTGAAGACCCGGCAGCGATGCCAGACTTCATTAGAAGCCAGATAAAGAAAGAGAATACCCTTGTCCCATTGCCACCAGACCTAATGGAAAAGGCAATTGCCGATCTTCGTGCTGGAAAGATGCCAGACCTGATGGTTCCGATGAAGATCTCGAACCAGGACGACATCAAGAAGTACCTGATCCGCGATGCGGGATGGAAACCAACGCTCTGGCGTGTTAAAGATGTGACGAAAGACCAGTTCAAAAAGACCCGCGATGATGCGGAGGTTGATGGTCTGGTGCGTAAGTACATCGAAGAACTTGGAGAGTCCGAGTATAAATCTCTGATTCTTGAGCACTTAAATAATAGTGACGCAAAGTTCAATATCTCGGAAAACAAGTTCGACCATCGTCATGGTTCTGATCGTGTTTACGAGGAGATCTTCAAGAAGTTCAGACGCAAAGCTCGTCAACTGCCGACTTCACCACAGTTGAAGGATAACTTTGGCAAGCTGTGTCCCAACCTTGAAGTTATCGATGTTCACTTGGCTAAACAGATTGTTAAGTGGCTGTCATTACGTAACCGTCGTTCTGTTCTCGACCCTATTGACGAGGACAAAAACGACACAGGGCTGTTGAATCATCCTCGCCTGGCGATTGATGGAAAACTTCCAGCTCGTTTCTCCGGCATCACCAATACCGGGCGCTGTAAGCACACCATTTGTGCAAACATGCCTAAGCCAGATCCTAAGGTGTTGCTGGGTAAAGAGATGCGTGGACTCTGGGGTGTTACCGATGAGTATTACCAGGTTGGTATCGATGGTTCTAACCTCGAAGGTATGATCGCAGCATGGGGTGCATATCAGTTCGATGGTGGTGAATACCTCCGTATCATGGAAAGCGGGGATGCCCACGCACGAAACGCCGAGGCATATACCAAAGCTTCTGGCACTCTGGTAACCCGTAACGGTGGTAAAGGGGTAACCTACGGCATCATGTATGGTGCTCAGGCAGCTAAGATTGCAGCAATGCTTCACATTTCCCTTGACAAGGCACAGGCGGTAATCGATGCTTTCTGGGATAGTAACTTTGGTTTGAAAGGTCGTAAGGAATGGCTTGAAAACTTCTGGGAAGCAACGGGTAAACGTTATATCCCTGGTCTCGATGGTCGTAAGATTTGGACCCGTTCTAAGCACTCTCTTCTGAATGCTTTCCAGCAAAACGGTGGTGCATCTCTATTCGATCTGGTGGGTATCCTTCTTCATTGGGAACTGATCAAACGTGGCTGGTATGATGATGACGTTCGTCGCCTGATTTACTACCATAAATAACATTGTGGCTTTGTGAGGTAACTCACATCGAATAACTCCTTTAATTGCTGGGAGGCTAAGGTTGATATTCACTCGATAATAGAGTAAAATACAACTATGTTAATCAGCAGCGAAGAGGATCAATGAAAAGTGTAAACTACCACGGATATGTGGTTTACGAAGACGGAACCATTATCGGAAGGCGCGGGAAACCGATGCAAAAGGTAGATAATGGGAGGGGCTACCTAATTGTAAGTCTCTACCTTAATAAAAGAACAACGACAAAAGCTGTGCATGTTTTAGTGGCTGAGTGTTTCGTTCCCAACCCGGATAACCTCCCAGAGGTTGACCACAAGGATGGTGATAAGACCAACAACCACTACACCAACCTCCGCTGGGTAACAAGAGGTAAGAACATAGAACATTGCTACACGTTGGAAGGTAGAAGTGCAACAGGTATTGCCAATGCAAACAGTAAGTTGTCAGAGGGAGAAGTGGAGAAAATCTGCTACCTCTTGCAGGAAGGCTTTAGTCAAGCTGCCATCCGAGACATGGGCTACCCATACGGAACAGTTAGGGCCATCAAGCAGAGACGACAATGGCTGCATATATCATCTTCGTATCATTGGTCTTAACGTTCAGAGGCCAGCCGAAAGGCGTAGACGAGCGAGTGCCGTCGAAATGGGGAGCATCCTGAAAAGGATGGTGATATGGTCCGATCCTACGTGAAAACGTATGGCAACACGTAATGGTGTGGGCGAGATTAACGACCTCGCTAAACTTTTGGATGAATACCAGCTCCAGGTTCCTAAGAAATACTTGAAGAAGTGGGAGTTTGACACCCTGGAAGAGGCAACAGCTTTCGTAAAAGAATGGGAAGCAAAAGGCCGCGTATTTGACGGGCATGAGTGGAGAAAGGCCGTCAAAGATGAAAATGGTGATAAAGTCAAGGATGCGGAAGGCAATACAGTCTACGAGGGTATTTTTGGAGAGGATGGTAAAATTCACATCCAGTATTGCCCTGTAGGTGAAATGGTCGTAAGATGTGTAGAGAAGGCAGCTCGTATCATGGGCAGTCCTGTACATATTACAGGGGCATACCTGACTGGTCGTAATTGGAGCGATTGCCATTAATGAAAAAAGTTTATGGAATGGGGTTTAATGATTGCCCCAATAAATCAAATACACCACAATACATACGTTGGGCTTCTATGATTCAACGTTGTTACGATCTTGAGGCATTGAAGCGGGACCCTTCTTATATGGACACATATGTGTGCTTGGAATGGTTAAGGTTCAGCACCTTTTCAGCATGGATGGATACTTGTGCTTGGGAAGGGAAATGTCTTGATAAGGACCTCAGTGGTGAAAATTATTATTCCCCAGAGACATGCTTGTGGGTGAGTCCTGAACTAAATAAGTATTGGACTGGAGCAAGGGGAAGTGGCCTTGCAGGGGCAAATTATGAGGCTGACAGAGGGAAATGGAAAGCCTCTTTAAAAATGCCCGGCCCCGGCGGTAAGAAAAGGACCCTTGGCAGATATACCACTGAACAGGAGGCTCATGAAGTTTACATGAAAGAAAAGATAAAAAATCTATCTTATTTCTTAACCTCAGAATCCCCAGAGGTTGTCAAGAGACTTCAAGAACTCATTGATGGATAACGATAGGGGCTTCGGCCCCTTTTTTTCATAGGAGAGACCATGTTTCCGAACAAACCTAAAGAAGCAACCCATTATTTTATGTATCCAGGACATCCTACTCCTGGCGGCAATTGGGCGTACTATGTCAGCTTTTTCAGGAAAGTTGCAGGTGAGTGGATGGTGTACACTACCGATACCGACAATGAGTACCCCGGCTGGTCATTGGCTTCTAGACGCTATAAGAATAAAAGCTTCGAGACCATGATTGAATATTTGCAAGAAATTTAAAAATAGTGTTGACAGCCGTTTCGAATAGCATTAAAGTGTATCACATGAAGACGAGAGACCTCGCTTCAAAATAACTTCACAAACAGGAGAACGAAATGACCGCAAAATATGAAACCGTACCTTACGCTGACTTCGTAAAAGCTCTGAAAGCTCAGTTCGCTGTCATGCAAGCGCTGGGTGCGCTTTACACGGTCGATGTACCGAAAGATGAACTGTACGATCTGTACCTCGACTCTTTCCCGGAAGGCACCAATCTGATGTATAAAGAGCGCCGTGAATATGACTGTAACTGCTGCAAAAGCTACATCCGTACTCTGGGCCGAGTAGTCGCGATTCACAACGGCAAGCTGGTCTCTATTTGGGACGTTAAAGTTGGTGGTTACTACCAAGTTGTTGCCGATGCGATGAAAGCGCGTGTTGAAAGCGCCGAGATCCGCGATCGCTTCTTCCACTTCGAAGGCCGCGTTGGTACTGAGAGCAACGTAGTTCTCCTGGAAAATGGGAAAACCAAAACCTGGACCCACTTCCATCAGGCCCTGCCTCGCGAACTGGTTAAATGTGGTGAAGATATCCCTTCTGCCCTGGGTGAGTACCGTGACAACGCAACTGTGCTGGCACGTTCTCTGAAAGATATCGATATGGACTCTGCCGAAACGGTAATGGACCTGATCAACCAAGGCTCTCTGTACCGTGGTGATGAGAAAAAGCACATTGTTGCTGCCTTTATTAAGGCGAAACGTGCATACGACAAAACGCCGGAAGATCAGCGAATGAACTTCTGCTGGAAACAAAGTGAAACGCTGGGTAAACTGGGCCGCTTCCGTAATGATGTCATCGGTACACTGATGAGCGATCTGGCAGAAGGTATTGATCTTGAAGCCGCAGTGAAGTCCTTTGAAGACAAAGTCTCAGGGACCAACTACAAGCGTACTACAGCTCTGGTAACTCCGGGCATGATCAAGGCAGCACAAGAGAAGGTTGAAGCCCTCGGCTTGACTGAATCTCTGGCACGTCGCTTTGCGGTGACCTCTGACCTGACGATCAACAACGTGTTGTTTGCTGACCGTTCTGCAAAGGCCCAGATGAACGTATTCGAGCAACTGGCAGCGTCAACCAAAAACGCGCCGAAGTCACTGTCGAAAGTAGAAGAGATCAGCATTGAGGATTTCATCAACAACGTTCTGCCGAAAGCGGACACTATCGAAGCGCTGGTTGAAGGTCGTCTGACACCGAACCTGATGAGCCTGGTTGCCCCGGCAAACGCAGGTGCTCCTAACCTGTTCAAATGGGATAACGGCTTCTCCTGGTCGTATAATGGCGAAGTAACTGACTCCATCAAGGAGCGTGTGAAAGCCGCTGGCGGTAGCGTGACTGGTGACCTGCGTGTTTCGTTGTCCTGGTACAACAGTGATGACCTCGACCTGCACGTATTCGAGCCTGGTGGTGGTCAAATTTACTTCGGTAACAAACGTGGTCGCTCAACGGGTACGCTGGATGTGGATATGAATGCCTATGGCAAGTCAGACGCACACCATCCGGTTGAGAACGTTACGTGGGAAAATGAGCGTAATATCACGGAAGGTGTTTACAAGGTTGTTGTTAACAACTATAATAAGCGCATGACTGATCGCGTTGGCTTCGAAGTACAGATGGAATACAAAGGCCAAGTGTTCAACTTTGCATACCCGCAAGCTTTGGGTAATAGCAAGAGCCAGACCGTTGTAACCTTTAAGTATTCTCGTGCGAAAGGTGTTGAAATTGTAGACAGCATCGGGCATACTAAGCAATCTAAAGAAGTATGGGGCGTCTCTACCGAGACCTTCCAGAAAGTTTCTCTGGTGCTGAATTCTCCTAACTTCTGGGATGGTCAGGCCAAAGGTAACAAACACTACTTCTTTATGCTGGAAGGTTGCATTAACCCTGACGATACTCGTGGCTTCTACAATGAGTATCTGCGTGACGAGCTGCATGAGCATCGTAAAGTGTTCGAAGTGTTGGGTTCCAAGCTCAAAGCTGAACACTCCACTGATCAACTGAGCGGCCTGGGCTTCTCGTCTACCCAGCGTAACGAGTTGGTTGTGAAGGTTACTGGTTCTTTCAACCGCACCCTGAAGATTAAATTCTGATGAAAACGGGGTTGCAACCAACCCCGGTAACTGATAGACTCGTTGCATGTCTGGAGGGGTTCGCTCCTCCAGAAAATCCTTACCAAAGGATATGCAATGAGTTCGGGTGTGCGTACATAACTGCAAAGAAAATGTTGCACTCCTTTACGTACCGGGCAACTGAACAACAATTGGCTGCGATTCTTGAAGAACGCAGCATACTGAAAAACTAAAAGAGGAGAACAAAAATATGTCAATCATCAACACTACCATCGCAAATACCGCTACCCTGTTCGAACTGGCTACCCGTAAAAAACTGCGTTTTGCAAGCCCGAAAGGTCTACTGACCACAGAAGATCTGTGGGATCTGCCGATGACTGGTAATACCAGCCTGGATACGGTTTCCAAACTGGCTAACCGTGATGTGAAAGCATCTGCTGAAGAAAGTTTCGTTGTCGAGGCCAGTGCTGTAAATGGCGAAGCAAACCTGAAGCTGGATATCCTGAAGTACATCATCTCGGTGCGTAAAGCGGAGATCGCGGATCGCCAGGCAGCGAAAGAGAAGGTTGAGCGTAAGCGTAAACTTCTGGACCTGCTGGCAGAGAAGGATAACGAGAAAGATGCAGCGATGTCTCGTGAAGAGATCCTGAAAGAGCTGGAATCTCTGTAATCTGCCCGCCAAGGCCCCGAAGGGCCTTTTTGTGTTGGAGGACAAATGAAAGTAACTGGCAAACAAACTATTGTACAGAATGTGGAAGTAGATATCTCTGATGAAGAGATCATGAATATTGTCAAGGCACAAACACCAGACTACCTCGCAGATGTCCTCACCAAAGAACTGCTGAGGGACTTCATCTATAGATTACCAGCAGATTTTACTGGTGAGCGGGCCGTGTGGGAAACACGTAAAAGAGGATATGAACCGTTTCTTGTACTTGTCCATGTAGACGCCTGGTGGGACTACCACAACAATGTTGGTGTGGATGAAGAAGTCAGACCGCTCACCGAAGAAGAAACGGCAAAATATAATATGATTTGCGGTTTGCGGGACTACATTAAGGAGCTGCAAAAATAATTCAAAAGCCTCTTGACTTCATGGTTGAGGGGCTTTATTGTTATGGAAGCTAAATAACCTGGAGGGTGTATGTTAGAGGCAATCAATTATTTCTTTTTAGTTCTGGCAGCAGTGGCCTGTGTTTCTTGTGCCTTCGGCGCTGTCTTTTCAAAAGATGAAACACACCGCACGGTGTACGTAGGTTGTGCAGTCATCAACGCTGCTTTTACGGTGCATCTCTGGAGTATCGCCCTATGAAGCTTTCACATTTTATTTATGCAGTGTTAGGCCTTATGGCCCTGACCATGCTGACAACGTTGGGGCTTTCATTTACAGCAGACCATGAGCAACAAACAAAAGAAATTTTGGGAGCAGGTTTCGGTATGTTTATGCTTGAATTCTTCCTGCTTCTTTTGGGCGGTGTGATTGTCGATACTTCCGGCTGGTAAGGAGAAATAAATGCGTGGATTCATGCCTTGGGTGCGTCCGTTGGTTATTGTGATTGTTGTTGCAGTTGTCGCCTACATATCGCTTGACATCGCAGATAACGTGACCCATAATTGCAAGCCTAACGGTGAGCAACGCCTTGCTAACTCGGTTGATGGTGTTATCGTTGAGAACAAACTGATCTGCGACGGTGGTCGAGTGAAGTGGTCTCGCTACTAAATTCTGACTAAATAATCTCAAGAGGAGATTCAAATGAAAAAGATTATCCTAGCCGCCCTGCTCGCGCTTTCTTGCTCTGCACAAGCAACAGAGTTTTATCCTGAAGCAAACCCGAATGATATTAACGAGTCCGTTGATAGTGAACTGGCAAAGTCCCTACTGAAACGCGACACCCTTGAATTGAAAATTAAAATCGCAGAGCTTGAAGTGGAACTTGCCAAAATGAAGAAGACTCAAGTTCTATACAGCATTGCCCTTGAATCAATGGAGAAAAACAAATGACGATTACTCGCGGCCTTATCTTCGGAAAGTTTGCACCGCTGACCAACGGACATATTGAATTCATTCGCCAGGCGGCTTCTCAGGTTAGTGCTCTGTATCTGTTCCTGTCCTATGACCAGAAATTCGTTGACGCACAACCAGAGTGGATTCGTCCTAAGCTGGGACTTGCTGATCGTTATCGTGACCTGCTGGATGTCATTGCCGACGAGGGACTTGACAACGTGAAGGTAGACTACGTTGATGAGTCGAATATCCCAGGATACCCTGAAGGCAGTGCTGCCTATGCAAAACTGATCCGTGAAAAGCAACCGTTCGTTAAGTACGATTTTGCTTTCTCTTCTGAGCCGGAGTATGAGTCTTACTTCAGTGAGTTCTTCCCTGAAGCGAAGCATGTAGTTATCGACGCAGAACGTAAAGCTGTTCCTATCTCAGCCACGATGATCCGTAATGATCCGTACAACAACTTCTACAACCTAGCGTGGCCTGCACGTAAGCGCTTCATGAAGAAGGTTGCCATCATTGGTGTTGAGAGTACGGGCAAGACAACCCTGACAAAACATCTGGCGCATACCTTCGGTGCTGGTTGGATTCCTGAGATCGGGAGGCTTATCTGTGAGCGTGAATACCACTCCAGTGAGTTAGCAATGTCTCGTGGAGACTATCTTCGTATCGCAATGGAGCATCGCCTGAAGGAAATGGAGTTAGCTGGTTGGGGTGGTTGTGGGGTTATGTTCTCTGACACCACAAACCTGATCACTCACTTCTCTGGCATTTGTGCAGAAAAGATCGACTACTCCGATCTTCTGTTCCGCACACTGAGCCGTGAAGAGAGCTACAACTTCTACGACCTATTCCTGTTCCTAACACCAGAGGTCCCGTGGGTTGCTGATCCTCTTCGCTTGCAGGATACGCCAGAAAAGCGTAAAGAAACACATTCTTTGCTTGACACAATGATCAGGACATCTTACGATACAAGCAAGGTGGTAGTTATCTCCGGCAGTGATTACAAAGAACGTACTCAGAAAGCCGAAGAAGCTGTCCGTAAATTGCTGAATATCAAAGGAGAACAGAATGGGGTTTCCTAAACTTGAGGTAGGCGATTTAGTATTGGTTCGCCAGTGGAACGGTGAGGAATCTGTAGAGATTTGTCAATACCGTGGGGCAACAGGAAGCCTGATGTTGATGGTATACCATCCTGATGCAATTTTGAAATCTCAAAGTGAGCGTTTCATTCGGGACACCGACAGTATGCCGTACAGTGTTAGCATCGTTCGTAAGAGCGATTCAGAGGCATGGGCTAGACTCATGGTAAAAATATCCGCACAAAAAGGAGAACAAGATGAACGTAACTAATTCAAGCATGAAGCAGGCTTTTGGTGTTCTGAAGATTATTTTGGAAAAGGCACCTGAATTAGCGGAAGGTCTTCAAGCTTATGCCAACTGTCGTGAGCAAGGGTTCTCCATAACCAAATGGAATCACAAATGTGATAATGACCTTTCAAAGCAAGTCTCTTTTTCTGAGTGCCGGAACAGTGATCAGATCAATGTGTACTGGGGTCAGCCTGGTAACTTCAACTACCAGACGAATGTGCCTGATGACGATACATATTTTGCTCGCCGTAAATTCTTCGGCTATGAGGAGTACGAGGAGGCGGCGGATTGGATTGTGGCGTACCTAAAAGGTGATAACGATGGATCAAACTAATCTGGAAATTCTCCACTTCTTAGAGAAGTCTTTGGAGGAAAAGCAGGGATGGACGTACCACAAAGAGGTAGCTGATAAATTTGGCGAGCCTGCCACTACAGAGGCCCTCTCTTCTCTTATCGGGCATGGTAAAGTGATAGCTTGTGGCTGCGGGTGTTCCTGTATGATGATCACCCCTGCTGGTCTTGAGGATATTCGCCCACCAAAACGTATCATGGTGTGGAAAACAGAATCCGGGAAGGTTGTCAGGCTGACCCATATGTCAGATGACCACTTGCGGAACGCCATCATTTGGTTGGTGACAGACTCCAGTCTTACTGATGAGTACGAGGGTTATGGCATCACACAATGGTTGGTGGCTATGTCTCGCGAGCTGCACAGCCGTGTATCTGTATAATGGCTAAAGTTCTCAACTTTTACCACATCGGTAAAGTGATCCCTGAAAATGCTGAGTACATGGGGCGAGCAATGCCCCACTTGGGCCTGAAGCAATCTAAATTCGCTAACCCATATAAGTTGTCGAAGGATGAGCCTCGCGGGGCAACGATTGAGCGCTATCGCGTATGGTTATGGCAACAGATCCGTGCTGGGAAAATTACTATTCAAGATCTTCTTGACTTGGATGGTAAAGACCTTGTATGCTTCTGTAAACAGCCTAACAAAGAGGTAGCATGTCACTGTGATGTGATACTTGCGGCAATCGAATGGGCTAAACAAAGGAGTCAAGATGTCTAAAGAATTTATGGACTGGTTTGATAAAAACGCACCCGCACATCTTTTTCCAGACGCAGAGGAGCGTGAAAACCTACAAGTGATGTGTTGGTTAGCATGGCGAGATGGGATCAGATCTGTCTTACCAGTTGTAATGGAGGGTTAAAAATGGCAATTCATGCAAAAAGTAATGGTCTGCTGATCGGCGGTAAGATCATCGAGGAGACACTGACAGGCTGGGTTTTCCAGGCAATGGATAACAAAGGTACTAATTTTGTGTTCAAGTCAGATGAGAAGAACCAAGTTTTTGACGGACCGAATGCTGTTGACGAAGCAATGGCTTGGCAAACTAAAGTTCGGTCAGAAATGAAAAATAAAAAGAAAAAGGGGCGCAAAAATGGCTAAAGATACATGGGAAGTATTTCAGGATGACGATGAAATAAAGGTCATTGTCTCAGGTTCTCTTGAGGTAGGTTCCGGGTGGAGAACTTACAGAGACGTGTGTTCAGAGATTAATAGTATTGAAGATGCAAATCTTATCGCAGCAGCACCAGAACTGCTTGACGCAGTTCTGGATCTGAAGTATAAGTTATACGGTAACGGCGCAGCGAATCCTAAAATCGAAGCGCTTCTTAAACGATTAACAGGAGAATAACCATGAACACAAATCTGTACATTAAGACAGCGTGGACCGACTTTTATGGCTGGTCAAAACTTGAATACCTTTGGCTTCTCATCTGCTCGGCATCGATCGCCATTGTCTCCTTGACTATGGGCGGTGGGTTAGTAGAGTTCATCTCTTCTGTCACCGGGATCATCGGGGCTATCTTGGTGGCAAAAGGTAAGCTCTCCAGTTATTACTGGGGCTTTGTGGCAACGGTGCTGTATGCATATATCTCCTTCACGTACAAGTTGTACGGTGAGACGATTATGTACACCCTGTTGTTCACCCCCATGCAGGTCATTGGTGGGGTAATCTGGGCGCGCAAGTTAACCGTCTCTGCGGATGGTGAACGTGCGGATGTCATCAAGAAGTATCTGACCACAAAACAGCGCTGGATTGTTGGTATCGGGACATTGGTGACGATCGGATTATACGCCGAGTTCGTTAGCCTGCTGAAAGGGAGTATGCCGGGACTCGATTCTGCTACAGCAATCCTGTCGGTTCTGGCAACCTATCTGATGATGGTTCGTTATGCAGAACAATGGTATGTGTGGATTATTGTTAACGTGGTTGCTGTGGTTCTGTGGATTCAGACAGCAATGCATCATGAAACACAAGGCTGGGCAGTCCTTGCAATGTGGGTAACTTTCCTGTTAAACTCTGTGTACGGTGCTTACAAATGGCGTAAAACAGAAAAGGAACCCACACATGCGTGATTTAATCATTCCCACAACCATCAGTGTAGTGGTGTTCTTCTTTGTGCTTGCAATATCTATCTCTCTCGGATACTATGTTGGTATCAGTGCGGGGGAAGTATTCGGAACACCTGGCTTTGGCGAGTACGCCCAAACCTCTGTAATACTTGGTGGGTTTTTGGGATTAGTTCTCGGCATAGTATCTTTCGGCATAAGTTCAGGGGTGGAGTGAGTGTGAAAAGAACAAAGCATATCAATAAGAATGCTTTCCGCAAGGTGGGGCGTTATGCCCTACCATTCGCGGTGGCAATCACAGTTGCAGGTTGTGAGCAAGCAGACATTGACATGAAGATGTACAAAAATGTTGATGAGTGTATTGCAGATACTCACAAACCGGATCAGTGTCGGGCAGCAAGACAAGAAGCAGAAAAGGTTGCAAATGAAACTGCACCACGCTATGCGACTTATTCTGACTGCTACGCGGAGTTCGGCGATCAGTGCAGACACAACCCAAGCAGCTCAGATGGTGGTTCTTCGTGGATGCCGTTGATGATGGGGTACATGATGGGCAATAGCATGAATTCCGGTTATCATTCAGCACCGCTGTATCAGGATCGTTCAGGTCAGTATATGGACAACAAGTTCCGTAGCTACAATGCACGACCTGGTCAAACGTTCAAGGTGACAAGCTCTGCGGCAAAGCCAACAGTACAGTCTCCACGTACAACAGTTTCTCGTAGCACCACATCTTCTCGTGGTGGTTTTGGTAGCTCTGTTAGCAGTCGCTCATCTTTTGGAGGGTAGTTGATGATTGGATTCTGGGAATGGTTTACAATGAATCACAATTGGGTATCTAGCCTGATCCCGCTTGCTATGTTTTCCTACATAGGATGGTTATTGTCGGGAGGGCTTACTTGGAAGGGAAAAGTGGCCTCCTATGTGTTTTCAGCCGTAATGTTTGGGGTAATGTTCTGGGCAGTGACTTACTTAGGTGGTTATGGAATGTACCAGCGCCATTATACTACTTGCGCAAAGCTAGAGGCTGTGGCATCATTCTATGTGTTTGATGCAAAGAAAGAACGCTGTTATAAACCTGTTGTTGGATTTGCACCTGTTGATGATAATCAGGTAAAGACTCTGACACCGAAACAAATGGAGACTGGAGAATGGCTTTAACTCGTGAAGAACGCACAGGTGCCAAGTTTGTCGAGATGTATGAGGCAAGCTTAGGGGACAACCCTAATCTGGAAGAACAGTTAGTTCTCTCATATTTCAAGAAAAATGTAGATGATCTTCCCGTGGACCAGTCTGATCCAACAAGCTTCCACAAAGCATTCCGGCAGGTTGACATCTGCCGTAAAGGTTATCAAGACATGGTGATTTGGTCCCTGATGTCTGGTGGGGAATTAAATACAATCTGGAAAGTTTTGGAGGAATTTTATGCTAATTGATGAACTTGGGGTTAGTCGTATTGTCCAGGGTGCTTGGGCAGAGGCTTATGGTAAGCCACAAGCTGATCCTCATTCTGTTTTCGCAGAGCTGCTGGGTGTAACGCGACAACAAGCAAAGGTGATCGGTTATGAGTATATGTACTCTGAAGAGACCGAACATGTTCGGGCGATAAAACTGTGGCACCTATCGGGAAAAGAAACTCGATATGTTTACCAGAAGCTTGCTAACCTCTTGTTGGAGAATGGGGTTATTGTTCCTCCACTGAGAGAAATTCTTGAAGAGGTAGATCGGAATGAATAAAATCCGAAAATTTTTCAAATGGTTATTGGGGTTATTCAGTACAACAACGGTCGTATCTATAGGGAAGGGAAACAGCACTTTTGTTAGCCAAACAACCAAGGTGACCACAGTATCTTCTGAAGAGCTTAATGATATGCTCAACGAGGTCCTTCGTCTAGCAAGACAAAACAATGAGCGGAGATTGAAAATGTCTCCACCAACGCCACCTTCACCGCCTAAAAGGCGTGTGGTCGTGGAGGATGGCGGTTATCGCCGGAGAAATGATGATGCGGCGATCATCAATACAACCACGATTAGTGATACGTATACTCATCATACGCCAAGTCACTCGTCAAGTAGTCATGACTCGTATTCCTCCTGTGATTCGAGTTCATCATTTTCAGGTAGTTGTGATTAAGGAGATAAAATGAAAATTGGTTTCTTAGGACTTTTGGCGCTGGTATTTATCACGCTTAAACTGTGCGGCGTGATCGCCTGGTCGTGGTGGCTTGTTTTACTACCGCTCTACTTCGGTGTTGCCGTTCTTCTTTTCTTCTTCCTGATGGCGATTATCGGGTGGCTGGGACTGGCAAGTGTAGGCCGTGTGGCTGAAATGATGTCAAATTCAAAAAAGAAAAGAAAGTAATTGACATAACAAGTGTAAAGGGGTAAGATACCCCTTCACTAATAAATGGAGGATTGATGACTGAAGAAGTAACCCCTACCAACGAAGCACGATTCCTAGGACTAGACCCCAATCAGTTCGGAACTGTGATTTTCCTCTCAAGTGCCAGCGTTCAGATGGCTGACCATATAAATTCTGAACCCGTCAGAAAAGAAATGGAACGTTTGATCAGTGAAGGCAAACACGAAACTATCGAAACGGCGTTGGCCTGGATTCGTGGTCAGCGTAATGCTGTGATGCAACTGAGTGGAGCTTCAACCTTCGCGCAAAATCTTTTGGCGCAAGTTGAAGATATGTTGGTTGATCAACTTCTTGCTGTACCAGTTACACAAGTCGTTGAAGAAAAATCTGAGTAATAAAGGAGAGAAGATGAGCATAGTAAACGAATACAAAGACCCAATGTCCGGCAAAGTAAACCACTTCGCAAAAGGTAGCATCAAATACATCAGCATCAAACCTGTGAAGAATGCTGACCAAGATGGCATTAAGCGTACCCATATCCCTGCACGTAACGGCCAACCTGCTAAGGTGATTGAAGCCACCCACACTATCAGCTTTTTAATGCAGGAAGTTGATGCAGATAATAACGTGGTAGATCCACAGAGCCAAGGCGATTGGGTCGGTATGGGTGAGAAGAAGCTTCACGCCAGCCACACTGATAAAGTTCAGGTCAAGTTTGATTCCGGTTATAAAGATATTCTGGCTGGCATGGTTGTATCTTTCCCGCTGAAAGTCTCTAAGAATGGGGATAAAACCTATATCAACGGCACTTTAAGCGGTAAGACATTCAACATTCTGGATGAAAGCAAAGCTGGTCAAGCTGTACCTCGTCAGCAGCAGTCTTCTGCCCCAGCAGCACAGTCAGGCGGTGGTGTTAAGATCTACGGTGAGATTACCGAAATCGTAGGTAATCTGGCGACTGTTAATGACGAGAAGAACGGCCCCGGTGGTGTAGTTCTCTCCGATGAACAATTGGCACAGGTATCTGTTGGTGGACGAATGACTGCCTTTGTGGATATGTCTAACGGTTACATCCTGAATGGATTCAAAGCTTACGGCCCCGCAGGTCAGAACAGCGGTGGTTCTGGTGCCAAAGGCAAACGTAGCAATTACGACCCTGTCGGTGTTTCTGCTGGTCATGCCATGAATGCTCTGGTAAACCTGAAGCTGTCAGGCTTTAAGGGTGATGTGGAAGCGGCAGGCAAGACAGTGCATGATGTTACCACCAAACTGATCAAGGAACTTTCAGAAGCTGAAGGTAAAGATGTTGGTCAGACAGTAGGTAACGCTGTCAAATATGCGGTGACGAACATTGCTGTCAAAGGAAAGACCATCGATCCAGACGAGCTTGAGAAGGCCACACGCGAAGCGTATGCGCTTGCAGCGACGTTCTACAGCTATGCCAGTGCAACGGCACAGGAAGAATCTCAGAAGCCGTCACAGCCCATTCAGGAGCGTTTAACGACACCTCCTGCTCAAGAGGCTCCGGCTATGGATTTTGATGAACCTCCGATGGACTTCGATGACGACATCCCCTTTTGATTTATAATGGTTTTGGCGAGGCAAAGAACGCCGTATAAAAGAAAAGGCTCCCAAATGGGAGCCTTTTTTATTACGGTCTTTGATAGACAGCTACATCATATACAGTCCCTCTTCCACAATAGGTTACTTGTAGAATTGTAACTGAATTTGCAGCAGTGCTGATCGTACCACCATTTATGATTTTATAAGATGCATCAAGGGTGACGGCATGTCCGCCAGTTGCATCCTGGAACAGATAGATCGTAGCAGTAAAAGCACTACCAAGATTTGCCCAAGGCCCGATAGTTAAAGTATTTGTCACATCTACGTTGTAGATGTTATTCATCTTCGTCAGATCAGAGCCTGTCCCTCCTGGTATCCAAGTTGTCCCTGCGGAAGGTGTGGTAACAGAACCGGGGGTTGTTCCTACGAAATTCGCAGTGACCTTCGGAGCCGTCGCTTCACCTGTAATAACGAGGGAGGCACCTTTTAGAGATCCGTATGCCTCTATTGTGGTGGTTGCCAGAACGGAGTTGGGGTTAATGTCCTTCCCATTGACATCAATGGAAACACCCGTCAGAGTACCAAGTACGTTAAGGTTGTTTACGGTTGTTGTGCCTGTCCCACCATTATTCAGGTTGGCGTTTCCAGTAACTGTAAGGTTGGTGCTTACCGTAGCTGCCCCAGTAACTGCAAGCAGGCCTGTGATGGTCAGATTTCCTGCAACAGAGCTAGCACTTCCGGCTGTAAATCCTCCAGTTAGTGTGCTGTTCCCATCAACTGTTAATGAGCTTACTACGCCCAAATTCTGAATAGAGGCACTTCCGAGGGTTGTTATACCGTTTACAGTTAGATCAGACCCTATCTCGGCTGTTGTCGTTGTGATAATAGAGTTGGGGAGAATATCTAGGCCATCCACCCCGACATTAACCCCAGAAAGAGACCCTGTGACCCTGACGTTTTCTAGTTCAGTAACACCAGATACCTTCAGTCTAGGTTCTGAATTTGGTTTTGAGGAATTACCTTTGATATAAACATAATCAAAGGCGTTGTTTCCTGCCCCAATCATGGACATTGTAGTATTATTGGCCACTGCAACACCATTATTAATAATGGAGGTTTGTAGTGTTTGCGTCTGTACCACATTGGGGGCTATAATCGTCTTCTTACTGTTTAATGATTCGGAGTAAGAAAATGACAAAGAGGAGTTTTGTTTCGTAAGGACAATATTCTGCGCTGTGATCGTTGAATCTTGTGCATTAATTGGTCCCTTAAAAAGGGAACTGGAAGCTACCTCTAGAGAATTAAGCTGGGTTACTCCTTGTACTACAAGGCTTGCAACAGATACATTTCCGCTGTACACTCCACTTATCGCCTCAGAAATTGCTGTCATAACATACGCAGTTGTGGCTATAACACTACTACCGCTCCCCTGCGGTGCTGTAGGTGCCTGAGGGGTTCCAGTAAAAATTGGAGAATTTATTGGCGCATATGTTGTAGAGATAACCGCAGAATCATTAAACAGTCTCCAGTTAGGACTCTTAGAGGGGTCTGCGGGCATGACTACTGGTGCTTGTTCCGTTGCACTGGGGGCATACCACCACTGGGTTCCAGTAACACCAGTGAGAGCATACAACTGGTTAAAGACTGTAGCCTTTGCCCCAACAAGCCACGGGAGTGGGGGGGTTTTAAAATAGAGGTTATCTACAAGAGCTTTTCTTACTGTTGGTATTGTGCTACCATCTTCGACAATGACTGTTTCTGTACCGGACCCATTTACTATTTTATGTAAACGCTCGGAATCTTCGACTACTTGGTCAACCGCTGCTTCAAATTGAGCATTATCAGCCACGAGGGTCTCCTTATTTGTTATCGTTTATTGCTTGGTCTCCCTCAGCCTTCAAGGCGAGTCCCCAGCGAAGAGAAATAAGTTTGCTTATTAGTTGTGGAGCAGCTACTGTCGGGGCATATACCCACATATACCATTCTGTGAGGGTCCCTTTAAATCCCCAGTACAGGAAAACAGCCGTCATGGATGCCAGACCTATATTGCTCCAAAACTTGGTATGTGAGGCCTTATCAGGGTCTATAGGGGATCTGACTAAGTCCTTTAGGAACTTCATTATTTGAGTTGGCATTTTACCTCGGGGGTCAATGAGTGAAGAATGGTAATGCCCTAGCAATCACCAACAGGCTTATGACAGTTGCAGTTTTTATCCATTCCTTTATCGTCGTGTCTTTAAAATTTGCACAAAGTATGATAATTTCCATCCAAGTTTGGTAGGAAGAATTTATTACAAAATCAAAGAGTCCGGGGATTATTAACGGAAACTGCATGGATATTATCTGGCAGAAGAGAATTGGCACTGCTACAGAGAGTGTTAGCTTTTTCTTCCATCCCGATAATATACACGCAGCACCAAAGATAAAAGAGATATCCAGGAACCAACAAAAATTAAGGTAAAGAGATAGATCGAAAAACTGGGTGTTTGAAGAAAACCACCATAGGAGGGTATTCTCAAGAAAGATATGGACCATGCCAAAAACAGACATGATCCTTATACCTTTGTCAGAATGAAACAACAAAATAATAAAGCACAGAAAATAGAATACTGAGCTTATCATTTTGCGGATCTCTCCATTAACATCTGGAATTGCTTGGTGAGGTCTGTTCTTAAATCACCAACATCTCCCTTGATGTCCCTTCTAAGATCGGAAACATCATCCCTAATCGCTTTTAGCTTTTTATCCAAGATATCATCCAGCTTTTCTTTAGTGACCATTTCGGCCCTTATACGGATGATATCTTTGTCAAGCTCATCAAGGCGCTCTTGAGTCTTTTTGTAATCCGAGTACGTTATTCTTAGGACTCCGATCAGGACAAAGGTAATAACCCCCCAGACCGCCTTCAGGATAGCAAACAGGTCTATAGACATAGTGCCTCCTTAGTCTGTTTGCGGAATTTCTGGCTGAGGCTCTCCCTTGACCCACCCTCGGAGATTAATGATATAATTCTTCATTGTTTCAACCTTATCTTCCTCACCCAATGCCGCGTAAGTTGAGAGGAGAATCGCTGCCCTTTGAAAAAGCCCCTGTTTCTTATTTTCGAAGATCCTGTCTTCCATCCAATCAACTTTTTCAAACTCTTCACCATTAAAGATATGAGTTCTATTGGAAAAATTACTAGGAAGAGAATCTACAAATCGGAAATAACAATCCTCAGGGAAAAATCTAGTAGGATCTGTATCTGCCATATAAACTTGACCATTTGCATCATATTGAATATAGATACCTTTCTGGTTAATTTTTAGTTTTGACAAAAAGTCATACCAATCCTGATCATTTTCATCCTTAAGATATAAGGCTCCTGGGACTGCAACCTTTTCAGGGTAATACCTGGTCCACTTCATATCTGTTATTTTCATTAAAGCCCCACTGTATACCAAATCCCATCAAGAGCTTTCTGTAAGAATCGGAATCTTATCTCATCAATATCATGTAGATAAAGATCTCCACTGGCGTTTGCATCAATCAAGCCAGTCAATACAGAGCCATCAGGCCCACGCGCAAAACGTCCACCTGAACCATAATTTTCAAAGTCAACGTTAACTTTGTTTTGCTCACCGCTCCAACGAATGTCAGAAACACCAATACTGATATAAAGGTCCCCATTGGCATTCGCAGCAGTGCTGTTTACTGCACGAACAATGGATCTTCCACCAACAGTTGCGTTATTAGAGTTCACTACGAGATTTTCTAAGGTAGCTGTCCCACCAACACCCAGGTTGGCTGTCTGAATATTTCCACCATTATTAATGGTTGTGGAAGAAACCGCACCTGTGGTTGTGGTTCCTGTTGCCGTAATATTCCCTTGGACCTTTAGCAGAGCGACGCCATTAGACGTTGCATTCAGTTCCATCATGTTGAATGGTGAAACTGTACCAGAGTTGTTTACAGGAACAAAGCGGAACCTCATGATATCTACAGTGGGTTGCCCCGCTGTTCCTACATTATCACCAATAACGAAGTCTAAATAGACTTGATCCGCATCTGTTGTGGTGGCAATATGAGCGGTATCACTAGCATCAGAGAGAAATGTTATTCTGGGTACTGTCAGCGCCCCGGTCATTGTATCACCAGAAACATTTACATACCTGGTATCACTTTCCTCCTTGCTGTAAACATCCAGAGTGCTTCTCGCCGTTGGGATATCAGATACATCGCTAAGGTTTTTATCTTTTCTCAGATAGACATTAGAGAGTCCTGGGATCTGCTCTTCTGAGATGTATGTCATCCACCAGGTCATCATGTTAAGAACATAGTTGAGTTCTTCACAAGCGGGCTTTTCACCCAAATCCCAACCCTTATCCCAAAGATCAGCGATAGGGGAGATTTTATTTGCAGTATGAGCATTAGGTAACAAGACGTCACTTTCAGCCCATATCTGAAGAGGAATAGTAGGAATTGCCATGATTCTCCCTTATAATAGTGTGTTCTCTTCTTCGGAGGTATAGATAAGACTGGATAGACCACCCTGCCCTGTTCGCGATGTGCTTACAGACCCAAAACCGATTGCATAGGAATCGTTTTTAAACCCAAAAGGTAGCCCTTCTGATTTTACCAGCCGGAGGTACGTGGGCATAGGGAGCATATCTTTTATTTCTTGTATAGCGGTTTCTATCTCGAAACAGCTATTAAAGATATTGATATCAAATCTGTAGTTATCACCTTTATAGGTGGTAAAATTTTCCTCCCCAAATAATTGCTTGAGGGTCTCTATGACTTCAGGTCGTGTACCATGCTTTGCAGTGCTGGCAAGGAGGATAGTGATGATCGCACGATAGTTCATATCGCTAAGGCCATTTCTTTCAATCCCTACCTGACGACCTATCTCGTCTAAGTTAACCCCTCCAGCATTTTGTAGTAATCTTCCTTCCGCAAGATTTACCAGCATCTGATCAACCGTCTTCAGTCTTTCCAGATAGACTGTCAAGAATTTTACGAGGTTATCTTTTTCTCTTAAGAAATCACCAGGCAGGTAGTCGATGCCGTCAGTAACAAAATTGTCTAGTGGATGTATATGGTTGACATCCTTTATGTTATCTGCCATAGTACCTCTTAAGCAATTTGAACGAAGGTGATATTGTCTGTATCGATAGAAAATACTTCATCCATCCTAGCTACAACATCATCAGTTGTGTATGAGCTGTCAGGATCGTTTATATTTTTTACTTCAACAAACAGTTGTGTAAATCTCCCAGCAGAAATTGAAGACCCCACAGCGGAGATAAGTTGAATATTATAAAGGGTATCTGCAATATTCAAAGGATCAATAACCCCTTTGAGAGCATCTTTTATGGTGTTTTGCTCTGTGGTTGAGAGAACCTTTCCTTTATACCTAACTCGTATCGCTAAGTCCCTAGCCTGCGCCTTGCTGTGATACACCCTTTCTGTTTGGTTATCTTCGGTAGTGATATCATAATAGACATTCCCATATGTTGCATTTGATAATGCAATTGTATTATAAAGTGCCTTACTGATATCTTCTGTAGATCCGCCATAGACAACGGTCTCAAACTTGTAAGGGGGCACCCCATTTTGGTCTGTTACCCCGGTATTATTGGCAAAGATCTTAACCTTACTAACACCGCTAACATCAAGAATTGCACTAATAATGGCAGGCCTTGTGGCAGCAGCACTCGAAGATGTCGTGTTAGATGCTCTTACTTTATATTCTGTGTCCGTCTCTACATCAGTACCTTCTGCAAAGGCATTCATGTTATTTAGACTGATAAATCCGCTAGGGGTTGGAGAGATAGTTGTTACTGTATTCTTTTCCCTCGACAATTCCCCAGCTTCAGAGGCTAAGACATCCATAGTGATTGTTCGCTCACCAACTATCGGTGACGTTCTGAAATCAACACGACTATTCAAGCCAATCAATTCCAGACTTGAATTATACCCAATATACATAGCACCGTTTTGAGAATCAATGATGATTCTGTCATCATTAAGCTCAGAGGTGTTGTTAACGATAAAATTCTTGACTGAGGACATGAATGTGTTAAGCTGAGAACTGTTAGGTGTCTTGTTCAATAATTGTAGCGTTGTTTGAACAGTTGTCCCAGTGCTTTGATTGCTGAGTTGCAGGCTGTAAGATCCAACAACCCAATCCTTATTGAGGATTTTTTGAGCGAGGAGATTTCCTGCAAGAGGCGTATCGTCGCTTAGAACAAAAGTTCCGCTGTCAAGAGTATAAGTGCTTTGGTCATAGATCATGTTGTACGGGACTGTATTGTTGACAGTCATCTCTACAGACCCAGAGCTTTTAGTCTTTCCTCTGCGATACACACCTCTTCGGGAGAGTAATTCATCGAGATATTTCCCTTCTGCGCCAGCTACTGTTTGGGCAGAGTAAACAGCCGCAGCCAAAAGGATAAGCTGGTACTCTCTTTCATTAAAAATTGTAGTGAGCTTGTCTGCTATAGTGTTGGCTTGAGTGTTGAAATTCTCACCAAAAGTTCTGATCAGGGTTTGCTTAGTGTCAGCGATAAGGTCATCCAGGGAGGGAATGGTAAAACCATAATCAGATAATCCAAATTGCGTTGCCAATTCGTCCTCCTTCTTAGGACAATGTTTCTTTTGTACATTTTACCATGCAAGACATTGATTTGCAACAATAGCAGGGTATGCAAAAAGTCAAGGTATTAAAACAAAAAAAGGCCCTTGCGGGCCTCTTTATTATGGAATTGTGGAGGGGTCTGTAGGGATTGTGTCCCCAGCATATTTCCCACCGGCTCCAAAGTTAATGTTGTAAATCTGCTGCTCTGAGTTCAACAGTTCTGCATATGTCATACCAGAAGCATCGATATCAACAAAGTGCATACGATAAAGGACAAATGATTTACAAGAGTTGTTTACCAATGCACCGAAGCCAGATGCAGCACCCCATACAGGAAGGTCTTGGTAATAAACTGTAGAAGTGAAATCAGTCCCGGCTTTATCTGATTGCAGACCCATCAGTGCAGCAGCGCTCTGAACCGTATTCGGTAGACGAAAAACGATCAGCCTGTTAGATGATGGAGAGGTCTGTGAAGCAATCAGCGCCTCTGTTGCGGCAGTTGCACCAGACCCTACCCCGGCTCTTGTCACTCGATAGTGCATGAAGATTGCGAATTTATGGTCATTTTGGTGTGTGGCAACATATTCCATGATACCCGGAGCCTGAAATCTGCCCCTATGTCCTGCGACTTGGTTCGCCTGGGAAAGAATACCATGCAACCCGCCCTTTGGCGTTCTTTCAAACTTAGCTTCAGGGGTGGCCCCTGTAAGACCAAGTGTATTTGACCAAGTAAATGCAAGATCTGCCTCAGTCTTCCCAGTCAGCCTTGTAGCTTCAGACACCGCAAGATTGGGGATTCCGGTAACAACAGAAGTGAAATCAATATTACCAAGCTGGCTGGCATCCAGTAATGCCAGCGACCCATTGGTAAGGCCTGGATAGGCCTTTAGTTGAGGCAGTCTACTATCTGTAAACTGAGCGCCTTTCAGGTTATAAAGAATACCCATTTAATCCCCTTATCTATAGAAGTGATTTTTTGTAAGAATGTCTGCAACACCATCTCTTGCAGGGACGTTTGTATAGCCCGTACCGAGGGAGTATCCATCGCCACCATAGCACAGCGCTGTACCTCCTGCACTGCTAAGGTGAGTTCTGTCAATGGAGTTTTCGATCCAAGTGCCACCAGAATTATAAATAACATTACCAACATTGGAAGAGGTATCTGTTCTCAGGTAATAGTCCCCTGGAGATCCTCCTGTAGGCAAGGCAGTTCCTGTCCAAGTCCCTTTGTACACTAACTGATTCGTTGTTAATCCCGTAAGCGTAGAACCGTTAAAGAAAGACCACGGCAAAACACCATACTTGGCAGCAACTTGTTTCTCCGTCATTCCTGGGAACGTAGGGTCAATTGCATCTGTCGCAGCTGACAGGAGAATCTCATATGTATTGGCATATCTTCCCGGCATGATTCTTGAATACCAGTCAGAAAGCTCATACAGGATACCCGTTTTAGCAAATTGGTCTTCTTGTTGCTGTACAACAATTCGTGTTCCATTCCAAGTCATGATTCTCTGACCAAGGACAGTCAAGAACAATGTCTTAATATCCCTTGCACCAGCAAGTTGGGCCATTTGCATCGACACTTCTCGTAATTGAGCGGCATTAAGGTCTGTGCTTGGTTGGTTATTTTGACCATGCCATACAACAATTGTCTGTGCCTTATAGTTATCTCCCCAAGAGAGGATTTCTTTCTTAAACATTCCGAGAACTTGCTCAGAAGTAGAACCACCATAAGACCTAACCTCACCCGGCACTCCTGTTGCAGAAATAATCTGCGTACCAGAGGAGCCGCTACCAAACATGGAATCACCGATCAGGAGCTGCTTACTTCCAAGAACCTCTTGGATCAGTGTCATAACTTGGGCCTTCATTCTGACACCAACTTGAGCATCATTTTTATCTGTTCTACGGACTTCCCATTCGTCAGAATTGGATGTACATCTGAGAGCAACAGAGCCACCATTGGCTACTGTAATCACAGCATCGTCATTCATGACCTTAATCCAGGCTTGACCATTATACCAACCATAATCACCAACAGCATACGTATCTGCACCTATTACTCCAATTGAGGAGGCTTGGTACACCCCGTTCTTAATGGGATCAGTTGGTAGCGATGCAGGCGCAAATTCACCTGCATAGAAAAGCCTGTCGGAGGAGTTTGGGATAGCTACCCACGTCGGTGTAAGTCTAGCGCCACCCGCCGTTTGGTTAGTTAAGAACATCAGCTTATCGCCTTGTTTCACTTCCATTGCATCAAACCAGCCGTCGGCAGTTATGGTAAAGTACATATCAGGTGCTCTTTGAGCACCGCGTCCTGGAGATGGTTGAATAGCCCAAGAAGATCCATTATAAACAAGATGGTCTCCAAGATAGATATCTTGACCATTCCATGTTCCTGGGGTAGTTTCTGAGACGTTGTTGTTGCTATTATATACTTCATAAGTATAATAGTCACCAGCATTAAACGTTCCAGTAGGTGTGCTTACCGGAGTGCTAGTGAAGCGACCCTTTTTAACTTTGGACTGCAATACTCCGGGAGAGTATGTCCCAACAAAAGCTTTTCCTGTGAACTGGAGACCTGCTGATTTTCTAAACTGCAAAGAAACACCAGAGGTATTGACACCGATCATCGCTTTGCAGACATGCGATGGAAATTGCGCCCATCCTGAACCTGCTTTACGAATAGTTCTGACAGAAATCTCTGCCATTGCTGCACGCATAGGTTCCGGTCTGGCATCTACAACATCTGCGGCCACTGGGATGATATTTGCCGTTACCTCATCAGCAAGGTTTTTCATCAATACCACTTTCTCACCCAAGGCGAATAGTGGAATGGTGACTTGACCATTAACTGCAACTAAAAGCGCATAGCGAAGAGTAACAGGATCTCTTAGACCATATACATACCCAGTGTCTGGGCTTAGAGATACAGGGACCAATTGAGACATTTCTTCATCAAGAGAAGCCCGACCAACACTTGCGTCAGGAATCTTGAGCATCGGCATTGTGACCGTCCCGTTAACGGAAACAAGCATAGCATATCTTTTAGTAGAAGGATCGCGTAGACCAAAAACATACCCTGTTTCGGCACTCATACTTTCAGGAAGGAGTGTAGTTACCTCATCAGCAAGGTTGCTAAGGGTAATAACCCCCTGCCCAGCAGACAGAATTGGAATTTCTACAGTCCCTGCTGTTGTTACTCGTAAGGCAGATTTCTGAGTAACAGGATCTCTCAAAGCGAAAACATACCCTGTCTCTGGGCTAAGATTTTCTGGCAACAGTCCTTGAGTGCCTAGCGAGGCAACATATTCAGAAAGTTGTTTCAACACCTCTTGAGAAGGAACCCTCCTTCCAGTGAGTGCTAATGTTCCGCTATTATTGATATACTCATCAGACATATATCCATATTCAGAACTTTTCACAAGAACATTTTGTTGGTTAGGGATATTCCCAGCTGTTACCTGAGCTTGAGCATCAGACACCGTTGCGAATGTGCGAAGGGTCTTGACTGTTGCAGCAGAGCCTGGCATACTCGCAACTTCTTGTGCAACACCTGCGCTATTGCGATAGGCCTTAAAAGAAACAGAACTCCCTGATCCCTGCGGGACTTGGAAATATTGTCCAGACGTCGTCGCCGCAAGGCCTGACGCAGTGTCTGGATATAGATTTCCGAATTCAGAAGCTTGTAGTGCGTAAGACTGTGCCTCATCTTTTGCTTCAATGGCGTCATCTCTTGCCTGCAAAGTCTCGTCACGGACTTCATGGACTTCACTGAGAACACTCTTGTCAGCAACACTCTGCCAAGCCCCGGCAGAGATCCCTCCCGTGGATGTTGGAGTAGAGCCTACTGGGACAAGTTTTGGGAACGTTCCGCCCCAAGTGTAGCACTGATTCCCAGAAACAAACCACAGGCTTTCCACTGGGGATGAAAGTACCGCACCCTCTTCAAAACTCCCTGTTGCAAGAACCAGTTCCAGATCTTGCAGATCTCTTCTCCACATTTCCCGGATATTACTACGGTCTGAGGTCAGCTCGTCCTGAACAGTATTTCCCGTTTGGCTACCTATATTATCAGCCCCTGTAGGGTCAGATAGGCCAATTTTATTATCAATTTGTTGTTGAACCGTAAGGCCATTTGAAGTACCAACACGGGATGCCCCAGTGCTAGAACTCAATACACTTTCTCTAACTGCACCTGCCCCATCAAGGGCTTGACTGATAGTTGCCTTTTTGGTAGAATCGGGCTGATCAGTAATTATATAGTCTGTTTCAGCTACCTGACTTGCCTGAGGTAAGTCTGAAATTTTTACTGTTTGGACAATATCTGCCATGTATTTCTCCAGATAATAAAATTATCCCTCGCAAGAGGGATAATTAGTTAAACAAGGCCTTCAAGGCCGACTTTTATATCGGCCATCATCGATATTATCGGTAAGAAATGGCCCTGTAGATGGCATCCTTAATAAGGTAGCCTCCGGTATTTGGATCGGGGTGTATTAGGTCGGATGCGAACCAAGGGTGTAGGGATCCATATCCATAATCTGCGGCGTTCTCACCAAAGATATATTGGAGATCAAGATACATACAGTTAAAATCCTTTGCTACATCTTTTGCTCTCTTTGCCATAGAGGACATAGGGACAGGATTGTCTGTTCTTTGGTTCTCACAAGGCATAACTATTGCGATATCCGCAGCCGGGAGTGCTGTTTTCACTCTTGTAATGAGAGATCTCAGATTGGTCTCAAATGTTGATGCCCCACCTGTAATTCTCTGGTCATTAGTTCCGAAAAGAATAACAACGCTATCTAGAGCAAGTTCAACCAGGGCAGCAGTGAATGCAGTCTCATCCATTGACAACCAACTTGCGATGCTTGAACCAGATGCACCCAGTTTATAAAACCTAACACCAGGATTTTGTGAAATGCAGTTAATACCACATAATGAAACTGTTCCAGCAACCACTTCAACGGTAATAACATTTGAAGTCCCGATGGTTTGAGGAGGTATGATGTCCGCAAACAACAAACCACTACCTTTAACGTCGAGATTATTCCAATCCCCATTGTCCCACTTGTACCGTACAACTCCGTCAGGTGTTCCAACAAACCCCATCCGGCAGGTTTGCCACCCGCCACTTGAAGTTCCCGGTACGGTAGCAGTAAGGTAATCCCCAACAACACTTGAGGTTACAACCGCTGTATCTGGAGAGCTGTTGGTGGGATTCTTAGTTCCACTATAGCTAAATAACCAGTTACCAATCCATGAGAACTGATTTTGCAAATTGCCAGTAGAGAACACGTTACCGTTAATAATGGATGCAGAGGTTGTATGTCTGCCAAATGACGTCCATCCGACACCAGGACCAGCCCCATATTTTGAACGCATAGCTTTTGCTAGTGGTTGAGTGTATCTTGAGGCAAGTGTTGTCCAAGAATCACCTATAAATCCTACATTGTAAACTCCGCCAGCACCAGCTTCAAGTTGACTTAACTTCATTCTGCCAACACGATACTGATGAGGTCTTTCAACGTAATCTTCTACAGTGTTTGTATTAGTTTGTGGAATCAGAGAAGGATCTAACTGAATACCATACGGCTGATAACTCGTAGATTCAGTTCCTTTTTCAAACTGCATTGTATCAAGGACAGATATGGCTACCGTCATCCTGATATAAGCAACACCAGCAGGAATAGTCAGAGTGCGTGAAGATGTAGGGACACCAAGTGCAGCCACACCCGAGATGTACACCTTGTTACTATCGTAGTAGGCCGTCTGGTGAGAATAACTCTGCGTATATTGCTGCCCTGCAATAACCGAAATAAAGTCAGAAGCCGCATATGTACTATTGGCTTTTGTCGTACCTGTGGTATAATCAACATAATATCCCTGCATCGCAGTGGCTTTGTTGAAAAGGTTTACACCAGGGACGAAAAATGAAGCTTTGCTCACTGTAACCGCCCCGTCTTGGATTGCCGCTGTTGATACAGTACCATTCCCGACAGGAACAGAGTAAGGAGATACAGGTCTTCCTGGGACAACAGAAGTTGTCGTGGCATTTTGGGTCACTACAAAAACGGCACAAAGTTCTACAAGCCCTGCATTAGCGGTATTCTCTACTCGCACCTCCAATCTTACTGCTGTATCTGGAATTGTCAATGTCTTATTGAAAGAGTTTATTCCAGACAGCGGCGCATATTGAAGTTCTTGTGTCCCAATGATGGTCCCTGAGGAATTTCTAAAGACATATGAAACTCTACCACCAATATTTTGATACCAAGATAGGGCGCGGACACTGATTATATCCCCAATCTTAAGGTTGCAATCTGCTAACCACACAGTTCTTGCTGCTAACCCACCAGACGCTGGTCCAGAGACAACAGCTGGGAAACCTATTTTGGAATTTGTGGCATTGGCTGCGGTTAAAGTTCCAAATGGGACGTGAGTTTTGCTACCCAATGTCGGTGATGTTATCAGTGTTTCAAAAAGTGGGTCAAATAAAACATTCAGACCACTAGTTGTTGCGAAAATAGAAGAATCGACAAGAGCTTTGCTAGGAATTTGTCTACCAGTTGCAGTAAGTGTCCCACTGGTGTTAACATATTCATCAAAAATAATATTACCAGTATTTTGAACATAGCATAAGCTATTGACAGGGATGTTTCCTGCGGTTGCTTCCGCTTGGGCAGATTGCAGGGTGGCATATGCCCGAAGGGTTACCGTAATAGCGGCAGAACCTGGAGTTCTTGCAATCTCTGTGGCAGTCCCTGAAGTATTTCTGTAAGCGCGGAAAGAAACAGAACTCCCTGATCCCTGCGGGACTTGGAAATATTGTCCAGACGTCGTCGCCGCAAGGCCTGACGCAGTGTCTGGATATAGATTTCCGAACTGGGAGGCTTGAAGAGCATAGGATTGAGCCTGATCCTTTGCCTCTACAGCTTCATCTTTGGCAGAAACGGTCTCATCTTTTATTTCTGTGATCTCTTCAAGAGCGCTGAGGTCTCCCACACTCTGCCAAGCCCCGGCAGAGATCCCCCCGGTGGAGGACGGATTTGAATTCGGCGGCACTACTTTAGGAAGAGTATCCCCCCAAGTATAGCACTGTGCTAAAGTTTTGCTCCACAAAGCTTGGTCAGCTGCGGTTATGGTTGCACCCTCTTCAAAGCTCCCATCAGAAAGGATTACATTAACATCACTAAGAGCGCGTCTCCATAGCTCTCTAATATTCAGACCATCATCGTCAAGATGTTTTTGAACTGTGTTTGCATCCGTGGTCCCAATAGTACCAGCACCAGAGGTTCCTGCCAGATCTGTTGTCTTAACTATACCGATGTCATCGATAACCTGAGAGACTCTGGCTTTTCTTGTTTGGTCAACTTGCTCTACTACAAGGTAATCATCTTCAGAAACCTCAGTAGCTGAAGGCAAGTCCAGAATCTTTACCGTTGGGAAAGTCATTTTTAATTTTCTCCGAGATGATAACCATCTTATGAAATGTATTTTATCACAATATTCATTGATTTAAAAGAAGAAAGGTGGTAGATTACTTACTGGTTGTTATCTTACGAAGATCATCTGCCTCGATGGCCTTGTTATCTTGCGTAGTTATGATACGGGAAGTATCTACAGGAGAAGTATCTCCTGCCCATGTGTTCCACCACGTTGCATCACCTGTACGAGGTAGTCTGAAGTTTATGAGGTAATAAAGTTTATTTCCCCACTCGATCCATCCATCATCTCCGCAAAGTTGGGCGCCGTCAGTGCTCGGGGTTGGATAATAGTAATCATCGCCACCAACGAATGCTAAACGTACAATCTCTTGCTCTTTTGTAAGAACTTCGAAAAATGCAGAATAACTTCTCGTAGTATGGTCCATCGTAGACCTAAAATCAAGTATTTCTAGGACATCTGGCTCAAGTCTTGTTATTTCCTTTATTTTATTATCCAAGACTGTTTTCATTACTTTCTTACTCAGATAAGTTCTATATGGAAATCCAAATGTCTCATCAAAATACCAATCCCCAGCCCACACATTGAATCTTAACCATAGTCGTTGTCGTAGACTTACCTGATTAGAATCTATTAACTGTAAACCTGTAGAAACATCAAGATCTCCAGTAGCAGGGTCCATCAAGAAGTCAGAATAAAGAGTTGCCATCTATTCCTCTCATGCATTTGGAACATCGGTATTGTTCTGACCACCATCATCTGTCCAAGTATAGTGATGTGTATGGCGAATAAAATAATCATAAAAATCATTCATGTTTACACCACGCGCAGTAATAATATTTCCATCAGGGGTAACCTGAGCGCCATTCATCTTAATCGTACCACCAGATTCTGCTGTCAGGTTTGCCGCCCCATTATCGAACTTAAAATTCCCAGATTGATCAACTACTAATTTACCTACTGGTGTCTCCAGTGTGAAATCGCCCGCAGGCGTCATTGAGAAATGTACTTTGTCGTTCCAAAGTTCAACATTGTCTGGGTCGATGGTCATGGCATTCCCATCATTGTGAACACCAATTATTGCCCACCCTGGGAACATATTATGAGTTGTCTGATCATTATTATCATTCTCATTCCTTTCTGAGAAGCTCAAGCCCACAATATCACCAGGCTTCACAGGAAGTGTCAGGCGGGCTTTTCCTCCATTACCTGAAGGCATGGATAGGGGGACATCGAAAACAGAGCCATAGGCATCCACAGTCCCATCTGGGAAGTTTGTACTTGCAAGTGGTTGAACAGTTGCAGAAGGGATGCTGTAGTCTACATCAACCACTCTTGCCCTTAGCCCTGTATGAATATCTCTGGCCTGTTTTGCAAACCACTGATTCAGGGCGGCATCCATACGAGTTATTGCTGCCATTAGGCCTCCACAATTCCACCACGGGTTTCTGCAAGTCCTAACTCTGTGATCCAATCCCCACCTTCGAGTTGACCTTTATGAGTTAAGTATACAACCTTGTAGAAACCTGTGTATTTCTGGCTCTTTAAAAATACCGTTGATTCTGGTATGATAGCACCGTTCATTTCTGTTACCACCACCAATCCAGCGTCCTCTTTTATCTCTGCGGAAGTGGGTACGTGAGGTTTAGATGATTTCCTTTTAGACTTAGCCCTTTTTTCCTTTCTCCTCTTTGCAGGCTCAGGGTTCTGTGGCGTTGGTGAATCATGCATACCAGATTCAGCACTGATCTCAAAAACTGCCCTTTGAAATCTTTTCCCTTGCGTGGTCCAATATACAGCCCCATCTTGAACACTGAAAGTAGACCCTGTATTCTTGGCTAATCTCTCTAAGTTATTTGCGGCAAGTCCTGTAAAGGACATAGAGTGCTGAAGTGTCTGGTCGCCAAACTTGACGATCTTGCCGACAGGGAGCTTCATATCGGAAGCGAGGTCACTAACCACTGTATCTATCGGAGTCCCTTTCTTATAAGAGCGAGAGGTTTTTGCTGTTTTGATGTTTACCGTCGCGTCACCAAGGATCATCTTTGTCTGACGAGTATTGCCGTCCCACTTATCTTGAACAAACTCTACTGTTCCAGAGAAGATAGTCTGATTCTCACCATCAAACCCAGCCTCAAGAACGATCGCAATGGATTCTCGTTGGTTAGCATCGAGATAGCTCACAGTCTCATCAGACAGATTGTAGATGGTAACATATCCTTTATTAGGCTCCTTCGAGTTATCTTTTTTGACCTCGAACTCGATGTTTGCGGCACCTGTTTCATTACTGATATAGTACGCATCTTTGGCGTTCTGGTTGGTATAGTCTGAGATATTGGTAGGTTTTTCACCAATATACACTGGCTTGCCTATCGTGAGCTTATAGGTTCTTGTTCTGTAAGCAGGCATTGTTTACTCCTCAGCAGTTGTTACCTCATCATCAGGAGACGAGTAAAGTAGTTGCAAGTCCGACAAAAATCCAATATTGTATCTTCCCACCCGTTTCGTTGACTGGGTATAAGAAAAAACACAGAGATCGCCAGATGGGATGTTGTCCAAATATTGGAACGGTTCTAAAAGATTAAAAATTGTTGTTAGTTTAAAGGAGATTGTAGGTGTAGAACCGACATCACCAAAATATACTAACCAAGACTCGTCTCTTTCATTCCATTGAAAACGAATTTCATAGGTTTGGCTATCAAGGACCACACGCATTGTCTGGTCTGCAAATCCATCTATGTCCCAAGTGAATGTTATTTTAGCCATTAGTTACCGACCGCCTTATTGTAGTCAATAATATTGCCGCTAAGATCCTTTAACTTGCCATCAGGGGTTAGTGTCCCTACTGGCTGATCTTGCATAGTCCTATTTCCAACACCTAATTTTTTAGCTCTTGCTTGCCACCCATCTTGTTCTGGCCCCGCAAATATAGTGCGCCTACCTGTCACCTCTATCTCATCATCCGTCGCAGACGATTGCACTGACCCTTTCTGTTTTGTTTTTCCGCCTGACTTTTTAGGATCGGTGTATACCGTAGCCATAGCTGTTTTACCTAGGGCGAATGTACGGAACTCAGTAAACTCAAGTTGAAAAACCAAAGCCGCCCCATCAGAATTGCTACGACTTGCTTCCAAGGAAGTCAAAATATAGTTTTCAATGATACGATCTTCCGTTACAAGCGTAACAATTTGGCGGTCAGTGATAAGCCTTTCTAAAACCTCTAAGGCCTTTTCAGGACGTCGTGATTCGACAGGGTTGTTGGGGTCGGTATCTTTGTCGATATAGTTGTTCTCGATCATATATAATGGCGAACTGTTAACTCTCGCACTAAAAGAGAATTTACCATCTTCGATTACGCCATGATCACTGTATTTGACCTTATTCTCTACCGCGTAGGATGTTTTGTCAACAGTTCTTGTATATGTGTGGTCTTCAACTACATCAAACAAGATTGCAATATTATCCGTGTAGTTTTTATTTTTTAATTCTACATTCCTTCCGCCATTGTTAAGGCCGCTAGCAAACAACGTATATTGAACTTCACTACTGGCATTCTGAGCCGTAGAGACCTTTTGCTCAACGTTTGCTGTAGCCTTACCTTGTTGCGGTTTGGACTGGTTGCTTGCTACAACTGCCATAAAACCTCCTCAATAAGCTTGTTATGATTTTATCATAAATCTTCAAATAAAACAACGAAAAAGGGGCCGAAGCCCCTTGTATTAATCTGGGACACCAAGGATTAAATTGATGTTACCCATATTCGATGCTTCGATCTGTTGGTCAATCATATCCTTCAGCTCTCCGGCATCCAGTTTGATAGTTATCTCACCAGAGACAGGCTCAGTAGGGATAACCATCGGAGGGGTAGCAGAAGACTTACCATTCGCCCCAGGCATCTGATTGTTCAGATAATCCAGGGTTGCCTTATCAGGACCCCAGAGGTTAGAGAACCAGCTTCCTGTTTTTCCACTGACAATGCTATCATGCACATTGGAGAACACTTTACCACGCTCTTCGTTGAAGTCGCTGTACGGATTATATCTGTCGTTAAGTTCAGATCCTAAAGTGAACAGGGACAGCAGTCCACCTAAGGAACCCGCTCCTTTAAAGAACTTACCTACACGAGAGAATCTACCGCCCTTAGCAGGACCAGCTCCACCACCCTCTCCACCTTTAGGTGTGGCCCCATCGCCTTTACCAAAAACAGCACCAATAGTCTTGATCGCCCCAGCTAGGCCTGCAATCTTAGCAAGAATATTGAATACACGGACCAGAGATGTTGCGAAGAAGAGAGCACCAACGCCCCAGCCAACCCAGTTCCAAGTCTTAGAGATTTCATCACCCTTATCTCGGAAGATTGGAACGTACTCTTCAAGGAGTGCTTTTACAAGCACAAAAGCGTTATATAGCGCATAAGGTATCTTCATGAACCCGTCTATGAATCCTGCCACAAACTGACCAACGGCTGCGGCGAGTGGACCATTAGAATCCAGAATCTTGGCAAGGTTATTAAATGTCTCTGTCATCTTATCACCGAAGCCAGATTCGAAGATCTTGTTCTGGAAGTTCATCCAAGTCTGGGTAAGGCGTTGCATAGCAACCCGGTTACCTTGTAAAGCTTTCTGTAGTGCGCCACCCTTGTTAGCAGCTTCTGCGTAGTATTTAGCAACAAACGGAAGCACTTTAGCAGCCTTCAGCTCACCGTTCTTCATCATATCCATCAATTTGGTAACGTCGATGGTGGAGTCGTTGAATGCTTCTTGCGATGCCTTTATGAACACCTGTAATGATCCGGGGATACCTTCAGCAAGCTGTTGCTTAAGTTCTTCAGCCATGATCTGGCCTTTACCCATCATCTGTTGAATAGCTGTAATACCACGCTGGTATTTTACAGGGTCAACCTGAAGGGCAGTTGCATATTCAGAGAATGACTTGAAGAGTTGGTCGTTTTGTGATTTAGTAAGTACACCGTTTGCAGCGATAGACATTTGTGTGTAACCCTGTGCAGCTACCTTAAGGTCGAGACCTAAACGATACGCTTGGTTTCTCACAAATTCAATACGCTTACCAGCCTCAGCAGAGTCATCGGAGACCATCAGCATGGTTGCCTCCATACCTTGGAAGAACTGGCCTGTTTTCAGAACACTTGCAGCGGCATTAAACGCCCCGTATGCTGCTGTAACGCTGATCAATGTGCTACGTAAAGTTCTCAGACCATCATTCAAGGAAAGAGTATTAGCGCTGGCCTTACGAAGTCCAGTTTCCATAGAGGCGAGTTCTGCACGGAAATTTGATGCCTTCATGTTCCCGCTCTTCATGTAGCGGTTAACTAAGGAATCATAGCCTGGTAATTTCCTTGCATATTTATCACCATACTTGGCACGAAGACGAACATTGGCGTTAGAGATTGTGCTAATCTTAGCTTCACGTGCTCTTGCTCTTCTTCCAGCTTCCCGCTCTGCGTCACGGGCCATTTTCTCTCTGGCTTTATTGTCAGCTTTATCCTGTTTTACTTGTTCTCGGCGTATTCTTGCATGGTCACGTTCCATTGCCTTACGTTGCTGTTCAGCAACTTTCGGGTCATAAGCCGTAGCATTTGCATTGAGAATCGGAGATCCTCCTCCCTGAGAACCTTTATTTTTTAGACTCTCTTCATATGCTGCCATGCGAGCGGCAGCGATAGAAGGATTCGTACCATACGTGCCATTCTTGGCCGCAAGCTTTTCTTGTTGACGCAGTTGAGCCTTTAAAGCATTATAGTTTGCCTGAGATTCTGGAGAGCGTCCAGCCGTTAATCTCG